TAAACACGTAGGTTTTTTCTTCTTCAATTTGCGGGCCAATATGGCCAGTGAGCCAACCTGTCACTGGATCTAAATATAATCCTGGCGGTAATGCTTGCTTTGTTTGATCGAAACCAGATAAGTCAAACCCTGTTCCTGGTCTAAATTCACCAGGAACATATGGCAATTCATCCCAGTCCCATGGACCTTGAGAAAATGTTAGCTCGTCAAAATAATCTACACCAAATCTTAGTTCCTCTCCATCAAAATCTCGCCCTTCAAATTTAAATGCAAAATTGCTTCTTTGCCGTTGTGCGCCAAGATCGTCTGGCTTAGTAGTTATGAATGGTGAATGTTTGTCATCTAAGTCAGCAGTTAGAATAGTTGAGCCAATTGATATCAATGTACTGTCAACAGTAAACAAGCTCTTGGCTTGAACATTTATTGTGTAAGTAGAACTGTCATATCTTGACCCGTCAAATACCCTAACTGTAAAACGATAAGTTTTGGATTTTGCAGCCGCAACAGGTGCATCCCATGGTATGTAATCCCAACCGGGTACGCTCCATCCTAATATTAGTTCATCTTCTTTGTTATAAAATGGCTCTATGTAGCCAGACAAAACTCCAGTGTTTGCATCTAACTCAACACCTTTTGGCAGTTGACCACTTATAACTTCCCATGTTATTGGTGCTGTTGGATTTGGGTCAATAACTACCAATGGTAAATCTAAATAGTATCCGTCGTAAAACGTACCAAGTGATGTATTTTTTGGTATTATTTCAGGATTTGCTATCGATACTATGCTTAAATTAACGTCTGTGAAAATTTTGACAAAGTTGTGGCTGTCGGAAATCCTTCAATTACAGGGACTCCTTGAATTTTCCCGTTAGGATACATCTGCAACCCGTCGCCTAACTTACCTGAGATTATTTTGTACTTTAAGCTGGTAGTAGAAATGTTGCCTGCTTCTGACAATATGTAACCGTCACCGATTTGATTACCTACTGTAGGCAGCAATTGCTCACTGTCTACTGTTCCTTTGAGATTAAGCTTTCTTGGACCCAATGCAGTAATAAGAGTAGTGTATTCCCATTCAGGACCAACTTTCATCATTCTCCATTTGTCAGCGCCGTCATAATGATCCCAAAAGAAAACAGTTTCATCTCTTGCGTACTTTGCTTTCAGCTCATACTCAAAGTACCCTTCTTCTGAGTATGTTGCAATAACACCAATTGGTGTGATCCATTGTAATTTTTTAGACATTATAGTATAACAGCATTGATAATTTTAGTTTCAGTGCCTACGTTGTCTTCTAGTGATTTAGCAAATACTGCTGGACCGTATGATCCTTCTTTTCCAACACTTTCTGCGTATCCTTTTGTGTGACTAGTTACTAGCAAGTCACCTTTTCGTACAGGACCTATTACTTTTACTGGCACTTTACCACGTAATGCCAATGGAACTGCGTTTTCTGCGTCCTTGTTCATTAAGTAAGCTGGGTTTGTTGAAACTACCCCAGCCACTGACACATTAGCAAACCCGTCCATAGCAGTTACTTCACGCTCGCCACCAAAAACCAGCACTGTCCCTGGTTCATATTGTTCATCAGATTCATACATTTCTGCTAAGTCTGCATATCTTGCCTGTGTAGAAACCCCAACAAATGTGTTTGCAGTAAGTACACCAGCACTAGTCACTGAAAATCTGTAAACTGATGCTCCGTCTGACCAACCACCAAGTCTAAAAACATTATCTGTGTCTAACCCCATGTTAACCGCATACGCACCTGCTCTATGGAATGATACCGTCGCAGCAGTAGTTGTGCTTCCCATAAATTGTACATTGGCCGCGCCTACTGTGCCAACAGCAGTAGTATTATTGCCTGTTGTTATATATCCACCAGACAGGTTAGTTGCAGTAGTAGCAGTAGCAGAATTTCCTGTGCACGACCCAGCTGACCCAGTTACACTTCCTGTTACATTACCAGTTACACTTCCAGTCAATGGTCCAGTGAATGCAGTTGCAGTTAATGGTCCAGTTAATGTACCACCAGTCAATGGTAAATCCAATGACGCATGGCCAGTTACACTTCCAGTTAATGGACCAGTGAATGCGGTTGCAGTCAATGGGCCAGTTAATGTTCCGCCAGTCAATGGTAAGTCTAATGATGCATGGCCAGTTACACTGCCAGTTAATGGTCCGTTAAACGAGACCGCAGTCAACGCACCAGTCAACGATCCACCAGTTAATGGTAAATCCAATGACGCATGGCCGTTTAGCGCACCATTAAATGTAGTAGCTGTAACCGCACCAACAACATTCAACGATGTAAGAGAACCAACAGATGTAATAAGAGGTTGAGCAGGGGCAGTAACACTAGTTGCAGTCCCAACTAAATTAGCAGTTATAATTCCCGCACTAAAATTACCAGACCCATCTCGCAATGCAATAGTATTGGCAGTGTTAAGTGAAGTTGCTACAATAGTCGCAGAATTAGTTTGATTGGTTACACTGCCAGCAGTAGTAGCGTAGTTAATTGATCCTGTTCCGGCAACGCCAGCTGTTGTTTGCACTGTTCCATCTGGAAATTTAATACCACCAGATGTATTCCATATTTGTCCTGACGAGTTTATTGTAGTAAATGTGCCAGCTGCTGGATTTATTGCGCCAATAATTCCGTCTAAGTTAGACCCAATTATGCTTCCTGAGCTATTAACAGATGTTGAGTAAATAGTACCAAATCTGTTAACTCCCGTCCCAATGTCTTGTGTTCCAGCGCCAGTGGTTAACAATTGTGACCCTATCGTTACTGCGCCAATTAATGTTGATGTTCCTGAAACTGACAACGAGCTTAATGTTCCTACGCTAGTAACAAATGGCTGGTTTGGAGTTTTTAACTGCCCGTACAAATATGCGCCTGATATGTTTCCAGTGGTCGTTATGTTTCCGGTTGTTTCTATTCCACCTACACCAACAGTTAACGATCCAGTGGTTGTGCTTCCTGTCACCACTAAATTTGATAAATTACCAACACTAGTTATTGCAGTTTGCGCTGGATAAGTTACAGTGTTTGCTGATCCAGTTATATTTCCAGACAGGCTACCAGTTACTACACCATTGAAAATTCCATTGAATGTATGAGCAGTTACGTCGCCAATAACAGTTAAATCAGTCAACGACCCAACGGACGTTATGTTTGGTTGAGCTGCGGTAGTTAGTTCTCCCCCTAGTGTAAATGCGTTTACGCTAGTGGCTGAGGTTAAATGATGAACGCTTGCACTATATGATGATATGCTGTTTGCTACTTCAAGATTTCCTAGAATGCCAACTGACGTAATGTTAGTTTGCTCAGTGGTAGTTAATGTGCCTGATACTGTATTAGCAAGAATTGTTGGGGAAGTTACAGAACCCCCTACATTTAAATTGCCGGTTACTCCCGCGCCACCCACTACACGCAATGTCCCGGTGTTTGTAGTTTCGCTTGCAGTGTTACTAATAAAAATAGTGTCAAGTGACACAGTTCCGCCATGAAATGCCTCAGCACTAGTTGCAACTGATATTCCGTTTACATACAACGTGCCGCCAGTGATTCGTATGTCGTGATTATCAACAGCTACATTGCCATTGACATTTAGCTCTGACAATGTTCCCACTGACGTTACGTTTGGTTGTACCGCAGTAATTAACTCTCCAGTAAACCCATTTGTTGAGATTACTGAATTTGCTTGTATAATGTTAAATATGCTCGTACCATTGGACAAAACATTTGCCTCAACTACGTCAAATCTTGCAGTGCCTAATGTTCCTAATGAATCAGTTTTGAAAACAAATTTACCTGTTTGCGAATCTAACCCAAGAAACCCATCTTGCTGTTCAGATAGTGTATCGTTGAAATAGTAGAATTTAATTCCTCGATCATACCCGTCATTATAAGATAATGTTGCCCCGTCAACTCCACCAATTTCAATTATTGGGTCAGACACTTTAAATTCTGACGTTGATACTGTTACTACATTGCCCAAGACCGTTAACGTGCCGTCTATTTGTAAATTTTTAGTTACATATAAATCTTTTGGATCTAATGTTGTGCCCACTGTCAACGATCCAGTGTTAACACTACCAGCCAACACTGAGTCCCCTACTACTCCAAGTGTACTTGCAGTAACAGTGTCGCCCTGAATATCACCGTAAACAGTCCCGCCTACATGTAAATCGCCGCCAATTCCTGTTCCACCAACTACTACTAATGCGCCAGTTGATGTAGACGTGCTAACTGTATTTGACAATATAGTTAAATTTGAATTAATGACCCCAACGTTTGCAATAAACGAGTTTGTAGTTGTGGTTTCCCTAACAGTTAAATTTGCTAACTTTGGACCAAGCAATAAAAATTCTGTAATTGCTGTAATATTCTGATTTGTTAGAATAAAGGCGTCACGAATATTGTTCCCAGTGCCATCGTTGGGACTAAGACCTATGTTAACTAGTTGTGTATCTATTTCAGCCATGTTTTATTACCAAGTAGGGCTCATTTGTGTGCGAGTCCAAATTGCTCGAGTTCCGTCATTATAATCTTCAATGCAAAAATATAAAAAGTTTGCATTTACTACTACATCACCAACTACATCGCCGGGTTTTCCATATTGTGAGTCAGGTATGTAATCACCAAACCCTTTGCCAGGTAGGCCGTTTTGTCCAGCGTCACCTTTAAAAGACGCATGCCAATCATAAATCGTGCCAACAAACCCTAACCGTAATGCTTCTTGATAAGCATCTAGTCCTGCTGGGCCCATTGCACCAGGTGTTCCGTTTACACCGTTATCACCAGCCGGCCCTTGAAATCCTTGAATGCCCTGTGGACCAGTCGGGCCCATTGGACCTTGTGGACCAGTCGGGCCCATTGGACCAACTGGTCCAGGTATTCCACCTCCACCGCCGTTTGCCAGTGCAAATGCCTCGGTGGCCATTGCATGCCCGCCTACTGTTGTCCCATCGTGTAAAATTAATTTAGCTAACTCTGTATCAGCTGTTAATTCGCCCATTGCTCCAGTGAATGCAGCGTTTTCTGCAGTTGTTCCTCTGCGTATTTGTACTCGTCGACTCATATTATGCTCCCGAAATCGTCTGTGACAGTCGCAGTATCAACAATAAACCCATAATCTAGATTCAAACCACTGCCACCAATGCTAATATTTAGTAGCAATTGATCTACTTCAGATTTAGTATAAACATCACCACGTAAATTTAATATTAATTGATTTATTTGGGAATTGGTGTACGGTGCGCCGCCTTCTGGTGGAGGTGGAGGTGGAAGACCTAAAAGTTCGTTAATTCGAGCATCAACGTAATATTTTGATGTACCGCCAATGATGTCAGTTGCGTTAAGCAATACATTGCCAGTTCTGCCAGAAACAGAAAGAACGCCAAGTGGTGGCGGTGGCAATCCATTGTTTACAATGGAATATAATTCATCAAAGTTTTTGTTTACTTTGTCAAAACTTGTTCGTATTGGGTCACCAGAACCGTCCGCTGGTGCATCGCCTATATCAACAATTAGTTGTGTCATACATTCTGTCCTTATTCAATATATTTATCAAATAAAAACAGAATGTCACGTGCTTTGAATATTATTGGTTTCTGTAGATAATTCTACCTTTAGAATTATCATAAACTGACATTTCTACTGTGACTCGATCGCCAAGTAAAACATTAATTGTATGTTGACGGAGTTTGCCTCCGAGATATGCAATGATTTTGTGCTGATTATCGGTTAGCACTACGCGGAACGTGGCATTTGGTAATACCTCTACAACTTTGCCTTCATATTGAAGACTTTCTTCTTTAGCCAATTTAATTAAAACTCCTGTTAAACGAATATTTATACATAAGGTTAATTTTTACTTGATCTAAAGTTTTTTGCCGCAGTTACGCTTTTTGCAAGCGTAGCAGAATAGTTCAATGCTTGTTGCTCAGTCATCATTATTGCAGCGGTGTATGTGATTCTGCCAGTGAACCAAATATCCTTGGTGAGTTTTAACTTACGGATTAAACCGTTAACCAGTCTTTTAACAAACCAGTCTGTATGTTGCAAAAACTCATTATCTATATCATAACGAGGTTTAAAGGTTTCACCCCAGCAGTCTGTTGATTGCGTAGTTGCTATTTCCACGGTAATTGACCCTGCCTCTGCCTCAACCCACACGTCGTGATCACTATCGCCACAGCCACACTCGCATGCAACATTAAATCTCATCGCATCGCCGTATGATCTGTGTATTAACACACCTTCAGCTGGAGTTTGATCTTTCATTTCTTTGCTTCCTCGGTTATGAATAACGCCATCAGTGACAAATCCTCTGTGGCAACAAATATTGAAAAATCGTTAAATTTCTTTCGTAAGGCTGGCAAAATGTCTTCCATTGAGTTGCATTGCATAACAAACTCATTGCTGTCAACTTTATGCACCAAGTACATATCTTTGCCAAGTTGGTCTACGATTCTATCTACTTTAACCATTATTGTGTTTTTTAATTTAGCTTCAACTTGCGCATCATAGACACTGCGAGTAAAAGTAACCGCCCGCATAATTAAATATGCGGCGACTGCAATCACAAAAATATCAATTAAGTCCATAGTGTCCTCCTCAATTTAATTAGTCTAATCATCATTTGCTCGTCTTCAATGTCCCATTGCTTTTCTAACTCATCTTTTGCAGTTGACAGCGCATCGTATTTCTTTCTTTCAGATGCAGTTAATGTACCATTAAGAAGCCAGCCTCTCCTGCCTCTCCCACGCTTTCTTTTTTTACTAGGATTATCAAATTCACTGCCATATTTTTCATCCATCGTGTTCCAAAACGCTCTAAACCCAGATGCATCCCATGAATCACCTCGCGCTGGCCGAATAGTTTTCCACCATGTATACAGTGTCATTTTTTCAATGGCTGATTGCGATTGCATATTCCCAAACTTACCATTCTCTTTTTCCTCGCCAAGACTCATTTCCCATTTTAAATGATCAATCCCGGCTTCTGGGCATGGCCATGCTTTGCCCCAATTCAATGAATGCTTGGTAAAAAATGGAACTTTATATTTTGCTAAAATAGTGGCGTCTGACCATTGGATATGTCTATACGCTTCATCTATCTCAATGTAATCCACAAATGAGTCAAATAAGCTATGCAAAATTCTAGTATCAAATTCATGATACCTTCCTTTTTCTAATTTTGAGCTTAAACAATGACTGTTGTTATTTACATTTGATGCATAAATTCGAAGATCATACAGATATTTTATAGTGTAATTTGGTATAGATTCAAGCCACACTGGAAATACTTCGGTTAAGAAATATGCAATTGGCCGAGATGATTTAAGCTTATCGTCCCACTCTTCCCACCCGCCCCACGGCAATGCGGTTGGTTTTTCAATTTTAAACACGTTAACCCTAAGCCATTCAACTGGCCTAGAGCTAGCATAGTGCCTACTTGGATTAAATCTTGCCATGTTGATCTTCTATGCGAGCACACACATCAACAAAACTTTCGTGCGGATTAACGTCAACACCGTAAATATCCTTAAACTTAGATTTCATTTCATTGTCACAAATTTTGTTAATTTCCATTGGAGACAAAGTTTTATCAAATTCTTCATCAGGCATGCAACATGCAGAAAAATCACTTAGCCACGATTCATCTGTAATGCAAACATCATATGGTTGCATGTGAAATATGTTACGCACAATATCTTGGATTAAGCCTTCATATTGGCTTACCGCCTCATTAGAGGCAATATGCACGTTGGCATGGGTAAGTGCTCTGTCTAGTCTTATCATATTATTCCTCTAAAATTTGGTCATTCCAGTGACAGTTAAACATCCATCGCACATCATCAACTTTAGCTTGTGTTGAACAAGACTTAGAAATAGCATCTTTTACTAACGCAACTGTATTGTCTCCAGGCTGCAAATTGTGCATAGCGTATAAAAATCGTGCATAGTGAGGATCTTGTTTTTGCACAAAATCCACAGCGTATGACTTGCGATCTATATCCATTGGCACACTGCACCGCAACTCTACTAATTTGTGCGATGTTTTATTTACCCCACCCCAAAATTTCTGTTCAAATTCTTCAACTCGAGCTAAATCCGTTGGGTCAAGAAATGCTTTTACGTCATCCATTTTTTCAGTGACTAACAACTCAACGATATTCTTTTCACGGCCAATCATATCCTTTGCTTTATGCTTACGGACATAATCCTCGGCTTTGATTTTGATCATGTGACCAGAATCAAATCGTACTACAAACCCTTCGCATCCTACCATTGGCCCAGTTTGGTCAATCAGCTCTTGCATGTTAGCCGCAGTACCAGCATAGGCATTAACCACTGGTATACCAAATAACTTTCCATGCATTTTTAAATATTCATGGCTAGCGTAGAGCCCAGCTTCATTTGCGCGGACTGCAATAAGCACTAACGCATCAACTGGATAGTCGATCACGATAGTTTGCTTACGAGAGCACCATTCGAAAATAGGAGTTACACCTATTGAATTGCAGTGCTTTGCAAATCGCACGTATTCAGAATGAGCGGCAATAAATTCCTCAACTGGCAATGCTACTTGGGTTACTCCCATTTTGGTCCCCCAACGCAACCCATCTTCAGTCCACACTGGAGTGATCATTGAACCATCTAATTTTTCTAATATAACATGTGGTTCAGTAAAATCAATCTTCCCAACTTGAGTCTCGTCCTTTTCGTTGACGTTAAAAAACTTGTGCAACCGACGTGCAATTACTTTCCCAGTTGCAGAGTTGAAAATTATCCCGCGTAGTTCTCGCAGAATTGCATCTTCCTCAGTTACTACTGGAGGAAAAGTGTTTGCCATTTGAACGACATAGTTAATAACAGTATATCCGCCGTCCTTTTCTGCTACAATAAATTCAGGCTTGTCCTTTATTAACGGTAATACTTGTGATATGTTGCGTATTGTTGGAAATTCGTAGTTCATTTTATAACCATCTAAGTTTAAATAGCATTGCATCTTTTTCGTTTGTAAAAAATACAATGTCTTCGTATATATCAGTTATGCCGTCAGATATGTCATTATAGTCACAGTCAAATTCTGACTCAATTTGCCATTTAAGTCTTTCAGGACCAATAACTTCACTAAGCCAGCAAATCATATCATTAGTTACTGGAGTTTGCAATGCAACTTTAGTTACCATTGTACAGTTAGTTTGTTTCTTGGTCAACTAATTTTAAAAAATCAAATAGCGTACCAATGAATACTGTGCACTTTAATGGTACTGTTACTTTAATTTGCTTGCACTCAAAGTTGTTTGATATTACCAAATGTTTCACGTAATTTTCAAAACTGATCCAAAACTTATCCCAATCAGTTAAATTGTTGTAAGTTTTGGATCCGTCAAATACAATGTAATATTTTTCTCGTACTGTTTTAAGCGACACTAAAACATTCAATGGAGCGCATGCTTCAATTATTGGCAACAGCCGCTCCCCTACAACTGATTTTAAATCAATTATAGACATCCTAAAAATCCCCAGGGGCACATTGCAGGCAACGCACACCATTGGTTCTCCACATATCCACAACTTGATTTCTATCGTCCACAACCATAAATGGCTCGCCGTACTCAACGCGAATTTGCTCAAGAATTTCTTCTTTGATGATGTTGTCTTGCCGCGAGTCGTTTGCTGGCCGCATGTACAGTTGTTTGAACACAATGCCGTATGCACTAAGCCAAGTAGTAGTCACGTGTCTTTCTTCCTCACCACGCCCAGACGCAATCAGCATAACTGTATCTTCTTGCTTTTGCAGTGTTTTGTACAGCCAAACAATATCTTGATACGGAGTATCATTTACCATCGCTCTGTTAAATGCTGGCCAGTTCTTTGGCTTAGTTCGCACGTAGGCTCGCCGATGCTCAATGTTAGCCAGTGTACCGTCGATGTCAAAGATAATAATTTTTTTAGACGACATTATTTTCCTTCAATAATAAACGATCCGGAAATTCTTACGTTAACACCATTGTTATCAACAAATCCTGCTACTGGACCAAGGTACTCAATAGTGTTTGATGTTTGCCAAGTTTTAATTACTTTACCATTGGCATCATACATCGTAACAGTTCTATCTAGAAATCCAGTTGCTGATTTGACATTATTCACTACTGAGTCAACACGACCACACCCAGCAATCAAGGATACTAATGCAGCAATAACAAAAACTTTTTTCATTTTTTAAATTCCTTAAACATAACACACCCAAAATTGTAGCGTGTCATAATGTTGTGCTCAGTATCTGAGCCATCAACGATTACCTTTGAAATGTATTCGTCATTATAAGACGCTGACGACGGATGTTGACGTCCAGATATCAATGTATGCTTGCAATAGTTTACATTTCCTGCATCATAGTGATAGCCTGTGCCATCTCCGTCGCCCCAAAATTTGCATTTGTCACAGTGCATAATAATTACCAGATAATGAATACAATATATAAAGAAGCCCAAAAAATTATACTAAGTGCAACGCCGCACACTGTACCTCGAGCAGTTGATAATCCGTCGTCATCTTCATCATGGGCGTTAATAATGTTATCCACCTTCAATCTCACCTTCTGGAGTTACGATAATTACGCGAGCAAATCCCTCTAGACGTGTAGGGCGTTGGTAGGTATTGCCCATTGTTTCACAAATGTTAGCAGGGATTGACTTACCAGTTTCAAGTTCACGAATTTTACGCCGTGCTTCAAGTTCAGCAGTTGGGATTTCAAACGCAACCGCAGTGACCGCATACCCAGCGTTAAGAAGTTTGTTTAGTTTATCTCGTCGCGACTTCATTGACAAGTTAGTTTGATCCCAAATCAAATTTTGCGATGCTGCCATCACTTTATTGATTTGTGTCTCCATAAATTTAGTTGCTTCACCAATGGTAGCCTTAAAGACATCACCGTAGGTTTTGCCCATCATTTTAGCAGTTGACTCAATGTACGAGTCAGTAGAAACAAGCTGGAACCCATCCTTTGTGAGGTATGGGTCAGCCCAGGTCGATTTGCCAGAGCCAGGGACTCCGACAAGCATATATGCAATAGGTTTAATTTTAATCATTCTGTATTATACACTTTCTTTTCTGTTAACGCAAGCGATTTAAGAAAAATAACTTGAGTACCAAATTTTGCCAACTGGGCCACTGTGGTTAGTTGCCTTTTTGTTTAGCCGTTCACGCGAGTGATGTGCAACAATACCACAACCACCGCACTTATCATGCCAGCGCATAAGTTGGCGACAAATGTAGCCAATGTCAATGCGATTTGCACACGCCATTTCACTATACACCACCCCGTTTACGGACAACCGAGCATGCCAGCGATTCTTAATTTTTGTAACTTTAATTTCGGGTTCCATAATAACTCCATTTTCTGCTTATCTGAGTATTATAACACCAAAATGCTTGACTGTCAACTCAAATCTTTAATAGTCACTGGCCTTTCTCTGCATAAATGTAACATTGTGCTATATTGCTCATACGCTTGCTTGACAGCAGGGTATTTGTTGCGCAGGTAAGTCTCTTCTTCACGCAAATCCATTATTGCTTCAAATAGGCGGCGTGACGAGTCGTTGTACTCGTTATTAAAAAATATTGCTTCAACATCAGCAAGAGCATTTAACTTACTTAGTGGAATATCTAATGTAATCATTGGCTCAGTGTGAGTAACTGGCTCAACGTTTATCAAGCTCATGTCGTTATCAACTTCAAAGAATTTGTTTACCTTAAAGATTGGATGCCGACGATCGCTGCTTAAAACTTTTATGTAGTATTTGGCGAAGAAACTTTTTAATCGCTCTTTAAATTGTAGATGCATACGTGCAATGATAGCATCAACAACCTCAACTATCAATCTAATTGATTAATGTCTAATTTCCCACACGATTTCAAAGTCTGGGCAATCTAAAAACATCTGTGGCGCTAAATTTTTACTGCCTGCAATCATTGCTTCAAAGTTTTTAAAATCTTCAGTATAATTTGGTTCGCCTTGTAATGCGCACCTTACTAACTCAACGCAACTTAGTGATTGATCATTTGATAGATCAAACAGTGTATCGTATGGCTTGCCCAAATATGTTTTGGATCTATCTAATGCAGCCGTCCATTTTTCAATTGTCATAGACTTTGGTTTAAGCAAGGCAACTGCACTAGTTTGCGCATCAAATGCTTCTGGAAATGTTGAATAATGAACACCTTTGCCAGTGGCTTCAATAAATCGGTAATCGTCGTCTGAGGTTACTTCATCTTCTACATTCATAAGAGCATGTGCATAATATCCAAATTTTCCAGTTAAGAAAAAATTAGTAATAGCAATTGCGTAAGATGTCATGTGCCCCCTGTGCATAGTTAAAATGATGTAGTAATTGTCTTTAAGTTTTTGCTTTAATACATCAAAATCTTCTTCATGCATCACACGCTTAGATGTCCAATTTATTTTACCAATAGTTATTGCTCCCCAATTTACGAATGCGTTGGTGGCTCTTTTGATTATAGAGTTTTTGCCATTAGGGCTAATTTTACTCCACAGCCATAGCAATACAACTTTAGTGACAGTGAACATTTTATATCCCTTTGATGCTAGTAATCAGTTTAAACAGGTGGCGTGTTTGCTAAAATTTGCGCGCCACGACCAGCACCAAGTAGGCCAAGTTGTTCTAGCAAATTTACACCTTGCGCTACTTGCGGATTATCTAAAAACACTGTTTCTGATAATTCTAAATCTTTAAGCAATGTAACTAAAATTGCTTTGTAATTTGCTGGTATACCTGGATTGTCTCTGAAATTGTCAACAGCCACTTTTTCATCCAACGTAAACAATTGTCTAAATTGGTACTTAGTGAGTCCAGTTGCAAATCCTGCGTTTTCACTTATCCATGTATCTAAATCGTCTTGCGACGGTAATGCATCACCGCCAGTCCAATCTAAATTGTCGTAAATGAACGGGTCGCCATTGGCAACTGCCATAACTGTTGGAAAACCGTCTCGAATCGCGTCTAAATATGATGTTGCCATTTTGTTGTTCCTTAAAATTTATTTCCAAATTGCATTTATTTCTGCTGGTGAATAATCACCTTTAGTGCCGTTTGGCAGTTGTAACCTAACTCTTCCTTGTCCTGATTTTTTCCTTGATGCTAAAATATCTAACACTATTACTTCACCAAGAGTTGGTGAAGTAAATTTGTCATTTTGTTTAACTGAAAGTAGGGTTGATTCATAAACTAACTTCTTAGTTTTTATGACTGTTTTTTTCGTTGCCATATTATTTCCTTTTTAGTATCCTATTGCAATTTCAATAGATTGAACTGGCGCATTTAGAATCTCATCGGCACGGCCTGCCCCAATGATGCCATATGTTTCAAGAGATTGGATACCAGCAACAGTGTCAGGTCTTGTAGTGTCAACAAACGTAGCTACATTTAAATCAGCCTGCGCCACACGCAATGACGCAGCTAATGCTCGTTGCTGCATGGTTGCATTGGGATTGTCAATTGACGCCATTTCCATTGCAATTTTTTCAGCCTGTGTAAATCTATTTCTAAACGCTAATACTGTAATCTTTGGGTGTTCTGTAATCGGGTTTGCTGAAATCCAAGTGTCCAATGTGGCTTGAGATGGAATTGGGTCACCTGCATCCCAAACTAAATCTGAGTAAACTGAACCGTCGCCAAAAGCGTGGCATTGCACTGTAGGAAATCCTACGCCAATTGCCTGAATATATGTATGAAATGCCATTTTATGCTAACTCCGTTATTGTATATGTTGATCTATTAGCTGTTCCGCCAAATGTGATTGCTGATCCATTATTCTGATTTACAAACCAAGTTGCTGACCTACTTACCCCGACGCGCAATGAGTATGTTACTGCGGTGGCAGATGCTGGGGCATCGTATACTGAAATTGATGCGGTTAATGGTCTACCTGCAGTTATTAAATTACCACAGACTGCGTAAATGCAAGTAGTTCCCCTGAACACAGCAAAAGTTATATTTCTATTAGCTGTACCGCAATCATACATAAATGATTGACGGATAATAAATTTTGACGCAGTTGATGCTGGAGTTACTCCAAGTAACCATAATTGTGTCCCTTCTGTTGACAGTGGGATCGTAGTGTCAGAAGGTATTAATGTTGTACCGCTAACTGCCGCAGTGGTTCCACTGTAAACCGCTAACACTACGCTGGGTGACGCTGAAATATCAGTCATCAACGCAACATCCACACCGCCAACGGTTGGCTTGTCAGTGAAACTAAAAGATCCTAGTATTGGTGTTGACATTTGTTATGTACTTAAAGTAATATTTATACCGGAGGACGAAGGTTGTGTGACACAAACGCTGGAATGAAGGTTACAGTTGGGGTTCTTGCTGAATTTGAAACCAAATTATTGCTTGCTGTCCCAACTTGACCACTCTGATTATAAATTGCAGCAACGTTTGACCCAACTGCGCCCTCATCAAACTCGTATCTTAAAAGTTCTTGATACACAATTCCATGCCTATTGCCTTGGGTTCCGTAGATAGTTTGCACTTCAGACGCGGATAATGCTCTTGCAAAGTATTCGTAAGTATCAACTTGGAAAGTGGCAGTTTCACTGGTTGCACCACCAGTGAACCCATTAATATACACTTGATTAAAATTTATTGCCAAAGGTGCGTAAGCAACAGAATTATTTAATGTGCCATTGATATACAGTCTAGCAGTTGACCCGTCAAATGTGTATGTAATATTTGCCCAAGCACTGCTTGGAATTGTAATTCCTGTGCTGCTTACAATTATTGTGCCTCCCCACGACCAAATATCGCATTGCCCCTGCGCAACTCTTGAACCAATTTGAATAGCCGCAGTTGCTCCAGCACCATTGTACATTCCAACATAACTACTTGTTTTGGTAAGTCCATCCCATAATGCATTAATCCATACACTAATTGTCTGTGGTGCAGTTGAGGGCAAGAAAAAACTTGTGTCAGTGACATTCGACAATGCGTCACCATTGGTTGTAAGTTGAACTGCCATATTAGTCAAACACTATAGAAAGTTCAGCCAGTAACCAAGCTGACGTCAAGTTGTTTGCGACTCCAGCTATTACTCTAGTAATCTCAATTTGATAGCTTTCCCCAACTACCATGCCAAGTGATGACAAGGTAAATGTTTGATCTATGTTTTGATAATAATTGTTTAACGGTACGGTAAAACCAGCAAATGTTGACCCAGCTGACCAACTACCCATTGGTGCATTGTTTGGCAATTTTCTAACATACACTTTATGTTGAACTACTGCTGTACCTGTTGGGGCGGTGGTAGCGCGACCGTGTATGTTAAAAGTAACATTCACTGCACCCACTGGTACAGGCAAAGTTACTGCTATGCCTTGCTCAATTGTATTACTAAACGAGCGTACATTTAACGCAGTGTTGATTGGGTCAGAAATAACTGGTGCTAACGCATTAATTGCAAAGTCAGCAGTATTTGGTGAGTCAACGCTAGTTGCAAAGTACGACATTGTTTTAACTGCACCAGAAGATGCTGTCATAATATCCCAACTTGTGCCATTGTCACGGTACAAAACTTTTGAATCATACGCAAGAAACAATCTATCTACTGTACCAGCAGTTGGTCGGTTAGCAAGCAAATCTACTAGAATCCCAGTACCTGCAATTGCCCCGCCAACATACATACCATTGGCTATTACTACAATCCGTAATACGTGTGTATTCCCAGAAACAATAACTTGAACTGTGTTGGTATCGATTAGTTGTACACTGTCAGCATGTACTAACTCATTTGTAAGGTCATTATACAATGTGATGACAACATTGTTTGTGCCTAAATTGTGTGCAAAATCAGCGTAATACTTTGCTCCAGACACTGATGCCCACGTACTCAATATACCAGTTGCCGATGATGGAGTTGACGTTCCTGAGTTAGACCATACTGATCCGTTGTATTGAAGAACGTTGCCATTTACTGGGGATGATAAGGAAACATCGCCCAACCCAGACAGATTAGTTACACCAGATCCAGATTGCCAAACTGTGCCATCCCAATACTCTGTCTTATTAAGAGTAGTATTATAACGCCACGTTCCGGCAGTTGGCGTTAAAGGGCGTTCAGCAGTAGTACCGCTAAACGGCACTAAGCCGCCAGTGCCAGAAAATGTAACAGTTGTTCCTGATGGAGAAATAACTGCTACATTCGACAATGTCCCTAAATCATTGTTAAAATCCATTTTCTACCTATTAGTTAGTAACTTCCGAAGTAATTACAGTAACTACCCAACGAACTGTGGTTGCACTAGCACCAGTGACCTTAAATGTCAATGCACCGTTTGTTACATCAGCAAAAACTTCAGCATCCCAACCTGTTGGGCGAGTCAATACAGTTTTGCTACGAGATCCAACCAATGCTGTGGTGGAAGCATTTGCATCACGTTTGATTAAGCCTTCAATTTTCCATGCACCATTATTGCCAGTTGACGTAGTACTACGAGCAACTACATACGCAGAGTAAGTTACTGCACTGTTATTTGGCAATACTACACGAGCTGAAGATCCGTCTAAGTAAACTTCAGTTTGGGTTGCATTGCTTGTAACATTGCGTAATACATACTTACCTGTTTGCGCATCACCAGCGGCAGTAAACGAACCATTTGCGTGAACTTCAGCACCATAATTTGCTGCAACTGCGCCAGAACCTTTAGCCAATGCGTAGGTTGCGCTTGCAGTATTACCAGAACCTAAGGAAACGGCATTTGCACCAGTCACTGTGCTTGCTGCTGGAGCAGAAGCATTTTCTGTGTACAATAATGTAGACTCACCAACTTCCACCCAAGCCGTTCCGTTGTCACGGAAGATCATGTTTGTGTCTGAAGTTACATATAACGCGCCTGTTGTTCCGGCTGCTGGACGACCAGCAAGAGTACCAGTTTGCAAGCTCGGAGCATTGCCTAAGTTAGCAACGCTGCCGGTGGATGCTGCGGTAATTGCTACATTGCCTGCTGCTGTAATTAAACCTTTTCCGTTAACTACAAACGTTGGGATTTGAGTTGCTGAACCAAAAGAGCCAACATTGCTATTTACCGTTGCTAATGTAGCATTTGTAATTGCAGTGCCAGTGCTGCCTGACAATGTTAAGTCGCCACCAGTGACTGTAATTGCACCAGAAATTGCAACTGTCGAAACCGCGGTTACTAAACCTTTTGCATTTACAGTAACAACTGGAATTGCAGTTGTTGTACCAAATGTTCCAACGTTGCTGTTTACTGTAGCCAAAGTCAATGCACCAGAACCACCAGTTGTTACAGACGCAGTACCGTCACCAGTCAATGCAACTGTATTTGGAATAACTACGTTTGCAACTGAAGTAACTAAGCCTTTTCCATTTACTGTAACTTGGGCAACGTGGGTTGCATCACCATAAACACCAGTTGTAGCATTTACAGTAGCCAAAGTCAATGCACCAGAACCACCAGTTGTTACAGACGCAGTACCGTCACCAGTCAATGCAACTGTATTTGGAATTGTTGCTGTAGAAACCGCAGTAACTAATCCTTTTGCGTTTACCGTAACAACTGGCACTAACAATGTTGAACCATAAGTTCCTACGTTAGTGTTTACTGTCGCTAATGTAGTAGACGATGAGCCAGCAACCGTAGTGACATCACCCGTTAATGCTGGAATAGATGTTGTTGGCAATGTACCAGTAACGTCTGACGATAAATTTATTGCTCCCCAGCTTGGAGCACCGTTTGCATTTCCGTGTAATACAGTTGATGTAGTACCTTGGTTAGCAAAATCTGTGCTTGCCAACGTCGCTGTAACTGCACCAACACGGCCAAATACGGAAGTAACTTCGGTTGTCAAACCATCAATTGCGTCCCATGTTGTTCCGTTGAATACGATCAAATCGCCAACTGTCCAATTGTTGTTACCATCAATTGTGGTTGTACCAGCAACATTAACCTTGTAATAGTGACCTTTAGTGCCTGTACCAGCAACTAATGGTGGGGTGTTTGTTGCAGCGTTCCATACGCCTTGGTAATTCATTGCGCCGATTAACGCTGCCGGGATCTGAGTGTCAGTTAATTTGCCAGCTGCATCTAATGTTGCTACACCACTTGGAACTCCAAGTTGGTCAACATTGATTGCGCCAATTGCTGCTGGGGTAACGGTAACATTAGATACTGAAGTTACTAATCCTTTTGCGTTAACTGTTACTTGAGCTACTTCGCTAGAAGAACCAAATGTGCCTACGGTTCCATTTACTGTTGCTAATGTAATAGCAGTATTCGTTGCAGTTGTGCCAGTACCAGTTGCATCACCAGTAATAGTTACTGCGTTAGGGATAGTTACATTGCCAGCTGCTGTTACTAAGCCTTTGCCGTTTACAGTAAATGTAGCAACTTGAGTTGCAGAACCAAAAGAACCAACATTGCTGTTAACTGTTGCTAACGTAGTGGTGGTTGTGCCGCCAGTTGAGCCAGTGCCAGTTACATCACCAGATAAAGAAATTGCACCAGAAATTGAAGCAGTAGTTACCGCAGTAATACGACCTTTTTCATCTACAGTTAATACTGGGATTTGAGTTGCAGAACCAAAAGAACCAACATTGCTGTTTACTGTCGCTAATGTAGTTGCTGTTGAGCCAGCAACAGAAGTAACGTCACCAGTCATTGCTGGCTCAACTAATGTCCATGCAGATCCGGTGTCATAATAAGTTGCGCCAGTATCCGTAGCAATGTATAATCTGCCAACAGTCCCTGAAGTAGGAATGGAAGCAGCGGTGCCGGCAGTAATGCTAACTACGCCAGATCCAGCAGCAACCGCGTCAGTGATTGCGTATCCAGCTAACGTAGTTGGTGTTCCAGTTAGTGTTGACCAAGCTTGGGTAGTTGTACCAGACGTAACACGGCCAAAAGCGTCAGTGGTAGTAGTTACATAGGTGCCTGCTGTGCCAGCAGTTGCCAAGTTAATAGTAGGATTGCCAGAAACACCGTCTCCATTTGTAACAACAATGTTACTTGCAGTGCCAGTAACTGAACGAGCAACAAATACACCAGCACTTGTCTGCACTACCATTCCAGTTCCACTTAAAGAGGATAAGTTTGATAATGCACTTGAGTTGTTGGTTACTGTTTGAACTTGAGTCCATTCAATGCCATCAAAACCTTCAAATCTGTTTAAGGTTGTATTGTAGCGCAATACGCCCTGCTGTGGTGCGCGGCTTAGTGTTGGGCCACTTGGAACTACTAAACCAGCAGTCCCTAAAACTGTTAAATTACTTGATCCTGAGTCAAGTTCTAGTACATTCGAAATCGTACCTGTGTCAAAATTAAAATCCATATTATGCTCCGTTATTAAAAATGTTGTTACCTAAAACTTATAAGGTATGTTATTACTTATGCTAACTCTTGAAGATCAATAGTTGACGTTGCGATTGATCCACCAAAATACGATCCAGTAAATTTGTTTATATACCATGTTGTTGATGCAGTAGTACCAACTCTGACTGAGTATGTAGTACTTGACGTTGTGTGAGGGTCATCTACCAAGTTAATAACAATTGGTACTATTGCAGTGTTTGCAGTTGGTGTGATATTACCAACTACACCAATACAAGTAGATCCTCTAAACACTGCGGCTACTAATTGCCTTGCTGATGTGCTTGCGCAATACATAAAACTACCTGTAATTTTTATTTTACTTGATGAAGACCCTGGTGTAATAGTGTCAGTCCAAATTTGGACACCATGCGAAGTAGTTGGTACGTTGTTTGCAATGCTTGCCAATGTTATAGTAGTAGTTCCAGATGAGGCCGGCACAACAGTACTAACTGTTTGCAACACTTGACCAGATCCTGGTGTCACCGTTAGCAAAGATGCACTGTCTATTGCCCATTCATTTTTTCCGATTTTTTTTAAATAACCTCTTGCTGAGTCGGTTATATCTGCAATAGCAGTTAAGTCAGCATCGGCTGCCTTTTCAATCTTTGTATCAATAGTAGATTTTAATTGATTTGTATTTATTCGAGTTAGTCCCACAGGCTTGCTCCATTCTTCTTTTATTTATCGTAAACTCAAGTCAAAAGAAAAGGGCTGTATATACAGCCCTTTCATAAAACGTGTATTAAATTTCTATACACGCATTTTGATCCCACCCAGTTTCTTCACAAAATCTACTTGTTTGATACCCAAATGGATTACACACAACACGGGTGTAATCCCCAACCTCATAATCAAATTTTGTATGTGTATGCCCATGTATCCAAAATTTAATCCTTGGGTTATCTAAAATAAAATCATCAAGCCTACTGCAATATCCGCCATTCATGTAGTAATCATAGCGGTACTCTGGCGATATACTTTGCCCAGTTGGTGCGTGATGAGTTACGACGACAATTTGTTTGCTGATTGACGCAGGGTCATCCAACATTGTTTTAATGTATCGTATTGTTTTGTGATGTTCTGCTTCAGAATCTGCTGGAGAAAATTTAATGTAATTACCGTGAACTTCTCTACGAATACGTGTGTAATCATTCATTCCATATTTTACTGCTTGACGTGTCATTGGACAGCCGCGGTTCATGTCAGTCCACATTGTGCCGCCAATAAACAGCACATTGTCAATTGTGACTGATTCTTTGTCCAACACGTGAAAATTATCTGGAACATTGCTTTTAATGTGCGCAATCGTCTTGTTAAATGTACCGTTGTAATGTTCGTGATTACCAGCAATCAGTATTACGTGTTCATACTTGCGAGCACACTCGCCAATAAAAAACCTGTTTATGCGTTCTTTGTTAGTGAGCTTGGTAGCAGGGAGATGCTCAATCTCATAAAAACGCTCCAACGTCAACAATTTAAATTCTTTAGCTTCAGCAATATCACCAGCCAAAACTAGCACATCACCGCCAGGCAGCGTAGGAATTTTAAAACCAACATCTAAATGCAAGTCTGAATGATAGTGAATTTTCATAATAAGTAGTTTAACACAATACTTATCAAAAGTCAATCAAAACGAAAGGGGCGCAATGCCCCTAACATGTTACGGTAAGTTAATTACATCGTAACGGCTGCGCGGCTACCATTTACATCACGGGCAGAAATGCTGTAGGCAGTTCGGCCAGCGTAATTTACGCGAGTGCGGACTTTCAATCCAGACTGACGCAATTCAGTCATTCGCGCACGAAGATTTTTAATCCCATGATGAGCTGATGCTTGGGCAGAGGTAATCTCAACTCCAGTGCCACGCAAGCGAGACTCGAGCATTTGATTTTGTGTAAGTTTAGCCATTTTAATTTCCTTATAGTTAGTAGTTACGATTTCACGCAACATAGATCAATGATAACAAAGGCGTAGGTAAAATACAACTATTATTTTGAGCAATCATATCAAAATTCCTGTAAACTAAAAGCATACCTGCCGCGTTATATATGTATGTTAACATATAAAGGACATAACATGAACAAACTTTTGATCGCTTTAGTTTCTGCTTTTTCTATCACTGCTTTTGCGGCAGCATCAGCACCAGTTGCTGCTACTTCAGCAGCATCAGCACCAGCTAAGAAAGTGGTTGTAGAGAAGAAAGTTGCTGCATCTAAGCCAGCTTCTTCAGCAGTTGCGCCAGCATCAGCAGCCAAATAATTTAGGCAGCTTAAGAAAAGGCCCAGTTGGGCCTTTTCCTTTGAAGTAAAACAAATAAGATAATAAAGAAAGTTCATAATGATAAATATCTAATATCGGAGATCTATTATGGCTATCAAACCAACCCCACCATCGTCAATTAAACAAAAAGCACCTACTAATTTGGGTGGCACTGTTCCAGTTGCTGAGCAAGTTCCAGTTACGTCAGCAGGTCAAACTTGGGCAAACGGCCCAACTGCCCCAACTGCAACTAATACAAATTCATATGAAATTACAAGATTTCAATTTAGAAAATTGTTTACTCAAACTGAAAGAATTACTATTGATAATGCGCAGTACAATGCAAACTTTTCTGGCTCTGTTAAGGCAGCAATTTACACAATGCAAAAAGATATGGAAGTTTCTGCTGTTGTAAATTTGAAATTGTCTGACACAATTGCTGGGATTAATTTCTTAGTAAAGGTTGGAATTTTGACATCAGACCGTGCATTACGCATTTTGGCTAACTTGCCTCCACTCTAATAGAGTACCACTCAGAAAAATAGGGCATTAAATGCCCTATTTTTATTCAGTTTCTGTTTTTGACAGTAATACAGATCCGTCTGGTTGCAACGACCAACTAAGCATATCACCTTCTTTCCATCCTGTTGATTCAATCACCTCGTCTGGAAATTGTAATATAGCACCCTCAGGATCATTTGGATCTTCTTGTAACGTAACTTCATACGTTTTCTTACTCATTTGCATACTCCTTAGTTAATGCCGCCAATGTTCTTCTTTGCCCAAGCAAATCAATGCCACATTTCTGTTCGATGATTTTTTCTAGCTGGTTATAATCATCACCAAACGAAAACCATTTATGTGTAAATTCCTTTGATACTATGCTGTCAGTACTTGTTGGGCCGTGCAAGTCAATGTACCCGCTTACTTCCCACATATCAGCAGTAAAGTCAAACACTGCCTTAGTGATGCGTACCGTAGCTTTAGCCTCGTACCAATCTCTGCACCTGCTCATCGTGTCATCTCTCTTTCTTCTTCATAAGATTCACTCAGTTCTTCCCAACTGTCTCTACCATCGCGGTAATTTCGTTTAAGATAATCTTTGCCACCGTCTACGCTTAGGTTACCACATGAGCATGTAACATAGTCATGCCTATGTGTCGAACGAATAACATCGTTGCATTTTAAACATCGTGCTTCGTTAGTAACGACAATGGTTGCCGTGTATTTAAAAACTTTTGGCTCGTCCATTAATAGTATCCTATTCTATAAATTTTACTAGTTACGCCATTTGCGGATATTACTATTCTAAACTTAGTTAATGCATTGAAATCATCAACTGGTTGTGTAACATTGGCGTAATCGTCACGAGCCCAATAACCAATGCCAGTCCTAGATATTACTTTTACAATTTGCAATTTGCATTCTGCTAAAAATAATGATATCTTAGTTAATTGAGGCTCTGGTTTCCTAGTTTCGCCACCTGTAGTTGCAAGCCAAAACGTTTGATCTTTTGTTTGCGCAATAATTGCGTCAGTTCGAGACCAATAATTCCCGCCAGTTGGCCATTGGTCAGTGATCACATCAGTTATTGGCTCAAGCGCCATAGTAACAGTAGACAAGTTAATTTTGCTAGGTGAGATTAAAAATATTGTTGGATCTTCGCCAATACGATTACTTACTGACAACCAGTTTGTTGCTTCCTGTGCTACTTCTAATTTAACTAGTGGCGCAGAAAGTTTGTTTACAATTGATACTATTTTAACAGTGGACAAGACAAAATAATTACCTGTTTTTAAACTTTTAAACAAGTAGCGTTCTGTTTGGTCTGTGTTAAATGTAACTTCACCAGTTGTATTATACCCACGGGAGTTTGCATACGAGCTTGTAGACAAAAAGTAATATTTACCAAAGTATTGGCATACTAAATCGTCAGATTCCACTTTAGTAGATAGCAATTCTACTGTATCACCTACCTGCACATCTTTAAGTGGAATTTTTGTGTTTGATTTTGCAGTTAACGAAACTGCTTCTTGGTATGGCTCAGATAGTTCAGGCAGCAAGATGTTTTTGCCGCTATCCCGCCCCCAAGCACACTTGCCCTGAATAACACCATTTACGATAGTTGAACAATCAACAATTCTCGCAAAGTTTTCTGATCCAATTTCAAGTTCAAACCCACGCGGATCTGCCAAGCGCCAAACTACATTGCCACTTCCTCCCCACCCGCCATACCGACGAACTGACTTAGCAATTTGAAATCCTTCGACGGGATCGTTAGGAATAATCTTTGGGTAGCAGTTAGCCATGAACAACATAGTAGCATCCCACTTAGTTGCGCTAGCCCCATATCCGCCACGATGGCCCTCACCAGATACAGTGATGTCGTCGTTTTCGTCAATTGTTACAGTTGCACCGTGACCATACGCCCAAGAATCTTGAGTTGCCTTGCGTTTTTCAAATGCAGCGTCTTTAGTGTAAGGAGATGCGAATCCAAGTAATCCAGATTCTGTACTTGCATCATCACGATATTGAATCGTTACATATAGTTTGTTAGGTATTGTCGTTGCCATTATAATCTTGTTTGTTAGGTATCGGACCACCCTCAAGTTGCCCGCCACCGTTAAAGAAGTCGTCTACATCTGAATAGTCAATGGGATCGCCAGGCTTACCATAGAAATATTCCATATCAGCATCATTGAACCCAAAATCCTTTTGCCATCTTAGCCAAGTTTCTTTGTCCATTTCATTAACCCAAAATGCAATAAGTGTTATTAAACAATTTGCGTTGAACAACCCACATGTCTGTCACGTCATCTGGATTACGAAGGACAAAGTCACCAACTTTGCACCACTGCTGGTTTAGCAATCCATCCACAGTCTCTCCCCAATGCCCAGTTACATATTGATCGTTACTACTTTCAAAAAACTGGACTTCATTGTCAGGTTTGGGCTGGCATACCATCCATCCGTCATCGTCAATGTCTAAGACGTCGTACTTTTTGAGCAATGCTTTTGGCGATTGCTGCCAAGCATCACCAGCTTCACCAATGCAAAACATAGAGCTTGGGCCAATGGGTTCTCTTCCCTCTAACGTGTCAAGCAAAAACTTATTTACAATAGTGCGATCAACCATAAGGTTGATCATTGCTTTGGCACGAAGTCCTTTTGTTTTCTTTGCCCTGAGCCAGGTTGTCATTAAATTTTCTCCCCTTTGACAAACCCACGCCAAATTTTGAACCGTGGAAAACGCATGCTGTAATACTCTTTGTCCTCACTCTTAGTGATTGCATCAGCACGGACTTCACCAATACGGCCAACAATGTCCTCGCCCTCAGGCTGCTCAGTAAATGTAACCCATTTCTTGTCAACCTTCTTTTGCCACGTTACTGGCTTACCGGTATGAGTTGCCCAAATTTGGGCACGTTGTTGGATACTAAAACCACCACCACAGTGTACTCGCACAAACTTGTCACCAACTGTTCCCTCAAACACTACAGCGCCCATTGTGCCTTCAAACTTGCTACCAACCTTGCCTTCTTCAACATCCACCGCAGTAAGCGATTCTTCAATGAACGGTTTCATTTTTAGCCAGTTCTTAGAACGCTTGCACTCGTAGACAGCATCTGGATCTTTAAGCATAATACCTTCGTATTTGCCATTCAGTGCTTTTTCGTTAATTTCAAGCAAACGCTTTTTGCCAGCGTCCGTATCCAAATCAACCATTTCGCAGCCAACAACTGTTACGTTGGGCATAGATGCAGAGATTTTCTCATACCAAGTTTGCAAAGAAAAAGTACGATCTTTTTGCTTGTGTGTACCAGCACCAGTTTGAAATTCACGCAATGTAATAATATCAAACAAGTTCAAAACTGCGTCATCTGTTTGCACATCAGTTTTACGACGAGCTTGCTTCATCAAATCTTGAAACGATGCGGACATAACTTCGCCGTCTAGTACCACAGGCTCAGCAAAGAACACAGAATTGCGTGAAATTTGCTCTTTAATTTTACCAAAGTTGAGCATTTCCTTGCCGTTACGTGAATATTGATCCACTTTACCATTTGGGTAAACAATAGTCAACACACGTTGGCCGTCTAACTTGCAATCAATGAGTTTTTTACCGTTAAGTAGTGACTCATCTACGTTGCCGTCATCATCAACGCAGTCTTTGGCCAATTGGCATTCAAAAACTGGGATAGCATACTGCGGGAATTTCTTTTCGCATGCTTTGTTAACTGTGCTTTCGCTAAAGCCAGCCTTCAAATCCTTAATAAGGACAAGGCGGTACCAGTTGTTCCATTCTTCCTCAGTTGCCTGATTGCGAATGTAACCAATTGCGACTTGCGCTGCATCGCCTGTCAGCTCGCGCATTGACAGCTTTTGGCACAGTTCAAAAAACTTTACTGGGTCAACACCACGTGGCTCAGGTTCGCTAGCACGTTTAACTGGTTTGGTCTCAACTGCTTTGACGCCAAAAGTGATCATTGGGTCATATGCGCAACGTACACCTTTGAAAAAGTTGTCGTTAGTTGCTTTCGCTTCGCGCTCAATTATTGCTTGTTTTTCGTTCTTGCTGTCAGTTGCAGTAATTTCTGCAAGGATAGTCCAGGGTTTATTCATTTATTCAGTATCCTTTAAGGTATGAGTATATTATAACGTGCGGTGGCGTCAATGTCAAGTGCTTTTTGATTATTTTGCTGCGGAATGTAAAACCAGGCTAAATATTATTATGATATACTTATACGTTAAAACACACAATCAAACTGGGTTGCAATATTTAGGCAAAACCACAGCGAAAGATCCTCACAAATATCCCGGTTCTGGAAAATACTGGAAATTGCATTTAGCCAAACATGGCGTTGATTACACGACACAGATACTATTTGAGTCAAATGATTTGTCAGAAATAAAAGAAAAAGGAATTTACTATAGCCAATTGTGGGACATAGTCAAAAGCGACAACTGGGCGAATCTTAAAGAAGAGCAAGGTGATGGTGGTGCCAATGCTCATTCCTTGGAATCTAATAAAAAACGATCAGACACATTAAAAGGTAGAACTATTACTGCTGACCACCGTCGTAAATTGTCAGAGGCAAACAAAGGCAGATATTTTCATAGCGAAGAAACAAAGAAGTTAGCATCACAAAAAGCATCAATTAAACTCAAGGGGAAAAAGAAACCGCCAGGGTTTGCAGAGGCAGTTGGTGATCGGTTGCGTGGCACAACCCTGTCAGACAGCACAAAGGAAAAGATGAGAGCAGCATGGACGCCAGAACGCCGTGCCGCCCAAGCAGAACGTAGGCGATTGCAGAACTTAGCTCGAAAGTAAGTGTTTGCAAGTCCCCCTCCATTTAAATCCAGCACAAGTGCAGGTTTTTGCTTCTGGGTCAACGTAATACGTTTCGCCCTTACTGCCTTTGACCTCAACTAGTGTAGGGTCGCTTGCCTCTTCTTTTGCAATTTTGAACGGGCTTTTGCTAAGTTTTTCAAATACGCGGCCACGCTTGTCAATTGTCATTGGCTTTGTGAAGTAGGTAGTCTCAGCTCTGAAATTGCGGAACGCCAAACACTTATTACCTTCAAGCAAATACACGCCATTTTTGGCAGCAGCGCCCTTCCAAACAGTAGTCTCAAGAAATGCTTCAGCCATATCATGCCGCCTTTGCTGTTAATTCAAATGCAATAACGTTACCACTTTGTTTGTAACCACGGTTGTATTCTTCCCATGGCTGACGGCTAGTAATAGTAACTAGCCCTTGCTCTTCCAACGCAAACAATGCGTCACGGGCACGAGCGCCGTGCGTGACACGCCCACCGTGTGAACCGCGGCCGTGGCAAGTTGCGATACTGTAACGGCCATTGCGAGCACGGGCAAATTCAAGCAGTTGGGTTTGTGTCTTTGTCATGTATGTATTATACAGCCAAAAGAGCCGAAAGTCAAGCCGTGATTTCGTAATACTCACCCGCGTACCCGTTTGCAGCGGCGTTATTCACAGCCTTATTGAGATTAGACACCAAACTTACAGCAGACTTGGGCTTACGGTTAATCTTTTTGTTGCCCTTTTCATGTTGCCAGGACTCACCTTTTTCTAAGGTATATGAGAACATTTGTACAAGTTCCTCAACGGTACCTGTGAAAGTAAGTGCAGTGCCACGATCGCGAGTTTTGGTGATAGTGTATGTTTTGTTCATTTAAAATCCTGCGTAGTCGCCTAATTTCAGTTAAAAATCAAGCAATATCACTGACTAAAAAGAAAGGGATGGCAGTGTCTTGCTCTGACGAGTTAATAACATTGGCAATTGCTTCGCTCAAGCACAGAGCTTGATTTCCAAGCGTCGTTTCGCCCATGTCAAACAATTTGTCGTACATGTCATCAAGTTGTACCAACATCTCTGTGAGCATTGTTTGGTTATCCATAATCTACTCCAATTAATTATGCTGTTTCATTTGCTGTTTTAAGTGCTGACTCTAGTGTCATCCAGCCATGGAACCCGTTGCTAAAATACCACACTCCATCTTTCATAACATAGTAAAAATTTTCTTCATAGTAATCAAACATCTCTTGATCGCTGTCGAAAACTTGGTATTCCTGATCTGTGTCCCCACGATCACGCCCGAAGAACACTGTGACGCCGCGCTCTGGGGTATCAATGCAGTGGTAGTCGCAGTTGGCAACGACAGAGTGTCCCAGGCTGCTAATTGAGCCAAGTGACACTAGGTGATTTGCTTTAGCAGAATCGTAGTGTTTAAGCAACAGATCTCCATTATGCTCAAGATATCCATCCCAGTGGCAATAAACTGCTTTGCACTTGTCGCCATGCATAACGCCAATAACTGAATGTGTACTCATCATACTTCCTTTGTTGCTATGTCGCGAAATACTTGACTGTCAATTGCCGTAACGCAACATGTCAACTGGCATAAGCAAATTTTCAATGTCGTTGCACACTTCAGCGTAAGGTTTTGCAATCTCCCATCCGCCGTTATTATGCATTCCGTCGATTAAATTGCAAAATTTAGGGTTTGAACTTTCACAAACTGCAACTTGAGACGCTGAATGCAAGAACAATGTTACTTTGCGCCCTGACGACAACAGAAAAGTGATGTTTTTCATTTGTTTTCCTTACACTGTACCAGCAGCTACTAACTTTTGGGCTGCGGTAGTAGAGAGTTTGTACCTCTTGCCACCAGTTGTTTGCACAATAAACGGGTAAGCATGAGCACGGCTATTGTAACCAACAAACTTCACAGTGCCAAGTGTCAGTGAATGAAACTTGTCAGTGTCGTTGATGCTTGGGTGGCCCAGCAGACGGGCACCTTTAGTAAAGAATGCAACCAATTTGGGGTCAGTGGGAGTAGCGGTAGACGTGCCACCAGCACCGCGCACAGTGCCAGACAGCTTGCCACTCATTGTATCGTTGCCAAAACGGATAGTACCCAAGTTAAAATCCACACCATGTTTTGCTGCAACGGCAGCCATAGCGGTAGCAAGATCAGCACGAATCTGTGCAACCATGGATTTTGTAAGTGTAGCCATTTAAAACTCCTTTATTGTTTGCTGCTAAGTCGTTATTATAACACCGAAATGCTTGACCGTCAACTACTAATTAACCAAGAACGCAACGAACAGTAACCGCTGGGTGACCAAAACTACGGGGGCTGTTGCTGCCCTTAGTAAGGTTAACATTTTCCTTACCGCATGCTTCTTGCAAAGCAGTTAACATAGCCAAATTGCCGTGATAGTATGCTTTTACGCGCCGGATATTACCAGGATTCCCTGCAGATTTGTTGGTGTACATTAGCTTTACACCGTTTGCTTGCATGATGTTGCGGACTTGGGTAGTAGTAAGTAAGTTCATTTTATTTCTTCCAAGAGTCAATAAGGTTAACACATTCTTCTAGAGTGCTAAGACGCGTCACCAACAGCATCGTGTCAGTGAAAATAGTGAAACCACGAGCACTAATATCAATTACATAACCTTTGTACATATAATCCTTTGTGTGTTTCTTTGCTGCTATGTCGTTATTATAACACCGAAATACTTGACTGTCAACTGTTTTTACCGTGACCTGCCCATGTAGTTAACTTGCATGTACCAGTCTGGTGCAGGGCCATCTGGATTCTGGGCGTTATATTGCTTGCAAAAAGCAATTGCTTCGGGCTCGTTGTCAAAATACTTTGTTTCGTCAATTTTTTGCCCCCAACCGCGTTCACTTTCAATAATGTCTACGCGAAACAAAACTTGTGGTGTAACTTGTGCCATTTTGAACTCCTTTTGTTAACTTTCCCTTCAGTTTCATTATAACAGAAAAGCCCCACTTAGTGGGGCTTTATTGCAGTAAGTGTTGTTATTCTGCCACAGGCTCTGCTTCAGCAGCACGAGCAACAAGCTCAGCCAATTTAGCTGCTTTGTCAACTGCTTTCACAGGTTTTTCCTTCTTGGGTGCCTTTGCTTTGACAACCGCGGGCTTGCTCAACTTAGCATACATTGCTGCACGTTCGTCAATCGCTTCCTTAAATTCCTGGTTTTGATACAACGGTGTAGTTTTCAGAAACTCCACCAATGCGGGCTTTTCCATCGCAGATGGCGCCTCAATCAACTCAATATCAGTATTGCCTGCCTTAGACAAGCCCTTGACATACATAAGGTCATGTGCGAAACGGACCTTAACTTCACCACCAAGACGAGAAACACCTGCAACTGTATATGTACTCATAACTAACTCCTATTTAGATTAAAAACACATGAAGCACTATTGCGTCATGCTTTAGTGTAAATGATTTTGAACGTTAAGTCAACTGTATCTTGTGACATTTTAACCAAAACCATGTTACTCTGTTGTCCCTACGCAACACTTAGCGCGGGGGTTGAGTGGCAGCATCCTTAACGGGCTCAACCACTGTGCATTTGATGTAGACATTACCAACTTTGGCAAGATTTACTTGCTGACAGTCAGAAACTACTGTTTTATTAGTGTAATACGCCCCAACCATTGATCCAATTACTGCAATTACTGCAATCTCTGAGATCAACGTTACTGCCGCAGTCACTGATTTGCCAAGCATAGTTGCCATAGATCGCAACGGGCTCTCGTTTTTATCTTTAATTTCAAGTTCTGGGATTTCAGTCATAGTTTCTCCTTAGTGAACAGTTTCAAACAACTTTTCCTCGGCTGCCCATTGGGCTTGCCGCGCAGCAACCATATCTGGTGCAGATTCCTTGACGATCCATGCTTGGACGTCAGCGCGAGTTACGTGAAATTTGGGACGGAACCCGTTGACGTCTTTATACCAGTCGCTAAACAAATTAGCTAGGTCTGGGTCAACATCTACGCAATGAGCATCAGCACCAGCGGCGTGTTCAAGCATTTTAACTAATGTTTCATACATTGTGAGCACTTTGGCGCGGCGTGCGCTATCTGGCTTGCAGCGATAAAAAACGTCCAAAATGCGACGTTGGCGGGCTTGTAGAGTGTTAATTGTTTCGTCCATGTGGTATTATAGCGTATTTTGAGTTGATAGTCAACCAGATTTTACTTAAATTCCCAAAAAAGTTTTGAATTTGTTTGCTTGCGCTTATTCCAGTATGGGATAGCATACTCAAGGTTTGATTCGACCACAATTGCAGTCAATCTGCCACTGCAATCACGAGCTTTTGAAGCGTACACGTACATTTTCATGTTACATCCTTTGCAGTTTAAGGCGCCAAAATGTGCGCCATTGGCGTGAAATTTTTGTACGGTGCAAACTTGCTGTACCTATGCGCAGTTTTTTGTCGATAAACCGTGCAATTTTGGCTGGGCGTTGTTTTTGCCCAGCCAGCATTTGAATTGCTATTCGTTCATAAGTGCGTGTCATCATAAGTGCAATTATACTGCACTTTGATTATGAAGTCAACCTATTATCTGCCGCTACCAAGAAAATAAGGGTCAAGAATAACTGGAGTCCCGTCGTTACGAATCATGAAATTACTTGAATGTAAATCCCAATGCCAATTTTTAGTTCCACAAATTTCATATAGTGTTTCCATCGTAACCCATAATTTTTTTATGTTGTCAATGCCAAGATGAATCATCATAGTAGCCGCGTTGTCGTCAATAGTTGGTTGGTCCCAATCATCATCTTCATCGCCTTCTTCTTCTGGCAATTGCTCATCCAAATAATCTTCAAAATAAGTGTCATTTTCTATAGCTGTAGCCATGTTGGCCAATTCAATATGCCATTTCATGGGTAATTTTCCTAAACGTTCCATACGAATTTGAAGATACATTTCGCCAGAATTTGGCGGGTATTCAAAACTCTCAAACCCAGAGTATTTAGGGAGGAACGGATTTGCTTCATTTGCTATGCAATATTTAATCCACTCAACACCCATTCGTTGACCATCCGAAAGCTGGCCAGATGTTGTCCCGCGGGTAGTTTTAAATATTTTTAGTATTTCGCCATTGGGTGCGAGGAAAGCAACTTGGTCCATTCCCTCACCTTTCATTTTATATCCTTGGCTGACCATATGACGTATTATACCTGGATATAAATCTTGTGCTTCAGTAATAAATTCTTTAGACTTCATGATGGTATTTATTTGTCAAGCATTGCTGCAATTTCTGCAGATTTTGATGCAAGCATTTCCTTAGTGTGATTTGCTTTGTCAATTGCCTCGGGCGATGCTGCTTTATCAAATTTTGATGACGATGCAGATTTTGTTATTTTTGCTAAGTAAATGCTTTTAACTTGTTGCAGCAAATCAGTAGCAGATTGCTTTCCTGCCATCTCTAACGTTTGAGCAATGCCTTTAAATGAGTTAATAATATCTGATATCCGTGGTTCGTCTAATGTACCAGGATACTGTTTGAGCAACGGGCTAATTTTTGCACAGCCAAAATACTTTACGATATCAATACCCCAGGTGTCTGGATTATTTGTAATAGTCTGCAAAGTTGTATTTTTAACAGTTCTAAATGGAACTAATTCACCATTGACAGTTTTTGCTTGAATGCCATGACCGCCGCCAAAACTTAAACTAAGAGCTTCGCCTAATGATGAATACAACGAATTGCATAGAACCCCTTTAACCTGGTAGGCTGGCCTTAGCGCACGGGTCCAATTTTTGTTTTCATAGTAGCTTGCAACTAAATCTACTTGCACATACTCTTTGCCAACTTTAAGAATAATATTAGTGCCGTTGTTTGTTGAATAGTTTTGTGTAGAGTCACAAAATTCCTTAATAGCAGTGCTATAGATATTGCTATTCTCGTTGTTTGTCGTGCCCTCGATGCGCGGAATGTGGAATTGCACATCAACATCGCCATACTCGCGAGTTGGGTCTTGAGCTAAGTCTCGCTCGTAGTAAGTGGCACTGCCGCCAGGTGCTGAAATTTCAGTTGGTGCTAGACTTTTTGATGCTAAAAATTTGTTTAGCTGTGGTATGAATTGGTTAGAGAGCAGTTTCATTACATGCTGCACTAACTGCGGCGTTATCTTTGTTCCTTGTGTTTGCGTAGACGCCCACCCACCTTCTTCTAATTTATTGCCAGTTACTTCTTGATACAATGCCCAGGCTTCTTTGTCACGGTGCAGCCCAGCTAATTTTTTAAATGTAGCTTTCTGAGCAGGCGTTGCAATTTTAAAAAACTTTGCCAAATCTATTATTCCTACATTTTTTGGGTAAGCAAGTTCTTCTAAGTCATCTTCATGCAACTTAACACCCACAACAGATTGCATAAAGTGCCACGCTTCTTCCATCTTGCCTTCTGCTTTCAATTTCTTAAAATGTTTTTTCTGATCGTCAGTTGCAGTTTGGAAAAACTTAGTCAATTCCATGATCCCAATGTTACCTGGGTAAGCTAATTCTTTAACTACGCTTTCGCTAATGATTTCGTTTATTTTCATAATCTTTAATATTTGCTAATGATTTCTTTTTATGCTCAATGCCTGCTTTTGCAATTTCGTCAATATGTCGTTTGCACCCAATGCAAACATTATTCTTATCTAATTTGCATATCTTAATGCAAGGCGATGGAGCGGAACTGCTCATAATTATTATATATTTAACTCATAATAAAGTGCAGGTGGCAGCAAATAATATTTTTCGCAATTGAATAATACTTCATGCATTGATGCCCTTGCTGCTTGCAATGACCCATTCACGCCATATGTTTGCAACATTTCAATCAACTGAGGAGACATTTTCTTAATGTCTTCCTCATCATAATGAAATGTACTGCCAAAACCAGTGTCAGTGAGCATTATGTCAACCGCAGAAAATAAGTCATCAATTGTGTCTGACCAGCAAAAATCAAAATCCCCAATGGGAATAAACACATACGGAAACCCGTATTGTTTGCTTTCTGTTTCACTGCCAGTGGCAAATGTTGCTGCACTTCTCCATCTGTGACCAAGTTTAGCTGCAAACCAGTTATCTAAAAACTGATGTATCTCCAATGGCATATCCTTGGGAGAACGATTTTTTATTGTCGTGCACTCTGTAATTTCTGTGTATCGTGTATGCGTTCCCCTGAAAAATGGAATTGACAACCCGTATCTTAGATAACTTGCACAATTTGCCTGGATTAATTTAGTCGCGTGGGCAAGTTCTGACTCAGAGTGCAACGTCCCGTATTCTAAAATTATTTCGTGTGCTCGCATTTGATTATCCGTAAACTAAAGAATCTATTCGTTTATATTTGATGTTGAAGGCTGACATTAGCAATTCAACCTCACGTAAACATTCCCCGCGGCCGCCGCCTACAATGTAAGCACCACTAAATTTTTTAAGCAACGCAACATCTGCCCATCCAACTGAAATGGGATCACCCATCCCAATTAAATAATCGTGTCCAAGCAATTGCTTCATACCTTCTTCGTATGTATCAGAATCCGCACCACCAAATAACTGTCTACTGTCTGTTATTTTATTTTGGTACATCATCCTAACTGCCTTGATAATAGCAGCATCAGCTACGCCTTGGTCCATCCAGCTTCTCAGGTATCCATATCCCTTGTCATACACTTGAAATCTTGACCAGTTAATTTGTGACGGTTGCTCAATGTATTCATCATACTCTGCTTCGCCATTTACAGTGTCTTCCCAATATTGTTTAACGTCCTGAACCGTGTCACCAGATAACCCATCACGCTCTGCGTTAACCATCAGTAATACTGGCCCAGTGGATTTAACTACAAAATTAATAATCTCTGGGAATAATGCACTTTCCTCTCCGTCGTTCATACCAGAATACTCTGGTTGAACATCAATGCAAATAATTGGGTGTGACAACCCTTCTGTGATAAATTCGGTTGATCTCATATTCTAATTACCTGCCCCTCGCCAGTCCATTTTGTATCTCGCACAGTAGTGGTTGCAACATAATTGTCTACATCACTCCTTACAACTGCAATGAATATATATGTGTGCGGATCGTAAAACACAAAACTTGTCCCTGGCACTTTCCCTTTGAAAAACTGCATCCCACGTTTTAAAATTTTAACAATAGTTTCCATTAACTCTTTGACAGTATACAGACCAACTTTCCCGCGCTTTAGTTTTATTTGATCAAAAAAATGATTTGAAAATCTCATTTTATAACCGTGTTTGTCAAAGTAACCTTCAGCAACGTTAACTACCTGCCTAAACTCGGCCATTAACTCAGGCGTATAAAGAATATTTACATTCCAATCACTATGTTCAACCATAAACTCAGTTGAGATCATCGCATGCATTCCTTCTTGATTATTTGCATTGACCTGTTATCATTGATTAAACTAACTAGTCCAGGATGTAGTGGAGACGGCCATTGGCCAAACTCAAACCAATCTGACCCTTGAGTTTCCCAATCTGTAATTGGTGTAAATTCAGATGGAACTAATGCTAAGAAGTTGTAGTAAGTAAATCCAGACGGATGGTTAAATGTAAACAACGGAAGCAATTTAATTGGGCCAGTATATGATGCTTCCTCACTGACCTCACGCTTAACTGCGGTTGCAGGGTCTTCACCATCATCAATTGCGCCGCCCCAAGTGCCCCAAGTATTTGGTTGCTCAACGTTATTAGACCTATGCGCAATGCAAATACGTTTTGTGTCTGCTGCAAGAAACAAACACCCAGCACCTTGCCTACCCCAAAACCCAGTTTTCTCTAATGCAGCTTTGTGCTCTTCATCTGACTCAAATATAAATTCTGCTGCTTTCATTTAATTGCCTCCCATTTTTTGCACAATGCATTTTTAAGGGCTAGCAATGTTGGAATCTTATTTTGCCGCATATACTTAATAATAGCAGTTGCTGAATCAAATCCAGTGTTTCCTGGCTTCCTTTCACTAGCAAATGAATTGCCTAACCCTGAGTCTTCATTTTCATATCTTGACCCATAGTAAACTAAATTGTATCTTAACTTATCTGCGTCTGGAGTTAATTCTGCTTTACTTTTCTTGTGTATTAACTCTATCCAAGGCTCTAGGTAATCAGTTGGTGGCCGATATTGTTTTTGTGTTGGAGTAACACCAGCCAATAAATCACCTGCGTTCTTTACACTAATTGCTTTATTTGTATTTTGCAATCTCCATGCTTGCTCGTCGTTGTACAAGTATGTAGGAATCCTGCGCTTTTTGCCTGCTAACAAAATCCCACGTGTCAATGGGCTACGCCATTCGTCTTGCTCTTTAATGTATGCGTGAATGCCAATAACGCCGCCAAGAGGAATCTCAGGCGTTTTGCTGAATACTCTATCTTCTGCTTCACGAGTTCTGTCACCGACATTAAGCCAACTACGATCCCAGTAGTCAATTGGTTGAGTTTTATAATTATGATTTAGCCAATTACCGTCAATGACGAACATTACTGCGGCACTTCCCGTATAGCGATGATAATCACCTACTTTAGTTCGTGTAGTAGAAAAGAAATAATCATATCCTGCTGGGGCATATCGCTCTTCAGAAGGATTGCCAGTTGAGCGTGATAATTGGAAGAAACCGTCTTGCAAAATGCTAGCAGCATTACGTGTACTTGTGTAATGATACACAATGCTTGACGCCATTTCTGTTAAGAATTCATCAGAGATCATATTATGACTCTTTTACTATACTAATAATCTCGCCACGATTGAGATTCTCTCCTGCCATTTTTGCTTCTGCATAGTCCCTTGCAGATACTGCTGCCTGCGTGTGATCAGCAAAATCTATAAACCATCTGCCCCATGGTCTCTGAGGTGGCTGTGCTGTTTGCTGCGGTGGTGCCGCTGGTTGTGGTTCATTTATACGATGTGGCACAACCTCAAATTCTTGTTGCACTACATTATGCCCATTGCTAGTCAACCATCCAGCAGCCATGCGGTTTGCATCACGTTGGGTAGTTGGACCATTTAAAATATGTACTAAATTTCCTTGCTCGTCCATAATATCCCACGCATGCTCCCCTACATTTGTCAAATTAGGGGCTGTTGGTTCAATATATTTTTTTATTGCAATTGCCTTCATTGCATTGTCTGGGGCGTCAATGTCGCGTATCCCCCATTCTTTACGGGCTACTATTTTCGCTTCATCAGCAGACGTTGCAACTACTTCAATGGAAGAAGCATGGCCAGCAATTGAAACTTTATACCAATATTTTTCACCAGCCTCTGGGTTTCTTTCTGTTTTGCGCTGAAGTTGAACTTGTTTGACAAAACTGCGCAAAGCCGCAGCTGGCAATTCTCCAGCTGCATATTGAGCAAAATATTTTATTGTGTCATCACCGCTGCTAGATGGCGCAAGCATTAAATATAATTTTTTTAAATATTCATTCCTTGATTTTTGTGGATCACATGCTGCATCTAACGCAACTACCATTCGAAGTAAGGTAGGCTCAATTTTATCATAAAACTTGCCAAGCCAATCATCCCCAGGGCTACGAAATTCAACATACCCTTCTTTATTGTTAATACTGGTATATTTGTCAGTGCTGCCACTGTGAATTGCCCTACTAGCAAGTTTGTTTAGACCAGCCCGCATCTTGTCCATCATTGGCTGGGCCAATTCAGGTCTCATTCTTGCATACCGTTTAACTTGATCCAACCCAGACTTGCAATATGTATTTGCTTCTCTCTCAAATTGTTCTAAAACGTATTGGTCCCCAAGCAAGATGGCAAGTTTAACATAATCTAAATTACTCTCGCTCATACCAGGTACACTTACATTTATGTGTAACCCAGTTGACGAGTTAGTGTAACAGCCCTGGCTATCTGCCCATGCTTTGACTTTCTTTAAGTCCGACAACATCTCTGGCAATGGAAGTGGAGGGCTAACAAATTCAACCCCACCATCACTTGAATCCTCAGGCTCATCTAAACTCGAGTCTGGCTCAACCACATACGAAACATCGTTACGTTTAGCGCCATGATATCTGTCACTTGACGCAACTGGACGCCCAATCATACTCTCAAACTCTTTTGCAATGTCGTCAAATGACCTACTGCCGCCCCCACCACCTGAACTGTAGTGTGGCCAATCTATAGCAATCCAATCAGCGTCACACACGTCAGTCATATTAACTAGTCCAACGTCTCTGAGCCAGTCTCGTTCTTCAGGATATGACCAATCTTCGCGGTAATCTTCTAACGCATAATCGTAAGTTCGACCTTCAAGTTCCCATTCTTCCTCAACCATTTCTTCTAACTTAGCGTCGGCCGCGGAACACGCGGCTCTCCAATGTTTTTCATCGTCACTGTTGTAAGTTACCTCTCCCGCGACGCGATTGTATTTTCTAGCATTGATTTGAATCCCTACTTTTTCAGCACGATTCTTCTCGTCATCACTTAGGCCCAAATCCTCTAATGCAATAGTTATTGCTTCATTTTCATCCCACAGCGAATTGTTTACTATATAGTCTCTGAGCGCGTCTTTCCCTTCATTTCTCCATTCTCTGTGAAATTCTTCGTCTGCCCATTCATAGTATCGCTCCTCTAACTTTTCTCTCATTCGTTGAATAGCATTTCCACTGTTCATACTTGTTTCGTCATTTGAGAAAAATTCAACTATGTCGTCTATGCTGTTGGCACGTTCATCCATGTCATAATTTGGCTCGTACTCATCACCACCGTCATTGTCTGACTCAGTGTCTGGGACATACATCTCAAATTCCATCCCAACATAGGCATCAATTGATGCAGCCATGCGTCGCAATGAGGCAGGCCCCATTGCGAGTTCGCTTAAAAGTTGTGGTTCTACAAATTGTTCTGCTCGCATAAGTTATTTTGTTTAATAACTTATTTATCTAAGCAATTTACAACCTGTTAGTTACAATCTCATCTGCAAGCCCATACTCAAGGGCCACCTTAGCAGACATGAAGTTGTCACGTTCCATATCAGCAGCAAGTTGATCGAATGTTTTGCCTTTGCTGTTATGATCAACGTAGATTTGTGTTAGATTGCGTTTCATTTCTAAAATCTCGTTGACTTGGATCAACATGTCAGTTGCTTGACCTCTAGCTCCACCTGACGGCTGGTGAATCATATGCCTTGCGTTAGGCAGCATCATGCGCCTGCCTGGTGCGCCTGCTTGTGCAAGCAATGAGCCCATGCTACACGCTTGGCCCATAACTACTGTACGAATATCACATTTAACGAAATTCATGCAATCATAAATCGCCATGCCAGCAGTAACTTCACCGCCTGGAGAATTCACATACATGAAAATCTCCTTGCCGGCGTCTTCTGATTCAAGAAATAGCATTTGCGCTACTACAACATGCGACATTTCAGTTGCGATGGGGCCATTTAGGAAAATAATACGGTCGCGAAGGAGCCTAGAAAATAGGTCATACGATCGCTCGCCTTTAGATGTCGTTTCAATCACAAATGGTATCATATTCTTCTCTTTTAACTAAATAAATTGTATGCTATATTAAAGGCCCACACCATTATGAAACTTTTATCACACACTGAGTTTATTTTACACGCAACCACTATTCATTGCAAGTTATATGATTATTCATTGATCCAATTTCCAGTAACGAGATCACAACGAATTTCAGTCATTGATCCAGAATTTGGGGTGTTTGAAACTAATGTAAATCGACATCTTGCCGGGGCTGGCCATAAAAAACGTGGGGCAATAAAATCAGCCGATACTCGCAGAATGTCAACTGCAGATTTTATTTATCGGGCAAACAAGATACATAAAAACTTTTATGACTATTCAAAAGTTGTTTATAAAAGTATGACTATAAAAATCTGCATCGTTGATCCAGAATACGGTGAATTTTTTCAATCCCCAGCTGGGCACTTGGATGGTCAAGGCCATCCTCAGCGAGGGAACAAAAAAGCAGCAGATAAACGAAAAATGGGGTTAAGTAAATTTATAACACAATCTCGCAGTAAACACGGTGATCTATATGATTACACCAAAGTTAATTATGTCAATTGTGACACAAAAGTATGTATAGTTGACCCTGAATATGGAGAGTTTTGGCAAAGTCCTTGGCAACATTTAAAATCTCATGGTTGCCCAGCACGAACAAAAAATAAAAAATGGGCCATTCATCAAGACCATATTATTCCACTGTCAATATTGCGGCAAGGAAAAGTCGTAAATAAATGGTATGAAAATCGTCCACTATTTAAATTTTTAAATAGTGGCATAAATTTAGTTAGTGTGACAGCAAAATTTAATATTGATAAAAGTGATTTTATAACAGTAAACGGCAAAAAAATTGCCGCAAGCACAATAAGAAATAATTATGACATTATTGCTCATCTTATTAAGACATTACTTAACATTGACCCAACTTTAATTATTCAAGAAGATCAAAGTTATATAAAAGAATATTTTAATTTAACTTAGTTTTTTACTTCAACTGTCTGTATATGAGCGACCCACCGGATTGTTTTCCCAGTTTCGCCTTTAACCCAAATGCGTAATGCACCAGTTGAAACGTCAACATCAGCAGTAACGTCCCATAGAGGTGTATCTTCAGTAACTATTGTTTTGTTAAGCTTGCCTATTAGTGCTACACTAGAGACAAATGGTCCACGGTCAACACCGCCACGCAAATCATACACTGCACCCTCTGATCCTGAGTCTGTGCGTCGTCCAATAATTGATATAGAAAATGAAGTAGTTGAATTGGCTGGTATTAAAAGCCTAGCCATGCTGCTGTTAAGAAATAATTCAGTAAATGATTGGGTTGTAGTTATATTACGAGCCACATAGCTACCAATTTGCGCATCACCAGAGGCCGTAAACACTCCAGCACTTTGAACAACTGAGCCTGGCGCATGAGCATACGCTCCGTTTCCTAATGCTATTGCATCTTGTGCCCCAGATACAGGAAGCACAGTTGGGTTCCCATTTTCTGCATATAACTTGAGTGCTACCGAACCGCCGCCACTTGTGGGAATAAAAATTGGACGGCCGTGAGGTGTAACACCGTCGCTAATTCTTAATTCACCTGTATCTTCGTGATAAAACAATCTCCCCTGGTCACCAACATATTCAGTCGCTGGTTTTTTAACACGGCTACTGAATATTTGATGAGTTATGTTTGGATCGTTAAACATAAATTACTCATCCATCGGACCATCATCAAACATCTCTGACATTGTTAATTGTTTCTTTAACTCGTCTGCTTGTGATGGATCAGTGCGTTGAGCTGGGCCACCTTGTTCTTGAGATTGTGACAACGTCTCATCTTTAAGTGGCACCCCAGATAATTTCTTCATCATTTCAATTTTTGCTTGCAATGGTGGGACAAATACATCATCGCGATCCATCGGATTTTCGTCGTCAGTAGTATTAATTTGCTCAGATTCTGAATTATTTTGAAGTTTAGCGTCAATTTTCTGATCAATGAAATCAGACAGGTAACGCAAAAATTCTACTTCCATTAATGCCATTTAAATCTCCTAATGCTTTTGTATATTTAGCGCAAATGAAAAAACTAAACTTTAAACAGATCTTGAGTTTTAAACCAAATAGACTGACTGTACATTTCACCAAGTGGTATTCCAAATTCAGCTAGACGATCTTTGAATTTGTAAAAATCCCCAGTATGCAACAAAATATTGTCAAGCGGAGCCTCTTGCTGCTCCTTGGTACACGAAATCCATTGGTGCTGATGCGACATTTCGTGTGCCAATATAAGTATAAACCATTGTATACAGTATAGAGTGTTAGAGATTTTTATCTTACCAGCCCCGTCATCCAACGCATGAAACCATCCCCATTCATTCATTGTTCGTAGATTTATTGGTAATGAGGGCAAAGTATTGTCAAATACTGCCTCGTTAAGTAACTGAAAAATTTCAGTTATTTGGTTACGGGTTGGACGGTAATTACCTCTCCGTTGCACAGTTTTGCTTGGCAACGGAGTTTGCATTAAGGAGAGTAGGGTAAGTGCTGGCGTCACTCATTATTTATAGATTCTACGGCCCAATCATGTTCCTCGCACATGCCATGTTTCTTTTCAAAAAATACAATAGTGCCCGGTTGAGCAGCACACCCCCAACCTATAGTGTCACAAATTCGACTTTTATAAGCTGAATTTTTATTCCAAGGATGCCCAACTATTTTAACTTGGTTTTTGCAGTTACAGCAGCAACGCCCTTCACTGTTGCCGTCGCCACTTGCCCAGCCATCAAAACATTTGTCAGAATTTACCACAATCAACCTCGACCAATTCAGCAGTGCCAGCATCAAGGTCAGCCTTTACTCCCATAACATAATCTTTTACTGCCATACGTTCTTCGTCAGTGCCGTAGAACGACAATTCCCACATGATGCCTTCAATTGCTTCTTGAAAAGAATATTCTCTGTCGCAGCTAACAAGCATTTTCAATTCGGATATCTCTTTACCTTTGTTCCATTCTTCTTGTATTTCAAACTGTTGGTTAAGTTTAATTGGCAATCCAAGCAAAGACACCAAATCGCTAAAATCAAGTCCCCATTGAATACGGGTTCCTTTTTTATACATTACCCAGTCGCTGCCGTCTTCTGTTTTATCTTCCTTAAGAATAAACCCTTTTCCATGGAAATCAGGGCGTCCAAGACCACTAATTGTAGTAACCCCTTCATAAGTGAACAAGTCAGCACCCCAATACAATTCCAAAAATTCAATACCATCAGGATCGTATTCTTGTGTGAGCTTAATTTCGGTTTGATCAATTTTAGCCCAGCTTTTCAACAGTTGACTCACAAAGCAATTAGTAAATATGATGTCACTTACTTCTTTAGTTTTGTTCAAAAACAAAAACACGTCATTGAGAGTTACATCGTCATCAAACGAAACTGTTTGATCACGTTTGTGTATCCATTGATAATCAGTGATGTCATGCTGCACGTACTGCCCAACACCTGCTTCCTCATCATACACCCAGTCATTGTAAATTACAATGCCACCTTTTTTAAATTCTAACGATGTGCTCATTTTGTTCCTTTATTTTTCTGGAAATTTAACTTGATTATTGATTACTGGGAGACCATAATTGTTCAATGGTACATGCATACCATAATAAGATCCATAGATGCTTGACCGCATTTCGCCGTTTGTAATTGCTTCTTTAGCACAGTGTATGCATACATAATGCCCATTCCAAGAACCGTGCGTACAAAATCTCATTTGGTCAATTACACCTTCTGACATTCTAATACTTTTAAACGAAACTACTTTTTCCTTACATATATCACATGTATTTTTGATGTTATAATTATCTTTGCGCTGAAACCCAATGAAGTCTTTCTTCTCTTGAATTTTATCAAGACGTTTTACTAAACACGATGGGCATACACATTTGCCATACCCAACTCCAACAGATGGCTTGTTTGTTGTTTTGTCATTCCAAATATCAAAATATGAAAACGGTAATTTAACACCGCAGTCAATACAACGTGGGGGCGTAATATGATATTTGAAATAATTTGATACGTTATGCCACCTATACCTGTACAACCAATTTGGTATGTCAATTGTAAAATTTACTTTCATTTATTTCAACCATTTTTGTGTGATGCGCAATGCTCTTAACATTTCTATGCTTCCAAAGCCAGTGTCTGGATCAACTAACACAATGTTGTCTTCCATGTACCCATGATCTTGATTCCAAAATTTGCTTGTATGGTCCAAACTAATCCCAGAATCTGGGTCATCTAAAATCATAAATCGTTTGATTTCAGGATGCCTCATAATCCATTCGTGAATTTCTGATGCTCTTGCACAAAATGGTGTATACCCTGAGCTATAACAACCGTAAGTATTCCCTGACATAACAATTGTCTTCCAATCCTTATGTAAGGTAAGTGGTAGTCCGTTTTGCTCAAACAAATCGTAAAAACACGATTCTTTAGAGTAGTATTTTCTCCAAGATGAACTAATTACTACTTCAAAATCTCGTGTCTCGTGCAGCAAAATCCACAAGTGCTTAAACCGCTCACACATGTGCCAGTACGATAATGATTCACCCATTTCAAAGTCACCAGGGTATGGTTTACGCTGACTTGGATGATATTGAATAACTGCGTCAGGGAAAGCAGGGCCGTCTAAATCTAAAAAAATAATGTTTGTCATACGTCAAGTATAGCATAAAATTTTGTAAATTCAAAGCCAATTGAGTGAAAACCATGCAGCATCTTTCTCATTTGTAAATGCTGCATACATTTGGTCTGTCCCGCCTATTTCGTTAAATTCGTCGTTACCGTTATTGTTCCATGTTCGATGAATGTCAGTTCTGTAATGCCTAATATCATTATCTTTCATCCATTCGTCTAACGTCGAGTGAAATTTCCGGTAATTTTCATTGAACAATGTTCCGATCTTGCTATCATACGGGCATTTAACAATAACAGCATATCCAACATAAAAGTGTTTGATATCATTTGCCCTACGATGTACTCTAGTGTCATACGCCCAATTATACTCTTGCTCAGTCTTGAATCCGCGAATTTGCCATTCCTTTTTACCTAACAAGCGAAGTATAATTGACAGCATTATGTAGCCAATGCTCCCCACATATCCAATTTTTCTTTTGCTGCTTCAGCGCGAGCAAACGCTCTGTTTTTCTCTGCACGGGCAGAATCTAAATCACGATTTAAATGCCTTACTTGCGAGTCTAATTTCTCAATATGAGATTGTGTGTCAGCCAACAATTGAATTACTGTTCTATTTTCAAGACGTGTAATTTCTTTTTGCATTTCGTCCATTGTTGCTTCATTTTCAGAAAGTTGCATTTCATTAGCGTCTAATCTTTCTTTAGCAACATCTAAATCGTCACCGAACACTAATCTATATGCCGCAGCATCCGCGGCCATATCTATTAGCCTTGCCACAATGGGATTAGAGTGTAAGTTGTTTATCCACAAATATTGTATAAATTCAGAATCTGACAATTTGCATTGACTCATTGACATGTTAGCTTCTCCATCGCAAGGTAGCTAGCGTTGCATCTGCTGGTGATCTAACAAACAAATTAACGTACCTGTGGCTAGTTACTAAGAAAGGAGTTTTGACTGCCCATTTCTTTTTACGCTTTTGGTTGTGCAGACCTTTTGGAATTGCTGGTCCGATATTGTCAACACACCAAGTGATTACGCGATCACGGCACTGATTGATAGACTCATCGTTCACTCTTACTTCTATTTTAATCATTAGTTGCAATCATTTTCTGTTAAAATCTAATTCCGTTGGTTCGCATTGCAGCAAATGTGAGTCAATTGGTGTAGGGTAATCCACTAAGTACACTCTAAGTCTATACCCAGACAACCCAACATGATCAACTGTATAGATATTTCCGTTGTATTGAACTTGCGTTCCAGGGCGAAATATTTGCATATACATTAGCGGGATCTTTCTGTCAGTGTTCATCTTTTGCGTACAAATAAAATACAGTTAAGTATTTATTGTATGCTTCTGCAACAGCAGTGCTGATTTCACGAGCCTTAACATGTTTGTCGTGTTCTTCAACAATGGCTGACAATTGTTGAAGATTTGCGAGCGGCAACTCTGCTGACACAGTTGACGGCTCAGTTACAACGGCATGGTAAGAGCTCCCATACCCAGTTAAAACAGGCGTTGACTTAGGGTAAGATATATTTACGGAAATAAAGTATTTCCTGCAAAACTTGTCCACTGGTGGTTCAACGAGATGACTCATTTAATAATCCTGAAACTCTATTTGCAAAATCAATAACGCCATCCATGTTTTCAGCAATTGCATCATACCCATGCATGTATGCATTATTGTATGCTTGTTCATAGCAAAGCTTAAACAGATCAGGGCGCAACTCATTATACTCTAACAGCATAGAGTCAAACCATATAGTTGCGGCTGCCATCGCCAAAGATTCTTGCTCTTGCTTAAATTTTTCTGCTGCTTCTTCTGTAATAGGATCAGCAACTTTTTCAAACATTTTAGAATGAAGTATTGCTTCTTCCTCAGACTCAAATCTAGTTGCTTGCCCATCTCTGTAAGCATACCATGAATATGATACAGGTGGGGGCTCAGCACACTCGACATAGTTTGCTTTATTGCAAGCTTCTTCCCACGTAATCATTGACCTGCCCTAACTAACGCAAGTAGAATATCAAACTTCTCTTTTGCATCCTTTAACCCAGGATGATTATTGCAAAGTTCTGTCAGTTTAGCTTCTTCAACCATTTTTTCTTTAACCCACGCAATAGCAGCACGAGTATCAGCATCAAGTTGAACCATTTGTGATGTGGTGTAATTAGTTGATACCACACCAGTGTGATCAACTATTTTAACTGCGTTAATACTGCCATCCCACACCATTGTTCCAGACAATGCCGGCAAGGTTGTATAAGTCGCATGCTCCATTCCTGCCCCAGTGATAATAGTGTTAATCATAGTTTGTTTGATCAATACGAGATGGAGAGAATTCCTGTTTGTAAAAATCTACAAACTCTTGCATTTCTTTAATAATAGTAACTACATCATTTTTTGTCAAAAATATTCGATTGCTAATCTTATCATCACCATCTACATTAGCAAAATCAATATATGGCATATTTGTGCATGCCCATTTGATTCTAAACTCTCTGTCTTTACTTAGCTTAGTCATCATTATGTTCACACACTACTTCAACTGTGCCGTCAAAAATGTAACCAACTCCGCGCAGCCATTCTTCAAATCGTGGCAGCAATTCATCCCATGTTTGCTCACCAACAATTGTGTGTTTAATTTCACGACCTGGCCCAAAGTTATCTGTTTCGGTGTCAGTCATAATAAATTCGTATTTAATTGTCATTTGTGATCTCCGGTGTATTGCGCAATGCTTCCATAATTCTAACTTCTTCCTCGTATTTTTCTTTGAGTGTTCGAACTACAATAAGCGCGTCCCTGGCTACGGTAGCACAAGAATCAGCACGACCATATTCTCCATAAAGCACAATGTCACCCAACGCATTGATTGCGTGGGCGACAGCTTCTTCAAGTGGGGGGCCTGTATTTTGCTCAGCTTCTTCTTCTGGAGTTTCTTGGTTCATTTTCTCCAAGATATCCTTCATTTTATCTAGCATGTCACTCATTTTTTACCTTCCAGTGTAATAAACAATACACAGTATACGTTATATCTAAAGTAACTGCAACTTATTTGATTAAACTTGGATGTTTACTATTGCACTTTGTTCTTGCTGTTGTTTAATAAAACGCTGCACATCTTTATATATTTGCAAGGATGCTTCAGATGGAATTTGAAGTTCAACTTCATGAGTTACCGAATTTGTGTACTTCATTACAGTAACCGGAGGGTCTTTACTCATTTCATAAGTTCTATTAATTTGAGCAGGCGACCGATTTATGTCAGGCGACACTTTTTCAACTGCCAACGTTGCTGGTGACAGTTTATTGATTATGTGATTAACTAATGTTGCTGCATTTGGTGCAGTAGGTATTTGGTTTAATTGCATGTTGCACCTCCATTAAATTAGTGGCCAGTAATACTGGCCACTTTTACTTATCTAATTAAACTAAGCAAATATTGTGGGAATTGATTGACAATTCCTAACGTAGACGACATGAGTTGTTGCCTGCTTTGTAGCAATGACAATTGATTTGACAATTCTGCAACATCAGCGTCCTCAATTGAAGAAATTGAACTCTTTAGTGAGAGCTGAGTTGTAGCAACATTTTCAGCAGTCTTTTTCAATCCTGAAATCTGAGAGCCAATAATTGCCTGGTTTGTTCCAACAGTAGCAGAGGCAGTGTCAAGAGCAGTCATTGCGGCAGCCGCTTTTGTCGCGTCAGTAAGATCGATTGTGGCAGCATCAATATTCAAAGTAGCGCCGTCTGATTTTGCAGTAGCAATTGTTCTTGTATCACCAGAGTTGATGCCAGTTTGAATGTCTACGGATGCAGCCGCAGCACCAATTAAATTTTGACCAAACAATTTTGCACTGTTAGCAGTATTGTCTAATTGTTTTTGCAGTTCAGCAAAAGAACTTTGCAGTGCTGTGCGTTGATCTGCAGATAACAACGATGATGATGCTTGCGTAGCCAAATCCTTCATCTGTGTAATGATAGACTGCTGGGAGTCTAATGCGCCGTCAGCAACAGACAATAACGATTGTCCTGCACTAATATTCTTAGTTACAGCATTGTAACTTGATTGCTGCATTTTAAGAGATGACAAGATAGCCATACCTGCAGGGTCGTCAGATGCAGACAAAATACGCTTGCCAGAACTAATCTGTGCAGATACTTTTTGTAATTGAGTAGCGTTGTCGTTTAAATTGCGAGCAATAGACGAAGCTAATGTGTTGGAGTTTAGTGATAACATGATGGTTCCTTTAATATAAGAAACCGCATAGTTAAATGTGGCGGATTATTACATCCTAATTGATAACAGAAGTTACTCTGTTAAAAATATTTATCCTTCTAATGACAATACTGTAGAAATAAAACCAATTTCGTCATTAAAAGTTATTGGTGACTGATGAATTAACACTTTGGCAGTCGCTACCTTAACGAGCAACTTTGTAAAAAATTTGCTGAATATTGCAAATTCATCTGGTGGCAATGATTCGTTTAAATTGTCGCATACATACTCTAATACCTCAGCAATGTTGGCTAATGACGACAATCTAACTGCTTTGGAATTGGATGTAGTCTGAGCAATAAGCAAATGCTTTTTAATTCCAACAAACAATTGATTAGACAATTGTTGTTTGGACATTTGTTCTTGGTACGCAATCATAAATTTGCTTCTTCTTCTTGTGTTAAGTAATACCCTTTTTCTTCAGCATGGGTATCGCACAACGTTCGTATCCAGCCGCCGCCTCTACTACGACCTACTGCGCCACAAATTTCGCAAGTCACAGATGACATTGATTCAGCCATTGAGATTAGCCCGTCAGTGAACTCGTTGCCACCGCTAACATAAAACCGCAATGCACCAAATTTCTCTTTGACTTGTGACACTACTACCTGCTCAACAACTGGTCTAATTTGTGTATCTGGCGCACGTAATAGTAGCTCTTTTTTATATTTCTCTAACGTAGACGGAGGTAATGATAGGTCAGCATAATACTCATTAAATGGCCCCCAATCACCTGCTACCGCTGATGCTCTGCGATGCTCTGTTGCAAGATCATATGCGTTAGATTTTACACTTGAGTCAATGTGCCATTGAATATTGCTGCATAGCTTGTCAATGATATGATACCAACCATCTTCACAATCAAACCCCCAGCACATACACGTTTCTGTCATGTCTGCATGGCGATTTTTAAAAAGCAATGGATATTTTGTGCAAAGTTTATTATCTAATTCTGGGCTCATATTGTTTACCTGTTATTTACAGTTTAACTAATTGTGCAATAATTTGCAACTTATTCGAACTCATCTGGATACACAATAGCAGAGGGTAAGGCAAGTCTGAATAAAATTGCAACATCTGGGTCTTTAATCCAAAACATATACATGTTACCGTATGCTTTTGCCCACCATTTCATAGAGGACTTATATGGCCAGGCTGGCGGCGATGACCACAATTTCCCTTTGCCAATATTTTCACGCAACCATCTAGCGCCTTCCATGTACTGAATTAAACTATGCAGTATAATAGGCGGAATCTTTTTGGTACTCATAAAAATTTCTCATCTGGATCAGCGAACGGGCACTCAAACATAAACCCTTGGAACTTATCTCCCCAGCCAGCAGCCGTATGCTTTAAATCTGATTTAGTAGGATAGTGGCGCAAAAGTGACGCGGCACGATGCCTAATATGTTTAGGCAGTCCAGGCGTCACTTTAGAGTCTGCTAAGTTCTTTAAGAAAATTTCAGTCTCTATAACTGCATTTGATCGTTCAAACGGTAGAGTCATATCCCCACCCGTTGGCTTTTATTAGCTTAGACTTAACTCTGACATTAGGCTGCCTATGCTTTTTAGTGTCAGTAAATCCCATCATAACGCCAACCTCTGCGACTGCGCCGCTGCGGCACAACCCTGCGTGACAGTGCACGACGACATTCATGTCTTTTTCTAGTGCATGCTTCAGCAATCTCACAATCTCAACTGCTTGTGCATCTTGAATCTTTGTTTCGTCTGGAAATTCACACTCGTTTTCCGCGTCAAGAAATTCAAAGTGATGGACTTCCCTAAACTGGTTGTATGGATTAATTACCCACCCTGCTGGGTCGGTAATTTGAATAAGCATGCTATTATCACCAGCGTCTTTGTGACAACCATTGGCAACATCTGCTGCCGCAACATTTTGTATCCAGGCCATTATGCAAACTCCACTTGTTGATCTGAGATAAGATTCCAAACTTCTAATTTATAATGCTCATCTGCCATTGCTGGAAAATCTGCTGCAAATAACTCGATACTGTAGTTATAGTTTCTCCCGTTACCGCTACCGCCACTACCAGTTTGTACAATTGTGCTGTCAAAGTAGTCAGAGCCACTACCATCGTATGGTCGAGGAACTTTGTGATCGCTATACCCTGCATCAATTTGAAACTTAATTTGCCCTCTCCAACCTGGGTAACCAGTTGGTGTACCAGGTGGTGAACGGCGAGGGTCCCAATTAGTTACCCCGTTTCGGGGGCATCTATGACTGTTGCTTACGCTGTCACTCCAATGCGCAGTTATAGCAATTGCTACTAATTTGTGGGCCGTGTCCCTTGCTTTACGCCATGTGTTATGCGCAGCACCATTTGCCGCAAACCATTTCCAGTTGTCTTTAATAAACTGCTCTAAGTTGGCAATACTTGTCACAGTGTTGCCCATATCAATCATAAACTGATTTCGTTCTGCGTTAACTTTTGCGATTTTTCGATCGTCAGAACGGAATTCAGCAAGTTTACGCAAGTGTTTTAGGTACTTGCTTTTATCTTCAAACAGTTTACCGTCTGTATCACTTTTCCAAACTAATACTTGGCTCATAAACTTCCCACCTGTTATTTGTATAATCCCAATGCCTAGTATCGTACAGCTTTATTGATAGTTCGATTCCCAATGCACCCAATTGTAACTCTGCCCCTGCATGATCTCGTTTAAATGTCCACTCAAACGACAATTTAAAAACGGTCCCGCTAAATTTAATTGCCTCTACTTCAATTGCTTTAAACGAAGTAAGAATTATAAAATTAGCATTAATCATGATGCTGACACTCCCAACTTTCCTAGCTCAGTTAGGAAATTACTTTTGCGATTAAACGGAATAGTCACATGCACTGACTTACCAAGTTCAGTTTCATCACACAAATCTTTTGCTTCTTTAAGCCCAAACCCAGTGTACTCACGCACTAACTTAATATATGGAATAAAATTGCCACTGTTACCAGCATTACGAGTTGCAGATTTGTAAATTACTACATTACAGTCGCCATCACCAGTCATTAGGCGAAAAAATATTGCACCCTTCAGGTCATTGCCTAATGTGTCTGCAATCGTATCCCACAGTTCCAAACCAGTGGTCGCGCCGTAGGCTTCCGTGATAGACCGCATGAACTGCAACCCAGATAATACTACTGTATCCCGGGCTGCGTCTGACAACGATTCTAAATCTAGCGGTTTCATTTAATCTGCGTATTCAGTGTCAACAACATCATCAGTATCTTCTTGTTCAACAATACGCACCTTGTGACCAGCGTCTTGCTGATCAGAAGCATAGTCAACAGCTTGTTGTTCAGTTTTAAAAACTTCGGAATCCAAAACTGCACCAGCGCACATTACCAAAACTTTAAACATATTAAACTTCTTTCTTTGTTGCTAAGTGTATATTATACTGCTATCTTACCGAAATGTCAACTGCTGTTTACATGCAGTGATAACGCTCAGTTCCGGGGTCACAGCATCCACCCAGCTCTGACTTGCGGATCATGCACTTTTTGCCAGTCAAGATGTTAACTGTTTCAACCATTGGGTTGTAGTAGAAATTGTATTGTTCGTGGGTCATAACCAAATAGCGCCCCACTGACTCTTTCAAGCCAAACATTGCGTCGACTACCCGTGAATTCAGCCGTGTGGCAGCAATCTTCGCGCCACGCTCAGTTGGGTAAGTCATGTCACGGCATTGTTTGCGGGCAATGTATCCAGTTAAGGTGTCATAAATTACAAACATGATATTTCCTTATTCAGTGATGCTAAGAACAGTTACTTCGTTTTCATCAAGCAGCAACGTGGTGCGTTCTGAACCGTAAATAATGATTGGGACGTCAAGTTTAACAGTGTGCTGAACTTTGCCACCGTATTTGACACGGCTAGACTGTACCATCCCAGTAACTTGGAACAATCCCAAGTAATTGGACGTAACTGCTTGACCTTCTTTGTTCCAGCTCATTCAATGCTCCGGTTGTTTTCTGCTATGTCACTATTATAGCACCAAAATACTTGACTGTCAATCAAATATACATGCTAGTTTCAGCATTTTGCCTAGCAGTTTCAGCTGCATCAAAATTATGATTGCGCCAGCAAAACGTATCCAGGTCCAACCGATGTGCCTTTTCCATACCGCGGTGACCCTTGTATGCCACGATAGTTACGCACTTGTCAGTGATCTTTGTGATTTCGCCGGTGTAGGACAGGTTATAACTGTCGTATTCAGCAACGTCGCCAACTACAAACGAAGCACCACGCTGAGTAGAACCATCACGTTCGTCAACATAAACAGTGATACTATTGTAACCAGACTTGGAAACGCCAGTGCATTCAACTTGATACTTTGTTTCAGACGCTGGGATAGCACGGCCGTGGTATTTACGGGCTTTGGACATAACGCGGATTAAGTTGGCCATTTTAAGTTCCTTTGTTTCTTGCTATGTGTATATTATAACACCGAAATACTTGACTGTCAACAACTATTTCTGGCTAAGAAACATTGCATATGAAGTGTTGCACACACGGCGACAGTCAGCCAACGTACGAATAAGCATACCGCCCTTGCCGCAAACACGAAAGAACACTACATTGCCAAGTTCGTCAGTGACAGTAAGTTGAACTGCATTGATTGGTTTTTTAATTTGACCCCAACGAGCATAATAATCACCAGACGCTTCAATTGCGTTAACTGACTTATATTCTTTAGTGTATTTCATTTTGTGTTCCGGTCGTTTTCTGCTATGTCGTTATTATAACGCCGAAAGGCTTGACTGTCAACCATTAAAATATAAAAGTCGATGCTCGGATAAATAAAGTATGAACAATTATTATACCTACGCTTATTTACGTGAAGATGGCACTCCGTATTACATTGGGAAAGGCAAAGGACGTCGAGCCTGGTCTGGAAGACATCGCGTACATTTACCAGTGGACAGTTCCAGAATTGTGATCTTATCTGAAGGGTTAAGTGACGACGCTGCTAAGTTAATGGAGAAAGAACTTATCACAAAATATGGCAGAAAAGATTTAGGTACTGGTATTTTACAAAACCAAACTGACGGAGGTGATGGTGCCTGCCTCAAAGGGTCAAAAAATGGTATGCATGGGCGTACCCATACTCCGGAGGCAAGGGCAAAAATTAAAGCAGCAAGAGCCACTCAAATTATGAAACCATGCTCTGCTGAACAGAAGCAATTCCTTAGCGATAAATTTAAAGGCAGAAAGAAACCCGACGGATGCCCAGAATTCCACTCAGATGAAACGAAAGCTAAGATTGCCGCCGCACATTTAGGCAAGCCGAAAAAGAAAGGTTATAAACAGTCCGATGAGCAAAAACAGAAAAAGTTAGAATCGTTTCGAGCCACAATGGCCGCTAAGAAGCAATCAAATTAATCAACTGCTGGTTAATAGCATTCATCTCATCCTGCTCTATATACCAATCTGTCCGAGGGTCATAATATTGTCCTTCAATTGGATCGTAATACAAGACTCGACCAGAGAACGAAAACGGACCTTCTAATCCTTTACGTGGTCCATAATTGTCACGCATGTTATCCATAACGCTTAACACCTTGTACCCCATTTGACGCTCCTTGCTGGTAAGCTGGTATTATAACACCAAAATGCTTGACCGTCAATCAGACTTATACGCTTCTCGGTTAAGTAATTTTGCGATTTCACTCGCTATATACTCGCTCTCACATGTGCATATAACCGTTCCATGTTTGTCAGTGACTACGTTGTCTCTAACACAAAACGGAATAAGATAACTAATATACGCTAGCTTATATATTATTTTTTTCTTACTGTCCATTTTGAGGGTTCCATTTAAGTGTAAACATCGTTAGCTCAGCGTCTGTTTTGAACGCAAACGAGGTAGTGTTTACTCGTTTGCCGCACCCAGTGGCGCAACACCATTTATCAACATCATCGATAAAACTAAATTTTTTTGTGTTTAGCTTAATTTTAATATAATTTGGCGTTACTATTTTCTCTACTATCTCAATGTCGTTTGTCATTTTTGGGTCTTTTGCAAACTCGTATGCTGGCGCGAACCTACTTTGTTTCATGATTGCCACGTAAATATTCCTTAAATAACTGTTGGAAATCGCTTTCCGTTAAATCGCCCACATCATGCCCCTCGGGCAGTAATACACGCTTATCCCCGTATCTCGCAAGTTTCAGCCCTGCTTTATCGCCTTGAACACACGCAACTTTAGTTGATGGCAACGCCTTTAACCAACTAACCAGGTGGACTGGGTTATTAGACAAGACTGCTACTGCAGGTAAGCCATACAAGTGAAGCCGGCATGCGTCAAAAACTCCTTCAGTAAGGAAAAGAACTGGATCAGCCCAATGCACTGATTCGAGCCCCCATACAGCAAGCTCGCCTGTCTTGCTTGCACAAGGCTTCGTAACCCATGTGTAATAACGGGCAAGACGCGGGTCGTCAACATGAAGCTTAGGCAAACTTGGATTATACGATTGAAATCCAACATATTGCCCTGACATGTTCCATAGTGGAAAAGTTACATAATCATCTGCGACGACGACGTTTGGATACAGTGTTGTATCAAACCAACGGCCACGGAGATGTTCTTGCATGTTCATAATGCATTATAACACCAGCAGCATCGTAAGTCAATAGGTAGCAATTCTTCGATCAACAGACTTTAGCATACGTGCCTCCCAGTTGTCATAGCCTTCGACTGGCCATTGGCATCCAAATTGGTTCCCGTTGTGTTGAAATGAACTCAATTTTAAAGTTATTGTTTTGTTATTTTTTCTATCTTCAAGTAATGACTCTACAACCTCACCATCAATTTGAAAAATATCTATCACTTTGTTTTCTGTTTTGTCGAAAGGAAGGATATATGTATCTATACCTTTCGACAATCTAGTTTCCAATGTCATGTTACTGTGGAAACTCCCCTCAAAATGGCTAGTAATTGCCGATTTACTTTTTTTATTTTCTAGATTCGTCGAATAATACAAGCCGCCACGTTGCCCGATTGCTAATTCGTCCTGGAATATCCCACTAATCTTACTTTCAATCGGGCGTGGATATACAAGATCTCTGCCATTTTTATAATAGTAAATATATCCGTCGGGCCCATTGGGTTCTATTGATGGCACTGCGCCAATTGCTGCGCATCCAATGATATCTGCCCATTTTGAATATAACTCGGGCATTGACACATCGCGCCCAGTAAGGTTATCTTCCCAAAATCGAATATTGGTTAAATCTGTCGGCTGGCGTTTGAGCAGCTGGCTAACGATTCTTGCATTGTTATTTTTAGCAGACATCCACTGAGCGCGAGTCATCATAATGCATACCTTAAATGAAAATTGTATTGTAACAACGTTTATCTAAACTGTCAATCAAAAGGAGAGGGCCGAAGCCCTTCTTTTTAGTACCTGTATGCGCCAGGATTACGCTTGTATCGCTCGTATCTTGCTTGTCCACATGCAGTAGCGAATGCCCAGTATGTGCTAAATATTCGCTTTAACATAGCGCCTTCCCTCTGCTAATAGTGTCAAATTTACGAGTGTAATATTCAACATCATCCACAGTGTGTATATCTTGATTTTCAAGATATTGTTCAAGTTCAGATTTTTGTGGTTGCGACTTAAATAAGTTAGACAGCAACTCTATGGGATTCCATAGCAACACAATTAAGCCTTAGCAGTCTGTTTGCACATTGCAGTAAATGAGCTAACAGCATTGTCAAATTGATCAGTGAAAAGTTCAACTGACGAAAAGTATGCACTAACTACTTTTTTAGTAGCATCTTTTGTTTCTTTGTGCGGAATAACTGCAATCATCGAGTCAGCAAATTGGCGATTCAATTCCAATACACGAGTAGCAGTTGGGACTTCAAATTTTGGCAAGTTAGTAAAATTAAACATTGTAAATCTCCTTATATAGCAAGTTTTAATTATGTAGGCCCTTATCAGCACCTACACAATTATTTATGCTGCACTGCAACATAGGAAATATTTATTGTTAATTAACTACGCCAAAATCCGCCCAATTTGCTCCGCCGATATAAATATAGTATGAAACCTACATATCTATATATAAAACAACATAATAAAACAGGGCTTAAATATTTTGGTAAAACAACTCAAGATCCTGAAAAATATCTTGGGTCTGGAATTAGATGGAGGAACCATCTTCGTGTGCATGGAAATGATATAACTACTACATGGACATTATATACAAACAAAGAAGAACTAATGGCAGCAGCACTACTTTTTTCGGAAACTAACAAAATTTCTGAATCTTCTGAGTGGGCAAATTTAAAACCAGAAAATGGGTTAGACGGCGGAGACCATGGAAAACTCACTGACGACGGTAGGAGACGCAAGTCCGAAGCAATGAAGAATAGAAAATTATCTGACGAAACTCGGAAAAAAATTTCTGAATCTAATAAAGGAAAAACACGAACACTTGAACAAAATGCGGCAAATTCAGAACGGCAAAAAGGAAAGCCTGGCTTACTTGGTCCTCAAAACGGGCAATACGGCAAAACACCTTGGAACAAAGGGTTATCTATACCTAGTCCAAATAAAGGCAAAAAGTACAAATCGTCAGGGCCTAATCCAAACAAAAGTCATCCAGCTTGGAATAAAGGAATGACTATGCCAAATCCAAATAAAGGTAAAAAGTATGGCCCGTCTGGTCCAAGTGGCCCAATGACCAAATTAACTTGTCCGCACTGCAACAAAGAAGGCGGTGCGTCAATGATGAAGCGATATCATTTTGATTTGTGCAAACTTATTCAACAATAGGACCGTTGGCCCAATTTGCACCGCCTATTGACATCCAAAACATTGGCTTTCCATGATCTGGTCTTTCATTGAGAACAATAGTACCCTGTTTTGCTTCGTGACGTGGACGCTCATCTGAGCTTGTAATCTGTACTCCGCCAATCGTCAATTGTTCAATGCCCACTGAGCCATCTGGCTCCACAACAATGTTGTTTCTGCCATTGCTACTTACTACTAGACGTTGCGGGCGCATTGTACCAAAGATAGCAACATCTTTCCTCAATTTACGTGTAACAACTTCACATTCTTCATCCCATACTGCTAGCGCGCCAGCTGGTGTTTCTGTGTTAACACCAACACGTTTGTTTACTACAGTAAGAGACCCTTTATTTAAAATAGCATCGCCATTGACAGTCAGTGAACGCAATTCACCTAGTTCTTGAATATTTGTTTCTGTTACAAACGAGCCAAGCTTGTTACCAGATAAAACAGTAGTTCCATTTATGGTAAGTTTAGTTAAGTCTAAACCATCTGCTTTAATTTTCTCAAAAACTTTATCAGCATACGCTAAGAAAAATTCTCCATCCATGGACAATTTTAACAAGCCAGCACTGTGCTCAACTAAGTCTTTGTAAAACGGCGAGTCAGTTGGGATTTCTCCAAGTAACTTCAAATCACCCTCAACTGTTAAATTCCCTTTAATAGTAGCAGCAGATGTAACAAGTTGATTCTCAACTACTGTTGCCTGATCCATAATTGTGACTTGACATGTCGATGCATTATCTTGTATGCCTGTACTTCCAAAACTTTTTATTATCCCACTGATGACATTGTCACCAGACATTTTAAAATTTTGAAAGTTTATTGCTTCAGCAGGGATACTGCCTGCTGGGAAAGTAAGTTTTTTAACAAAGTCAGTGAGCTTTCTGTCAATGTAAAATTGAACTGTCTTGTTTATATCAATTTGCGCTAACTTTTGTGCTACATCAGCTGCAACTTGTTTTGCAATTTGTTCATGTAATTGTTTAACAAATGCCTCGGTGATTTCTGACGCAATAGAGTCAATTTTATCTTTAGACATTAGTTTCACCCTCAGTTAACCGAGCTAATAGAACATCGTAAAACGAATCTACCTCACCGTTAAACACTCCACGCAAGTGACTTATCCCCTCTACCACAGTCAAAAAATCGCCTCGTTGCAACGCGTCAATTGTCGCTTTATGTAACCCAACTAGCCTAGATAAATCTTTAAGTTCATCAATTGAGATAGATTCTGGCGGCACAAGGCAGTAAGCAGTTACTGGACCGCGAATAGGTGCGTCAAAAGTTTCAAGCTCTAACAGCACGTGACGATTGCTCATTTCTTGAGCTACTTCTTTTCCAAAAATAATTTGCATAGTAAATATTTATAGTTGACCAGTCTGAGATTTAAATTTCTGCATAAACAATTTATACGAAGTAATTGAATCTTTTGGTTGCTCAAATTGTTGTAATCGTTCCAATGAGACGTCTGGCATGTCGGGCCAATCTCTTCCACGAGACGGCATAAATGCGTGTGCTTCAATTTTCTGAGCAATTCTATCAGCCCGCTTAATAAGCTCTTCTTCTTCCTTACTTGGTGGTTCAATGTCAAAAGATGAATAGATTGCAGCCATTAATTTTGCTTCTAGTGCTTTAATGTGCGGGCGCAATTCTGGTATTCGCTTAATTGGACTAGGCAAATCTCCAGTATACACTTCAGCAGCATCATGCAATAATCCAAGCAATACAAGTCTGCATCTGTCTATACTTTGATCTTCAATCTCGGTGTTTAGTAACAACTCATCTGCAACGAAAATTGAGTGCTGTGCTACATTGTATGGTACTGCGGTAATAGTGTGACCACAAAAACGTGCCATTCTTGATAACCCCCACGCAATGTCTTCAATGAAGATTGAGTCTGGGTCAGGGTCAGACACGTCAACTAATCTGCCAGTAACAGTTTCTAAGAACATTTTCGTACACCAAGTTGATGGAAAATATGTTGGACACCTACTGCTTGGGAATATGCATCAGCTAACGCATTATGCGCGTCTTTGTTGCCAGTTTTAGCTGAGTAGTCACCCATGTCGCCAATGGTACGGGAATCTCGTATTTGCCAATATTGCCAAGGTACGGGTTTACCCAACGTCTTATAAAAGTTTTCCAGTATGCAAATGTCAAACAACGGACCTTGAGCCCATATTTTGTCAACTCCCACCAAGTAGCGGCTAAGTTGGTTAGTAGCTTCGTCCATACTAACACGGTCGCCGTCGTCACCCATTGCTTCATCTTGTGACTCTTGGCTTTGTTTGCCCCACCATTCTACTGTTGAATCATCAACTGTGCGGCCACGCTCAGTTTGTTCGTCTACGTTTATTCTAAAGTAAAGTGGCGATGTAGGATCTTGCCTATCATACGGATTAAACTTTACTGCACCCAGCGTCAATACAACGCACCCATGAGTAAACCCAAGGGTTTCAATATCAATCATGCAATGCATGTTAAACCACTGGCTCAAGTCTGATTAATAGAGGAAATCCATTATTTCGAGCAAGGACTGTTGCCTCAACTCCTTTTTGCTCCGCCAATTCATATGGCAGCACTGCTACCACTGCCGATCCAAATTCGTGAACAGCAGTACACAATTTCATCGCGTCTTCTTCTGAGTGATTAAACACTTCAGTCAAACTTGCAATTACGAACTCCATTGTAGTCACGTCATCGTTCATGTAGATAACATTAAACATGCTTGGAGGCATAAGCCCTGTTTTAGGGACAATTTTTTCTTTTACAACTGGTTCTGCTGACGACATTTTATTTCCTATTTAATAGGGCAGAGAAGATCCCTGCCCTTACCCTACATTATACTGTTATTTGCTTTGTAGTGCTACTCTGAATGGCAATCTTGCGGGGTTTTAATTCCTCAGGTACCACAATTTCGACACCAATAATTAGCAACCCGTTTTCAAACTTTGCATCTCGAACAACTACATGTTCCGCAAGACTTAAAGTTTTCGTAAACGATTTTGAGCTAATGCCGTGGTATAGATAATCACGCTCTGGCCTTGCCTTTTGCTCACCAGTAATCGTTAGCACATTGCTATCGAGCGAAATGGTTAACTCGTCCTCACTAAATCCAGCCGCAGCAAGCTCAATTGTATATTGCGTGTCACTGTGACGGACAATGTCGTGTGGTGGATAGTTAGTTGCGTTTGGTAAAACCGATGCAGTTCTATTTAATGTGTCAAACATTCTGTCGAACCCAATGGTCGCGCGGTTTAAATGTGCCAGCAAAGATGGGAAATCTGTGGCGGTCGTAAGATAACGTTGATTCATAATTTTCTCCTTTAATAAGCAAGAATCATTGCAAAGCCCGATTATCGGCACCTTGCATAGTATTTATTATACAGAAAGGAGAATTAAAATAAATTATTTTGGCTGATCTTGTTGAACAAAATAGTCAATTGGTTTTTCTAATCGTTGGTTGTTCATAAGAAAATTCTTCGGACCGTAGTACCATGATTTTTTATGCACAGCCAATTTATCCTTAAACCCGCTTTGACCGTTTTGCACTGTATTAACAATAATCGATGTAGATATATTTGAAACTTCTGACAACCATTCATTGTTGCCCATATCACTACGGTACAAATATACAGTGTAGATGTTTGGCGACGTCTTTAAGTAAAACGCCAAATCTTCTATTTCTGACACTTCTGGGTCAATGATTACCACAGTGTGCGCAACAGTGTTGACTAAATCTGGTGGCGTGACTATATTACTAAACTGTTCTTTAGTGTCGATATCCATGTAAATTCCTTTAATTAAGTTGATGTTTTGCGAAGATATTCAGCAATTTGCTCTTGCTCAGTAGGGTTAAGATCATCTATGTCATATTCCCCATTGCCTACTTTTTCTACTAACAACTTTATATATTCTTCGTCATACGCAAATGCGTCAGTATTGGTTTTATCAATTTCAATCCAACGTGTGCCTACCCACTTAAACAACTTGCTTGGCAAAAAGTCTACTCGTAAAAACAAATCTCCACGAATTGGGTTAGATGGAAATTGAGTCCCAAAACTTGCATTGCCACCCATTGGGAATGTGTCTACTTTTGCAGTAAAATCTGGTAAACTTACTGTTTTTTTGCTTGGTAGTAACGGACCTGACGCAAGAACGTGTGGTGGCTGTACATGTGCAATAACCTTTTCTTCCATTGGTTCAACTGGCTGTTCTACCACTGGCGGTGCAATTTCTACCTCATCAAATTGAGCAATAATTTCAGGTGGGGTAACTTCAACTGGTGGAAGTTCTACAACTTCTTCAATTACTTCTTCAATTATTGGCTCAACTACTGGCAAAATTTCTTCTATTTCTGCTACAGCTTGTGCTTCTTGTTTAATGAAGTATTTTGGCTTATCGTAAAAATAAACTGCCTCGAACGCTTTTTTTGCCACTTCAGGATTAGTTAATGTTCCACTCAGTGGCTGTTCTTCAATTATCAGCTCTACTACAGGTTCTACTACAGGAGCAACTTCTTCATTAACTTCAACTGGCGGGGCAATTTCGGTAATAAAATCTGAATAATCAATGTCATCGCTACTTGCTGCGAATGCTGTATCTGCTATAGTAACAGTCACAGGCATAGCATCAAGTTTAGTTTTTTCTACCGTATTTGTTAATTCTGCAATGAGAGAGGTAAGTTGTGAAATAGTATTTGACGATGTTGCTAATTTACTATCAAGTTTTGCTATCGCAGCAGACAACCCTTGCCGCTCCATTGTCGCAGTCTCTTTTGCTGACGCTAATTCTTGCTCAACTGTTGCCTTTAACGCTACTAACTCATCATACTCAGAAATAAGAACTGCCAATTCTTTAGTTAGTGTTTCATTTTCAGATAAGTGCGCGGAGCATTCTTCTTCTATTGCTGATTTTTCTTTTGACAAATCGTCAGACAATTTTAATATATCTGCAAGCACTAAATTAGCTGCCAATAACTCTTGTGTGGCTTTTTCTTTGGCAATAATTTGCTCTTGGATAATGGCGTCACGAAGTTTTTGCTCTGCCTCATTAGATTCAGCTGCAATAGCAGAGAACCTATTCCATTCATCTAGTTTAACTTTTTCGTACTCAGCAGCACATTCTGCTTTGGTTACTTCAATAGCATTGTGCACTTTTTGTTGAATATTTATTTCAAGCTCTGCTATATCTTCTTCTTCATCTATTCGTTTTCTATCAATTTTAGACCAGTCGATAGACGTAGTTGCAGCTAGGATAAGGACAATAGCAAGCGGGTCAAACACAAACACAATAATAATAATGACCCATCTTACTGCGTCTTCTAACATATTTTGATCGGCGTTGTTTCCATAAATTAACGCTGCTATGTATTTTATAGGTCCAACCTCTGCTTCAACTTTGCGATACTGACTAGCAATAGGTGCCCGTTTCTCTTGAAGGACTGCAATTTCTTTTTGTGCTAAATCTATGTCACCCTGTAACTTAGCTCGTTCCTTTTGCTGTGATCTACGAAGATTTGCTGCCTTAGTAGCTCCTGTTTCATCAGTAGTACGCGCAAGTAATTGATCCACTGCGCCATCCATCTGCACTAATGCCTTGCGGGATGCATCAATATTATCTCGTTGCGTTTTTATTTTCTCATCAAACAATGATACTTGTGCTTGAATATCACCAGTTGGGGTTGCTTGATCTAAGTGAGCTTTACTTAGGTAACCAAAAATGCCCATGCTTGTAATTAGCATTAGCACACCAACCGCAGTAACAAGGTACGCTTTTATCTTATACGAAGCCCGATCCCAGTTATAGTGTAGCCACAATGTTGTCACTACTTTGCCTGCTTCCAATACTGCACCCATGGTGACGATTGGCCAGAAGGCACCTGCGAAAATTGCAGTTAAACCTACTATGCTGTAATACGCTGCGATGCCAGATATGCAAAGAGCAGTGAGAAGAGTTGTAAAACCTAGAAACATTGAATATTTATCCTTGCTAACTTAACATTTTAGCAAGAGATAACTTATAAATCAAATGCAATGAGTTTATTTCCAAGGTCGACCTTGGATTGGTGACTTGAGCGAAGTGTCAAGAGTATGTAGTGGGCGGTAACCTGGTGTTCCTACTGCGCTTCGTTTTGTTTTAGCCAGCGCGAGTTTGGCTGCTTTACGAGCAGCCTTTGATGGTAATGTTGATATTCCGTTTTGCGACATGTAGGTAATCTCCTACATGTATTTATTACTTTTTAAGTAACCACAACATTACTACAACCACGTTATCTTACCTTGTTAGCAAGAGTGGCATACATTAGACGCTTATCAACCTCATCAGCAAAATCTGGAAATATAGCAAACAGTTGAAATGCATCAACCTCTTTATACTTTGATTCTTTTGTGCGCTTTACCTTCATCAGTGAAAACTGGGAATCGTGCTTTTTAAAACTAATTGCTTTGCCACGTGCTCCCCAGCCAGCGTACCACGATCCGCCAGCTTTAAATGCGGCCCATACCTTATCGTGTTTGTGGCCAGCAACTTCTTCGTTGCACCACCCAATATAATCAAAATCAATGCTCACTCTATCACCCCAATGTAAATTTCCGTAAGTATTCGCTGGCGTCTGACACGTCTAAGTCCGCATCCCAAATCTCGTTGTCTTGCGCATCCTGGATTAAAAAATCAGTGCCTGGATGCGTGTTAGCAAAAGTCGGCACTTTGGCAATAAGCCCAATGGATATCAAATATCCAAGCAATTCTCTGTCTTTGTCATTCATTCTGTGTCCTCACTGAGCAACTCAAACAACCCAGCCAACGCTTCTTTCTCAGCAACAGTAGTTGAAAAATCAACGGCTGGACGACCAGAAATAAGTGATTGAACAATGGATTCAAATGCAGTCATAATATACTCCTTAATACCGTTTTATCTACAGTTCATATTATAATGCCATCTAATCAAAAAGTCAACTATTTAATTCTTTGACTACAGTCTCAACTCTGTGCCCTTGCGGGCCAGATAGCAACGTGTATTTCGTATCAGTATATTGTAGCATTTTTACAACAAAATCATGCCCTTTTTGTCTAAACACTTCATCTTGCCGTGTGCCATCTTGCACCATCGGAAAGTCAGGAGCGCATACAAACACTTTATCATAGCGGGAAAATGACTCCATAGCCAAAAAACGCAATTCCTTAGACACAGAGGAAAACCATTCTTGTGAGTAAAACATAGTAGTTAACGCTGAGGAGTCGCATAGCAGCGGAGTATCAACTCTGCCTAACGCTAATTCTCTTTCTTCACGAGCAATTTGTGATTCTGCAATAAACTGCATTTGCTCGTATTCTAAATGGTGATCACAAAAATCATAATAATCTCTACCAAATTCGTATGCTGCGTTAGTAGATAGAAAATCAGTTAAGTATTTGATGATGGAAGTTTTTCCGGTTGATTCTCCACCCAAAAACACAACTTTTTTCCTAAAAGATGGCAACACATACGACGGCAACATCTCTGTTATTAACTTAGTTTCAAAGTTTGATTCTCTTAATTGCGTCCCTGAAACATTAAATTCAGTTCTTTCTATATCAATTATAAGATGCTTTACACTAAACTCTTTATTGAACTTATTTGTAAAGTATGTTGACAGAAATTGAGCAAATCCTGGTATATAAGATTCAGACCCGAATACTATTTGTACACTAGTGTTTAACTCGTTAAACAAATAATCTGCACAGAATTGTCGGTGTGATAATTCTGAGTCATTGTCGTTAGGAATTTTAGTGGCTAATGGGTCAATTACAACTATTTTAACACGGTGTTCTACTTTGTGATGCTTAGTAAATTTTATCAGCCAGCTTTTTCGCTCATCTGCGCTGCACTTATCTACAATCAACGACGTGTAGCTCATCACAATAAGATTGTCGCAGACACCAAGGGCGTCAGACAATACTTTTTCGTGCCCTTTGTGAAATGGGGCAAATTTCCCTACAACTAATCCAGTATGGTAATTCATGCCATCATTGTAGTACATTGCGAGGAAATCCGCAATCACCAATTAAATCATTTATTTTCTATTTTAGCAATTAGTTCGCGCATTTGTGTAATTGCTATTGCTGCATCCTCGAGAAGGTCAGCAATTCTGTCTGGCTTTCCCTCTTGCACAGACTTTCGTGTAGAGATTTGCCGACGAATTTCAGCTCGCTTGTTCAAGCGGTAAACAATATCGTTTTCATCCATATTCAAGTAATATTTTTAAAATAAAGATAAAATACATACATCCACGCAATGCCCACTAGGCTACCAAATGCGAGGAATATAAATTGTGATAAGGATAAATCAAACATATTTTATGTAATGTTATAATAACTGCTATTGTAGCATTACAATGTGTAAAAATCAAATAATTTGATTAGAATGTAATTGTCCAAGTGCCTGGTGTAAGCCATTGGTAAATCTTATTACCACCGACATTGGTAATCGTTGGAGATCCTGTTACACTCACTGGATCTTTGTATGTATTGGGATAGGTAATAATAACAATTCCAGACCCTCCATTACCGCCAACGTTCTGACCGTATCCAGCACCTCCACCACTACCGGTGTTGGCAGATCCTGGTAAGCCATTATACCCCCCACTAGTATAGGCTATGCCCCACCCTACTCCATAAAACCCAGCACCACCTGCAGCATAATACACAACTGACCCTGTTATAGTTAGTTCTAAACTTTCACCACCATTGCCTCCACCTACTCCGTACACTGTACTAGTTCCTGCTGTTTTAGCTCCACCGCCTCCACCACCACCACCCGCAGATGATCCCCCACCTCCACCATATCCTTGGCCAGAACTACCTGTGCCACCTACACTGCCGGCACCACGTCCGCCGCCACCAGAACCACCTGCCGCACCATTATTAGATACTGTAGTATAACAGCCACCCCCACCCCCACCAATGCATTCTATAGTAACATGGTTCCCAGACAATAAAGAGTTGGCCCCGTTATCCCCTCGCGCCGCCTGGTTACCATTTTTCCCAGCACCGCCGCCCCCAACAGTTACAGTATAAGCAATGCCAGCAACAATATTTGACATAGTGCCTTGTAAAAGACCTCCTGCCCCACCACCTCCACCGCTAGTACCAGAAGGACTTCCACCACCCCCACCCCCACCCCCAGCAACTACTAAGTAATTTATAGAAGGTGTGGCCATTGATTTTCCATGCCCATTGCTCATAGAAATAGCGCCACTGGCTATCCCAAACAGAGTACGGACATTTGTTTGATTTAACGAAATTGCTGTAGTTGATGCTAGTCCAAGTTCTGTGTTTACTTGTGATAATGAAATTGATCCTGATGCTGGTAACGCCATATGATATCCTTTTGGTCACCAGTATTTATTTGATCATTCATTTATAGCTCGTGTCCACAATGTGGACATTTATTTCTCTTTCCTTGCAACAGCTTTTTCAATTTCCTGCAATCTGATACGAGATCTTTTATAATCTTCCTTGACCTATCTTTTTTAGATTTTTGCAGTTCTTGCTTTAGTTTATCCTTCATTTTAGCAAGCTTAGTTTCAAAGATTTGTATGTAACCAGTTAAATCGCTCATGCAGTTTCCTTAATTTTTTGCCATACTTTATACAACACCCTCATTGAGATAGCGTCTGGATGTTCAGGTGAATGGTCTACACTATCACAATATATTGGCTCCCATGAATACTGCCAAAGCTTAAAGTGATTCCTAATGTGGGCGCACAAAGAAAAATGATAGTCGTGCAAATCTTTAAACGACGAATTCTTAAATACAATTTGCTCATCGACTGTTGCTTCGTCTAACCACTTCAAGACTTCAACAACCATTTCGTCATCTGTTGGTCTACTCATTATTAATGCCAAGTGTGTCAGGCGAATGGTCAAGCAAGGTGACGCCTTCACTGATGTAAAAAGCCGCATCTTCATCACAAATCGTTACTGTTAAATCAGAGTGAAGCAAATCATAGTCAATAAACGACTTGTCATCATCTGAATATACACGAAAACGATATTTACCGTCCATACAGTAAATTAGTTGTCCGGTGGCTCCATTTGCAGTTTCAATTTTCATTTTTATCTCCACAATCCATACGCCATGGGCAAGTTGATAAAGCTTGCGTAGAGCAGTCATCTAACCCGTAGCAATGTGGAGGCTCAGTGCCTCTAATCTCAATAATTTGCTTGACAATCATTGCTCGCGTGTTACCCAACGTTGCTTCTGTATCAAGTAGAGTTTGCATAACATCCATCTTATTCTCCGTATTCCGCAAAAAATCTCTCTATATTTGCTTTTGCTTTTGCTTCAACATGCGTCCGCATAAAATCAGTGTGGTAAATGTGCTCGCGGCAATGGAGGAAGTTAACCAGAAAATTAGCGCACTTTTTTCTGTCCTCGTTAATGTTACCGCCGTATTCTTTGATGATGTTGTCCTGGTGCCTAATAAAGTCATCCCAAGGATCAGCTAGCCTGCACAGGTCAGAGTCTAGCAGTGTAGCAATATCACCACGTAATGGCAATGAGTTTAAGTGCGTCTCAATCGTTGTGTATTCAATTAACTGGCAGGCTCGTGCAATTACATTACGGCTAATGTTAAACCGTGCTGAATCATTTTTAAGTGCGGCAGATGAACAATACTCATTTGCACCGCAGTTTGCACCTGGAATGTAAATTGCATCGTGCCAGTGTGCAGCTAAACAAAGTTCATCCGTCACTGTGTCAATCTTTAGTGCATTGCGATACACATCCACCGCATGATCCCAGTTGTGGTAAGGGCGGTAATTAAAATTATACCAACGCTCTGCAACCATGCAAAGCTGTTCAATTTCTTTGTTCATATTATTTCAGGTAACTCCCATTTTCCACTTTTAACAATACCATCTAAGATATGCGGCAACGGTAGCCGTTTTCGTTTTTTGCAGCACCACACGATTGGACCATACATCTCATCTTTGGCATAATGGTCATACAGGTCTTGAAGATCCTCGTAGTTAATACTTTCTGCATCTGCACACCTGTCAAACGTATCGTTACAATTTACTGCAATAGCAAACGTTTTTTGAGCGTCAGTTGGCCAACTTTCTTTCCACCAATGTTCATTTAAAATGATAACTTCATTTGCAAGAAGAATTGCTAGAGCATTAGTTTCTTCAAATATAAGTTCACTATCTGGTTTGTCTGGGTATAACCGTGTACCATCCGCTTTGCAGCGAGACCAATCCATTGCAAAATACGCAGACTTTATACTAGTATTCATTACTTATAATCCTTTGGAATTGGTACGCCAATTATTTTGCATTTTTGATCTCGTGGTAAAGATTTTTCACATTCTGCGATAGCGTTATTATACACATTTCTTGTTGACGTTGGCACGTATTCTGACAATGTGGCAGCGCCAACAAAACCAGCAAGAATACCCCAACAAAATATTAAAAATCCATCTCTCATTTTAATTTCCACGTAGTTAATTGTTCAGCATACAACCGTTTCCAGTGCTGCATAGACACAATAGCGTTAATCCAAAACGCACCATACAAGATGGAAGTCAAATACAATTCCCTTGACCAAAATAGCGGAACAGACAACGTGTTAACTAAAATCCAAATCTTCCATGTTTGAGCACTACGCGACATAAGCAATAACTGTGCTACTACAGAAAATGCCAAAACGGTTGAGTCTACCCATGGCGCATACGCATTAGTAAATTTAGATAACAAGAAACCATATACAACTGTCACAAGCAATGCTACTGCAATATATATTGCCATTGTTTTAGTTGGCGCATAATTGATTGGCAACGACTTTCGACTATTGCTATCTTCATACCCGTATAGCCACTTTACCCAGCCAAGCACACCAGTGACAAGAAAGAAAATTTGCAATGTAGCGTCTGCATACAATTGCACATTGTAAAACATAATCCCATATAAAATGCATCCCACAATACCAGTCCACCAAGTGTGGATATTGTTGCGACCTGCAAGAACAATGCAAACAACTGTAAAAAAGTTTGCAGCAAGTTCTAGTGGTGTCCAAGTAAACCAGTTCATAGTCAATCCTTAATTCTTTCAAATTTACTAACATACCCCGCATACTCAGACGCTGGTATACGATACGAATCTGCATCTTTGCAAATGTTAACACATTCAGCAATAATTAATTTTGCAAACTGATTAGCAAACTCATACGGGATATACATACGGTCCATGTCTCCGTCTGGATCAGGACCATTCATGGCGTCACACATTGCTTTTGCCATTATAGATTTAATTTTTTTGTTCATTTTGTTTTACACACCGCCGGAGTTTGATTAAACAATACATCAACAGTTGTGGATACCCCAACTGCAAATATAATTAGCATTAGCGCCGTGCCAACTCCTTTGGCAAAATAAGGAATTATGGTTCTGTCCATTGTTTTTTCTCCTCTGGACAATAATCAATTACTGGACACTGGTCACAAGTCCACACGTTGCCCAACTTAGCTGCTGACAACATACACCCCCACGCTCGGTCTGATTCTTTGCTAGGTGACGAATCGCATACTCGAGTACACAATTCTTGCAACTTCTTCTCTGCATACAATGCTCTTGCGAGTTTTGCATTTACGAGTGATTGATACTCGTCTTCATTTAAAATGTATTGCATATTACAGTTTACTCTTAATGCAACGGTATTTTTCAGTAGGTATGGCTAAGGTGCGGGCCGCATCTTCACACAGAACTTTTGATGAAGTGTATCCTGGAGCACCAGTAAATTCTCCCATTGGCCGCCAATCATAATTTTTGTTATACTGGCCACTTACTGCCACTACTGTCCAAATTACCAAAATATAACTACCCATTATTTTTTACTCCATACGCTGTATGCCGGTTTAAATTTACTTGCTTGCAAAATTTTAAGCGGAACTCTACGATAGTCATACCAATCGTTGTTGTCAAGCATAGGATGTGGATGCGCCTTGTTAATTAACTGGTTGTTAATTATATACGCATGCGCAGCCAATGGGTTAGCAAATTGAACTAGCCGCTTGCCATCAGTTACAAGTCGCAAATCTTTAGTAAACATAACACGAATACAAAATGACATGATAATCTCTTTTCACAGTGAGTTAATTAATGCAATCAGTTCAGCTTTGTCTGCGTCGGTAACTTCACACATATGACCATAACCATTCTTCATGCCAGCGAACTTTTGTTCAACTGCGCTAACAATTGAATTTTTACGTTGACGTTCAACATTTGCCGCTTTTTCAGCATACACATATTTTGCTTCAACCAGTCGCATTCCGCTGTATGATTTGCCAGCAGTGCGTTTGCTACCATGCTTGTCATACACATCGCCGTTGTCAAGATAAATGTGGCCGTGGCCGTTGATTTTTGTGACTTTGCAGATGTTAGCTGACAAGTAGCTATGCGAACTAGACCAAACAGTACCAACTTCATCGCCAACTTTAACTGCAAACATGTAAACTCCAATAATTTCTGTGTATGCGAGTATTATACAGCCAAAAGGCTTGACTGTCAAGCAACGATGTTGCTGAAATACTACTATTCTAATTCGTTAATCGTCTCAAACCCAACTGTTTGCACTAGTTGATAACTTGAAATTATTCGTTCATCAAGCAACCGCTCACCCATCGTGAGCAACAATTCTCGATTGTCCTCTGTTGCTGCAACTGCTCTACTACCAGTGTTCATAAGAACTTGATTAGTAGAACCAGGGTATGTGATAATTAAGTAATATTTCATAATTTAAGGTTATACATTGGTCAAAATGTATAAAGTTTCATTTATAGTTGAATCAAATGCAATTCTTACTGGCATTGGCATTTCCAGATATCGTTCAAACCGTACGCCAGCAGGTGTAATATGAATTACTTTTTCAAAAAACGAATCCAAATCTAAATCCATTGACGTTCGTAAAATCCACGTAATACCAGTGGTATGATCATAACACTGAGTTTCAACTGCCGCCGTAAAACCATCATTTTGTACTAATACAGGATTGGTAGCTTCAAATTTACGCTGATTAACCAGCATGCCAGAATTGATCATCATAATTTAATCCTCACTTTCATACACTGCATTAATGCTCATCTCAGCAATGGCAACAATTCTGTCAATAGAACCGCAAAACATAGCATCAATTTCTTCTTCAGTCCTTGAAGGGAATGCCTTCATTATAAGTTCTTTTGACTCTTCAAGTTTCCAGATTGCTTGCTGCAAATCTGATATCATTTGTTGTCTTACTGTTGCCATTATAGTCCAAGCAAAGTACGCTCTTCGCTGTTAAGTTTCGCAAGTGCAGCGGTGCGAACATTAGCTCTGCGCTGTGCTTCTTCTTTTTCTGCATTAGCATATCGCAGGAAACCCTCTACCCGCTCCATGTCATATTGCACTTCCCACACTGGATTAGCTGGCGCAGTTGTTTTGAGCACTACTGATTCGTAATCATATCTAAACTCATACGTTTCAGCATCAAGTTTGGTGACTGAAAACTCAGGATTGCTAACCATTTCATACATCAATGCAGCAAATCGAGTTGGGTACTCTGCTGAAAACAGAGCCCAATCTGCAAATTTTTCAGCATATTCACGCGCTTGGCGTTGTGCTTTTGTTTCTTTTGCCATATAAATCCTTAAAATTCCACTGATGCATGCATTATACAGCCAAATAAGTGAAATGTCAATCAAAAGAATGCCCTGTAATTTCAGGGCATTCTTTGTCAAATTACACTTTTGGCAGCGGCCACGGTTTCCATTGCTGCTTCATTGCGCCGCTGCCTGCTGCGGCGCGTTTAGCAGCACGTTGAGCACGTTTACGAATGGCATTTGGTGTCATTGACAATGAGTTACCGTTTTTGTCATAATCTTGAGTCGTCGCCGCAGCTACGACTGGGCCGCGATTTACTTCAGGTGCTACGCTACCAACTGCTGTCACTTGCACTGGCTTATCAAAAGCATCCTGCGGCGCAACTGCAAGCTCGCTGATTACTTCGTACTTACATGCTCGGCCCTTGGCGTCGTTGTAGTCACTTGGAATAGAGACCACGTCACGTGGATTAATCTTAAGGATCATTGTCCTGTCGCCACCAAAACTTGACAAATAACTAATGCTGCAAAAATGCAAACCCGCAGAGCAAGTACGATCTTTGTCGTCATCAACTGCATTCCGTTCCATTGACAGCACTTTACCAACGCTATTATCCATCGTGCCAGAGTGGCAATCAAAATAGTTAGCGCGAACTTTTTTGTACGCCAAAAAGTGACCATCAGGAGTGATAGGCAAATTGCTCTTTTCCAAGAAAGGATACAACTCAGTTACTGCTCGTTTGCTTGGGTTTTGCATCAAGTTTTCCATAAATGCAACCATTGGGTCAATTGAAAAACCTTCTTTGAGCATTTCAATCATTCTACGAGCAAGCGAAGTATCAAACACTTCACCTTTCCAGTAAAAGGTATCGCCGTCAATGGTAACATTGCCAGCACCAAATTTCACAACTGCCTTCTTAGGTTCAATCAAATCTTTGACCAAATCCCAGTCGTTAGTTTTAATAGCATCCACTAACCGTTGATAAGTTGGGTGGCTCTTGCCAAATGTATGCGGCACGTTATCAATTACTACGACAACATTACCACCTTGCACAATATACGGGTATGACATTTTAAATCCTTAAAGTTAAGTTACTACAATAAAATTATTTTACGCTTCTTTTGCCACGGAGTCTACTAAATTGATGTAATCAGCGATTGTCTGTGTATGATATGTCATTGTATTGCTGCTAAGAATGCTTAGTAACGGATAATTTGACAGTACATGTTTAAATTCTTTAGTTAACTCATTTGTCACGTTGGTAACAGTAGTAAACAAATCTGTCGAATTATTTTTCTTATACCTAGACAAAAGCCAGCGCATAGCTGTTTCATCAACGTCTGATTTAACTGCACCAGTCAACTTAGCTAAGAACGAGCCGCAAACTCCATCTTGTGCAATAAGAAATGGGAGGACTGAACTATGATTCTTAATAATCCCGCACATTGCGTCAATTCGTAGTAGCGAGTTAAATGCCATTTTGATAACGCTTTTGTCATCAATAGCAGCCAATCGTTTTTCAATTTCATATTCTAAGTTAATCCAATTTGGCAATTTTTTAACTGCTTCCAAATCATTTTTACGGACTCCGTATATAGTATCTGTCAAAATTTTAGAAGAACGCAACTGGTCAGTCAACGTTGTCATATCACTGATATGAACTTTAGTAACTGGTGTAAATCCAGAAAGTGGCAAGTAGTAATATTTTGCACTACTGTCAAAGTCAGACACTGTCCCAGCGTCACGCCATACCATTTTATGACCACCGAGACGGTTATGATATGACTGAGATTCATCTTTGCGTCGAGATTGTAAGATAGTTACGTTTTTTGCACGTTCAGCACCATCACGCTCACGCTTTTCAAGTTTGTCAGCAGTCAAAATGTGAGACTCCGGAGGAGTCATCAGCAATTTGAAAAAACTTTTCGTGTCAACAGGTTTCTTTTTATCTGCTGCATCAATGACATACACTGAATTATGATGACTACGTTGAGCAGCAATATCCTTGTTTGTCCGCCAGTGATGTTTGGCACGTGACAGAGCACCTACTTTTAACGTGTTAACAACAAAGTATGTGTCCATACTTGGACTAATGTCATAAAATGTATCTGCTACTTTGCCCTGTGAATCATATGTATTTCGAGGGGAAATAGTTTTGCCAGTGGATGCGTTGTATATTTTAGAAAATGCACTCAACTTTATATTGTATTTTGACGCAAGAACCGCAACATCAAGTTTAAATGAGACATATGAGACATATGATGTCGAAAGAGTAGTACGAGTAATTAGAGGAAATTCAGTATCAACTATATATTTCGTGACTGCTGGCCGCCACAGAGCAGTATTTCTTTTACCGAATAAATAATGGGCACGTTCCCACAGATTATCAATTTTATTTGCTTCGTCAGCAATATGCACAGCAAGTTGAGCGTTCAGTTGTTCCAACTTAGATTTAATTGCTTGCACAGTTTGCGGAATATAAGATAGCCCCTCCCGTGATGCTTGAAAATCAAGCTCACCAATGCCAAAGTTCATCTCCAACCCACAATCAAGCAATGCACGAAGTTCTCCCAGCGACTTGTCGCTTTGTGGAATTTCAATTGGGTACGCAATATTGCCCATAATTGCGGTACTTAGGTGGCCACCAATATGGCTTACGCCAGGAATAATATTCTCTGTTTCGTAAGTACGTGTTCGAATCTCAAAATTGTTAACACCAGTGACAACTGGACGCAAAGAAAAATATTGATATACTGCTGATGCTTCTTGCTTAAACTTTCCGAAATCTGAATAATCGTTTACAGAAAACTTAACTTCAACTCCTGACGGCTCATCAGTCTTCCCATCAGTCATCAACGCGATGCTTGGCACACCGCTTTCATTAATGAACGCTGTATAAATACCGCGAACGCCATCTTTGATAGCTGTTACAGTAAAATTGTCAGTGTATGAGAATGGAGATTTTGATCCAAGACCCAACGCACCAATGTATTCATTGCTGTCTGTTTTCGTAGATTCAAAATAGGTTGTGTAAATGTTAGTTACTTGATCATGTGACAACCCAGTGCCATAATCACGGATTGAGAACCAGGGCTCGAGTTGGGATGGCAGATGAACGTCAAACGGTGTACCTTGCTTACCAGCTGCAATATGTGAGTCCACGGCATTGCAACTTAGCTCACGCACAATTGCCTTGACCTTGTTAGCATACAGGCCAGAGCTTAGAATATTGAACGCTTTGGCAGAGTTACGAATACGGAATTCGCCAACTGCACCAACATTGGAAAGAATTGCTTCGTTTTGGGGAGTAGAGTTTAAAATCATCAGTAAGTCTTTCTACGCTAAAATTGTATTATAACATCATTATCTTAAAGAGTCAACTAGAAGAATGCTCGTATGTGTCGGCAATTTAGTTAAATTCCGCAAGTTATTTTAACGATTTCAGCTCGGAAAGTCAATGATTCTGGTGAACCACGTTGACTTCATTGAGGAAATACGTTATAATACATGCATGGAACAAAACAACACTACCGTCAAACGCAAAGCACGTACAGATCGCAACCATGCTATCTACGTTATCACTTGCGAAGTTACTGGCGAGCAGTACGTTGGTATTACAGTTGCTTCTGGCAACATTAAGATGCGTCTCAAAGTCCGTATGCAAAAGCATGCTGAACGTGCACGTAACGAAAGCAAAAACTGGGGCTTGTGCAATGCACTCCGTACACACGGCCCAGCTAACTTTACATACGGGTTGTTGGAAGTTGTGCGCGGTAAGCTTGCTGCTCACCAACGTGAAAACGACATTATCCGTGCTTATGTCCCAGCATTGAATACCGCTTACTACATTTAAGGGCTATACATTATGATGATGGAACTCAAGGTAGTTAACTGCATTGGCGATATTATGTTTATTGCCCAAGTTAGCGACATTTACGTTAACGCATTTATGCCACATGTAACTGCTTTTGTTAAAGACGTGCGCAAAGTTGAAGCGGGCACGGGCAACAGCGGCAAAAACAACGAGTATGAAACAACGTATTCAGGCAATGCAATTAAGTATCCAGAATTTGTTAAGTTAATGAACAATATCGAGCTGTAGTACGCACATCGTTAATGTGAGCATGGTAAATTAAAACAGGCATAAATACTCAAAAGAGAGTATTATTATGGCGTTAGTATTAATTGTTGATGATAATCCCGTAATAAGGAAGTTTATTTACGAGATTTTAATCAAAGACTTTAACGTAATTGAAGCTTCAAACGGCAAAGATGCCATAAACATTGCTACATTGCGAAAGCCAGACGTTATGGTTCTTGATGTAACCATGCCTGGTGGTCCTGACGGGATCAAAGTATTAGAGACTATCAAATCTGACCCGGTGCTCACGCGCATAAAAGTGATAATGGTAACTGGGCAAGACTTTTTTGAAATATCACACTGCATTAGCAAAGGTGCAGTTGATTTTTTTACAAAACCATTTAAACCACAACATCTAATCAAATCAATTAGGAAAGCATTACAAGAAGAATGCGTGAGCTAGACTTAAACCCACAATTTGTAATTGTTATAGGCGGAGCAGGTTCTGGTAAAAATTATTTTATAGAACATGACTCGCAGTTATCAACGTATAAGCTTGTTGATGTGGATGCAATCAAAGGCGAGATAGGTGTGTCTGCTGCAATTACAGCAATTAAACCTATGTTGCTGTCAGCATTTGCAAATAAAGAAAACGTAGTCCATCCTACAACTGCATCAAATCTAACTGCACAAAAGAATAAAATTAATGCTGCAAAATCAGCTGGATACACTGTAACGCTAATACTGCGAGATACGCCAGTTGATCAAGCTCTTGCTCAAGTTCGTAAACGAGTCACTGGTGGCGGGCACGATGTTGATATAAGCAAAATTGTGTCGTCTAACACTGCTGCAAGAAATAATTTTAATTTGTTATCGCCACTTGTAGACGCATCCAAAATCGTTTAATGCAATTTATGAGTTACATAAGTTGTTGGGTCGCCAATTTCTAAAAGTTGAAATATTTTAGCAATCACTGGCGGGACAGACATAATTTCTGCCGGCATAATTAACGCTTTTATGTCCCCTGCTCCGTCAAGGATAAACCCGTAGTCTGACTCATTTAAATCAAAGTCAAAGTTACTAGTCTCCTCCTCAGGAGAGGGCTCATCGCTAACGAGTTGTGCAATTTTGTCTAATTCTTTTCTGATTTTAGACGTCAGTTTCTTTTTAGATTTTGGCATGTAATTTAGATGATAGGTTTTCGAAATACTTTACTGAATATCCTACTAGATGGTTTAGCACAATGTGATTTGCACCAAACGCATCCAAGTAAGTTTTAAATACTTGTGACTCAGCAATGTGCTTGCTGTACAACTTCTTAGGAAAATGCTTTAAGTAAACTTCTGTAGCAATACTGTAGCCATATGCTTCAATTTCATCAGGGTTTCCTAAGTATTCTTGCAATTCTCGTCTCTCAGCATCATCACTCTTAGAGCCAAACACAATTGGCGATACATCAAAATTTCTTGATCTGTACTGCGTTTGATGAATAATTTCATGCCCAACGCACTCAATTAGATCAATGCATAATTGATACCAATCAATATCAGTAATTCTAACTATTTTTTGCTGCGGATTATAATTTACATACACTGTAATTGATGGCAGCCCGTCCTCGTCGTCATCACGATCGTACATACCACTAATTATAATTTGATCCAAATCTACGTTAGCATCGCGTGATGTTTTTAACCTAATATCATTAGATCCAACAAAATTTCGTAAAAATTTAGTAAACTCACTAACTGTGAAAGAACTGGAGTTTGGCGCTTTTGCAAACGCCACCATTTGCGTGAACAAATCTTTGGTAGTTAGTGTAGTTTCCACTTATGAATGCTTATAAAAAATATGGTTATCGATTTTAGTTACCAACCGCAATGTCTTAGCCCATGGTGGTTTTACATAATCTGCATGATAGTTAGTTGCACCTTCAGTGATGTCAACAATGGTATCTTGCTTAAACAACAATTCGCTTGCTGCTTTCATACTCTGTGCCCACATAGACCCGCCTTTGTCTATATTTAATCTGTCAGCGCAAGTCCAACTAAATTGACATGTCGAAGTTTTTGTGTTTTGACTTCCATCATAAATTACACCGCAAATAGTATTTGGGTATCCATTTGCTCTAGTGCGGTTTATAACCACTTGGCCAACTGCTAATTTTCCAACGTAGCTTTGATTTCCAGCTTCGTAGTAAATATTTTCAGCCATGCACTGTAAATCGTCCTTAGGGATAACTGCTTTCGGTGAAGCAGGCAACAGTGCATTTACTGCCATTGCTTTAGCATTAGTGTATGCTGTGGGCAAGTTTAAAAATGATAAGTTTAATTTGTTTTCAAAGTTTTTAAATGATTGACTAATATTGCCGGTATATAATGTTACGGCCATCCATAAAAAAACTGCAAATGATAACTTGTTTAGGAAAAAATTTCTTTCCATAATATGGGTCTCCTTGTTTGCAATTAACACAGGCTCGATTAACGAGCCTGTTACTTATTTAACATAAATGCGTCAGTGTATATAATAACACACTACCAGGGGTAAATCAAATATTTTGAATACCATTAATCCCCTGCAAATACAGTTGGGGAACCTGCCCCTGCTGTATCTTCACAATCTATAGCATCCCCAATTCTATGCACATTTTTAAAATTTGCAAAAACTGTTTTTGACCCTCCTGATGCTCTACCATCATGGCATGGTGGGGGTGGGGGTGGTTCTTCTTCAGAAAGTGGGTCAGGCGGAGGTGGTCCACAGCAATGTTCAGGATAATAATCACCAATTCGTGTAATGCTAATTAAATCAGCAAATACATCAGGAGATCCTGTTGATGCAGGGCGCGGCTCAAAACAGTGGCCTGCACTATCATCAACACCAACTCTAGTAAGTCCTGGCATTAGTTACTCCTATGTGTTAATTCACGCAGAATTTTATTTTGCGAAGCCCAGTCGTACACTATGTTTAACTCAAGCCACACAGATTCGCCTCTATCAAAATGAATTTTGATCATTGGTCTTAAAAATTGCTCTTTTGGAGCAACAAACTTCACTAGCTCAGCGGTAGATGGAAAATTTTTAGCTAAACTTGATAGGCTAGAGGCAACTGTATGCATTTCTAAATCTTCAGTGATATATGATACGCTCATTCCAAATAAAGCAGATACATTTCCCTTAACCCAAACTGTATTGCCAGAATGGTAAAAGAATAAATCATCAAGATCCCTAACAAAATCTGGGATTATCATTGCTTTAATAAAATTAGGCGCAAGACTTGGGTTGCAATACGGGTTAGGAGGATCTACCCAGCCTTCAATGGGGATTGGCCCGTCACTTTGATCTGCTTCTGATAAAATAGGGTTAAACGGCAGTGGCGGTGGTGGAGGTTTTAGTAGCTCTCCATCATCGCCATACGGCCATGGGTCAGGCTGCATAAACGGGACAATAAAAATAGACGCAGACTCTGCGTCTGTTAAAATCTCAGCCATTAAACAATAATCCGAGTTTCGTTCCGAACAGTTTTAATCCCAGTTGTTAGCTCACGATAGTGGTCAGCAATTTGGTCAGCAGTTTTGCAATGAAGCATAACGTGTGACTTCTCTAATTTAAAATCAGATTTTGGATCAACTGAAAACATTGACTGCATAAGCCCAATTCCTTTTTGTGATGGCATAACTGACATGGGCTGAGAAATACCGTACGAGTCTGGATGGTCGTATACTATACGGCCAACTAACTCATCACCATTTAAAATTTTAAACGACACGATATCGTTTACGTCATATCGTTTTGTTTCAACTAGCATAATGCATATCCTTTTCTAATGCGTCTAGGCGTGCTGGGTCTACATTTAGCAATCCAATAAACCCACCTACCGCAAATACTTTACTACCCTCGTAAATTTGCGGGACAGTGCGATGGCCTTCTTGTTTAATAAAATCCATTGCATCTTTGTCCTCGTCAATTTTGATTTCTGTGAACGCGATGTGTCGCTTATTTAAAAACTCTTTTGCTTGAGTGCAATAAGAACAATTGTTTTTAGAGTAAATAGTTAGCATTTTGTTTCCTTAGTTAATTAAATTTCGCACCCACCTGCTGCGCATGACAACATTTGGGCACCTTCAACATTGTCGGTTGCTTCTATAAATTCGTCCCACATAATGTCAGGCATTTGAGCAAGCAATGCATTGTATTTTTCTTCAGTTACTTCTTGATATGGTGCTTGGCGATAGCTGTGATCACTGTGCGGTAAGAAGGACACACCACCAATGTCATCAAAATTCTTATAAACCCAAGAACCCACTTCTAACCACTCTTTTTCTCTTACATATACAGTAATAGAGGGGTTATGCTCACACCAGTTCTTTTTGTACACCAAATAGTGCTCTAATTGCTCGATTGCTGTCATATCATTGCGAAAAACAGCAGTTTCTGGCGCTTTTTGTGGGAAAGAGAACACCCAAGTTGACTCAGGCTTCATTACATCGTCTTCACACGGAACACCTGCGTCTTTAAGAAACTTGCCTAATGGATCCTTTTTATCTTGACGCACAGTACGAATATAATATTGCGAATAACGTGCATGAATGCCAGATGCTGAGTCAACTAACTGCGACACAGTGCCTGATGGCTTAATTGTTGTAATGGCAACGGACTGGTTAATGCCTAATTTCTCTGCCCATTCCTTGTTAGTGTCAATTGCAACTTGGCGTAAAATGTTTAACCAATCTGCAAGTTTAACATTGCCCTCGCGACCACTCATTACAACGTGGTCCATAATACCAGTAAGCGACACGCCCAACAATCTTTCTTCTTCGCAATTCTTTTTCCAAATGTTACGGATGTATTTAAAATCCACCAATGTAGCTTGGAATGTTCCAAGAATCGTAGCATACTTAACTTTTTCTTTAAGACGCTCTAAAGAATCGCCGTTACGAATAACTACTTCGCTAAGATTGCAAAATTCATTTGGGCGCAATAAAATCTCGCCACATGGATTAGTGCCAAATTCAATACCTTCAATTTCACGACGTCCAGTAATTTTTGCTTGTTTATTTGCTGACACACGATTAAAAATTCCACGCTCACCAGACTTGCTTTCGTATAATGCCAACCATTCCTTCATGAACACGCCAATTTCTGGCTTTTCTGTGTATGCTACACTGTTGTTAGCAAGAGAACGATGAGCAAAATCTTCCCACCATTGGCCAGTTTTTGCTCCACGCATACGTTCATCTGACAAGTTAGACAACGAAATTAATGCACTACGACGAACACCGCCAACTACTACAATTTCTCCAATCTTGCACATAATGTCATGGCATTCAAGAGAATTTAGCTTACGGCCCGCTGCTTTTCTAATAACAGAGATCACAAACATAAACAAGTCGTTAAGTGGGATTGGGCCTGAGCTACGACCACCAAATGTTTTGAGTCTTGCACCAGCAGGGCGCAATTTAGACAAGTCCCAACGTGGAATTTTACCTTGATACAGCAAAGTAACTAATTCGTGTAATGATGTTGCCCACCCTAACTTGCTGTCTTTAACAAAAATTGTTGTGTCAGTTTCGTAAAAATCTTCAGCCACAATTGGTAGTTGGTTTACATATTGGCGTTCCACAGAAAACCCTAGCCCAGTGCCATTCATCAAAATGTACAATGCTTCGCTAAACGATTTAAGGTTGTCAATTGCAATATATGAACAATTATATCCAGAGATGTTGTCACGCTCTAACGCTGGTCCAGCAGTCATTAGTGACCGCATAGATGGCATAACTTCCATGTCTAAGATATTTGAGCGAATACCATTCCCCAACACTGATGCATAATCTGGGAATTTATGACTGTAAAAATCTATTAGTCGTTGAACTGTTTCATCCCAGTTTTCTCGTCTTGATTTTTCATCAATAAACCTTGCATAACGTGACTTGTGAATGTATTTGCGATAATTGTCCATTTTATATTTCCTTCTTGTAATGTTTAAATCGTGAGCGTAACTTATTTACCAGTGGTGGGTGTCCCCAAAAGTATTTGTGACCGTTTTGTGTTTAGTATTTTCCTAATTGCAGATCGGAATCTGAATATGATTGAATGACTTCTACCTCTGTATCAATCTGTGTTTTACTTATTACCTCGTCAAAGGTGTAATTAAGTATATATTTCTCATCGTCGATCGAGACTAAATTGTAATTTTCAAGTCCAGAACTTGCTTTTACTTTTAGAAGTTTAAATTTATGGCTTGCGCCATGTTTTGATAAATGAAGGGTATAGAGCATACCTAATGCTTTGGCTACATCATCATAGTTATTGTCAGACAATAATTCCCATGGTGTCGGCCAATCTTTTGGTTCGCTATGATCCAAATAATGATTTATAAACGGAGCATAACTCCACAAGTGTACAGTTTTTGCAACTGCTTCGTCAAATGGAAGATCCCCAATCATTTTGCGAAAGGCCTTCCACTCTTTAAGACGATCGTCAGATCGTAAAGTCCACATTTAAGATATGATTAAAATTGGTTAAAATTACCAAAACTTTGTGATATTATTTACAAAGTAGGGGTTATGCTATTTGAAACAATTGATTCTGGCCCGTCGCCAGTGGAATTAGTCGCATGAACTGTAAATGTATACGAAGTTCCATTTGTTAATCCAGTGACTGTAATAGGTGATGCGGGTCCAGTGGCAGTAATTCCCTCAGGGTCACTTGTTACAGTGTAGCTAGTGACTACTGATCCGCCATCACTAAGTGGCGGATCAAATGAAACTGTAGACTGTTGACTAGCCATAACTTAGCCTAGTTAAACTGCTACTACGTTAGTTGGTGCGCCTGGTACATCAGCAGTCGGAGTTACTGCATTAGATGGAGCAGATTCTGCACTGTTTCCAGCTGAGTTAGTTGCGTGGACTGTAAATGTGTATGATACACCGTTTGTTAATCCAGTCACAGTAATAGGGGATGCAGCGCCAGACATTGTCGTAGATGCAACTGTTGCGTTGCCCTCAAATGCTGATACTGTGTATTCTGTAATAGGGGATCCTCCATCATTCACTGGTGCGTCAAATGATACTGTTGCTTGTGCGTTTGCCATTGTAATTTCCTTAAAATATTTATATAAAAAGTAACTGTTACTTTCTATACTGCTAACACGTTAGTAGGACTGTCAGGACGTCCTACTGAAATTGCCACTACATTCGTAGGGCTGTCTGGTCGGCTTATTGAAATAGCCACTACGTTAGTAGGAACGTCTGGCACTGCGATTGGCAGTGCAGTTGGTGCCCTATCACCTACTAAAGTTCTGCTAGTTAATTTTAGCACAGCATGCTTATGTAGTAACGTAGTTTTATATTTTAATTCTACCGTATTAGTATTTAGCGTCGGTAGTAAAGTAACCCCAACATCATTAGTTTCTACATAATCATCTGAAAAGATAACTGTTGATCCAATTGTAGAAATATGAATAGTGCCATTACGTTGCTCATCACCACGCAGAATTGAGTATTCTAAAATAGTAGGGTAGTCCGCAAAACCAACTACACTAGCTAACGTAGATGTAGATAAGTTGTCAGACAATTGAATGTCAACTCCACCAACTGAGTACTGTTTACCTAGCATAGTTCTGCCGTCTGACAGAGTTGCAAAACTTGCTCTACCGTTTAACTTAATCGCCGGAACAGTTGATGCAGCAGATCTGTCAACCATGTCGCCAATGCTATAGCAATTATTTCCACCTAAACTAACAATAGGAGTTACATCTACGTTTGTAGATAATCCCTTGCCAACATTTGTAAAAGTGTTAAATGCGCTTACAACGTGAGACACCCCACCATAAAAACTTGCCTCGCCATAGATTGCTTCAGCTGCAATATTAGAAAATGTTGATCCAGTTACTTTGATTGAAGTTGGGAATGGAGCACCATCATTGCTTTGACCTAAATTTAACCCTCGATACAATCTATCAAACGAGCAATTAGCAAACGTAACATTCTCAACTTTGCTGTCAGCATAATATGCGTACACCTTACCAGAAAAATCACATTCTGTAAACACTAATCTTTCTGAAGAAACAGCATTGGTTTGTGACGACGCCATGCGAACACAAGTTTGTGGATTTGGACTAGCACCAACTGACGTTGGACTAGCTGTATCAGATCCGTAAAAACCAACTCGGGTAAACCTTACATCAGTAACAGTGTTAAGATACATGATGTCTTTGTTGTTAATATTAACTAACGACAAATCTTCTATCTCTGCATACCCTGGCATTATTGCAGGTGGGCTACCAGAGCCAACTATATTTGAATCTATTGTAGTTGCGTTAACAAAATCGTAAGTAAACCCAGTATGCAACTTTGAATCACATGAACTGATCAGGCACGGTTGAGTAGAATCAACTTGAATCAAAAATGTCGAGTTTTTGCCATCACCTTTAAGGCGTACATACGGCATCAATCGTATGAAATCACCAAATATTAAATAAGTACCTGCAGGAATATGTATTGTTCTGCGTGTTCTAGCTTCAGTGCCAAGTAACGATGCTTTATACAGCTCAATAATTGCACGGTTAATAGATCGAACTTCAAGAAGTCCATCACCTTCACCATTGCCTGATGTATCATGTAACTTGCTATCCCCTATCCCACCAAAATCACGTAAATTAGCAAAGTCATCAAACTTATCTTGCATTGACCGTGTAGTAGGAGACAACGTGCTTAGACCAGTCAGTGCAATGTAACCAGCAGCCAGTCCTTTAAACGTGTAAACACCACTTAGACTAAAAATATCGCTGTATTGAGTTAAGATTTCAGTATTACCAAGGCTTGGAGCACCTTCTTCCGTAGTACCATTGCCAATGTATAACTTTCGAGTATCTATTGCCCAGCCTAATTCAGCACTTGCTAACTGCGGTAGGTCTTCTTGTAGTCCTCTACGGTGTTGTATGCGTGAGATTTGAATTATCGCCAATTTGCTCTTCCTTGATCTATTATGTATTTATGCGGTAATATCTTTCTACTCGGTCCCACCATTGGTTAGTCCAGTACTCAAAATCAGCGCCCTCTACTACGAACTCTTGATATTCGCATGCCCTACTACACATTAACACCACGCCTTGCTGAATGTTGGTGCCATGTACATAGTTATGTGCTGCGGCGTAGGCCGCAAGTTGAATTTTGTAATCCTCAATCCATTCTTCTTTTTTAGGCTTGTTAGTTTGTTTAAAGTCTAAAATTGATTCCTTATTCTTCCACACACCTGCTAAGTCTGTAGTCCCTGCATACAATCCTGGATAATATAATGGAAGTTCAGTGCCCCAAACTTCATTCATGTGCACTAACCCGTTTTGAATAATCTGCTGAGCCATTGGGTGTGCTATTTTTTGCACGTTGTTTGTGCCTGGAGGTTTTGCTTTACCTAAGCAATGCTCTTCTAGCATTTTGTGCATTACTGTGCCAACGCCTGCCGCTTCAGTGGTAATGACTTGAGCATTTGCATGCCCAACTCTATTGCGCCAATTCATTAACGCATCTATTTTGTCTTGAGGTTTAGTTTTATCGAGGATAGACGTCACACTAGGCAACTTGCGGCCATCCGGAGTTAAATATTTCCTCACTCCATCTTCATTTGCTCTAGACAGGGCCGCATATATGAATTTTTTAGTTACCACTTAGTTTCTTAGCCTTATATTCAGTTGTGTTAAGTGCCGTAGCGGCTGCTTTAATTGATTCGTACGTCGTCTCATTTATAGTTATTGGCTTACTATTAGGAGGAGGCAGCATACTTTTCTTTCGACGAATTTCATCTGCCATTTCTTTCCCGTAAATTTCTTCATTTGTTTTCCCTATTCTCCAAGATTTACTTAGTATAGCAGATTGAGACTGCTTTAGTCTAGTATCAGCAGTAACTATTTTTCCGGTATGAGTTCGTTTTGCTGCTTCTCGCATCTTATCTGTTACTACTCTACTTCCAGATTGATATGCATTGCACAACGATTCGGCACGGACTTTCCTTTCAGCGTCTGATTGTACTCGACCCTTGTTAATCGTATTACCTAGCATCATAATTCTATATTTTTCTCTTCTGGCAGGTGAAAATATTGCCTTAGCCCGTTGAATGTTTATACCAAGTCCTGTTTCAATTTGATGATTTGCCCAATCCCTTGAGTTAACAATGTCGTGCGACCTAGAAAACGCCGTTGCTTCCTCAAATAACTCATCTTTGTCAGTAAACAAGTGACACCAAATAGTAGTAACATTATTTCCGTGCTTTTGTAGATGACTAAGCCAATGGACACCAGACCCTTTATACTTAGAAGGGTTATCACTAACAGTTTTCCCAAAATACATTAACCCAGTATCGATATGTTTTTTAATGTAAAGCCAAGTTGGTTTGAAATTAGCGTATTTGTTCATGCCATCGTTTCCTGTTACTACTATATTTAGTAAAACTAAATTTTAGTTAAAGAAAAAGATGCATGGTGCATCGTTTTCAGATTGACGCAAATACTACATGCGTTTGTTTGTTGCCCGTTTAGCCATTTGATCAACTGTATCCTCTGGATTTTGCGCAACATTAGATTCATCACCATGCATTTCATTGTCATCATCTGTATCAAAATCTGATTTAAGGATGACTTCATTTTCATTGAAACTTTTAATTAGTTCTTTAACTGCTTCATCAGACTCATGTGCCGCAACTAACGTCTCATAATCAAAGGTAACATCACCAGCGTTTTTAACAAGGCGAATTAAACTGTCAGTTCTAAGCTTAGGGGTTAGTTCTTTGTCTTCACTTCTGTTTCGCAAAAACATTAGCACAGGAACTAAATTTGCAGAAAGAGATGAGCTAGACAATTGCTCGCTAGCACTTACATCTTCGTTAATGATTTCACTTATTTTCATTATACTCCGCGGCTGCGGCCCGCTGCTCGTCCTGCCATTGCGCCAACGGTTGCATCTTTTTTGTCAGCTGCTTTATTTGGGTCTTCATTTTTAACTGACATATTTTTAAACTTAACTTTTTTCTCGTCAATACTGTCAATCATACTTTGAATTTCTTGTGACTTTTTGTTAATAGCAATTAAGTCAGCTAAGTTAACAGGCTTTCCAGCAATTTCAATTACTTTAGTTAAGAACGGCAGCAATTCAACTTGAGCGTGTCCTTGCCCTTTGTACATGTCACAAACTTTTTTAACTGCATTGATCATCTTAGTATCAGCGTTGGAAGATAATTCCATCTCTAATTCTTTATCACCTGCCCAGTCCGAATCCATTCCATCGTGACCCATCACGCCGTGATCAAAATCACGGAATCCTTCAGTAATAATTTCATTTATTTTCATATTAACGACGTTCCCGTCCCAATTCTTCAGTGCCACCAGCTGCTGCGTCTGCACCGCCAAATTCATCAGGAGGAGCCTCTGCGCCTAAATCATCCATGCCGCCATCATCTAATGCAGGGTCAGCAGGTACATCACCCATCTCACCACCTGGGACTGGACCACCTGGCATTGGCATTGCTGCATCCTGTTCTCCAGTCAATGCACGGGCGCCACTGTCTAACGATTCGCGTCCTTGACCAAGCTGTTGAGACAATGTAGTTAACGCCATGCCTACAGAATTTTTAAATGCATCAGCTTGTGCGCTACCAATTTGGTCACGAATAGAGTCAATTAATGCTGGCAATTGCTCATTTTGCATTTTGCCAACTTTCTCAATCATATCCTGCACTGTGTCAACCATGTCTTTTGCAGCTAAGATTGCCTCAGCCTGCCCTAACTCACCTTCTTTTAATTTACGACGTGTTTGCTGCTCTTTATAAGCATCAATCCAACGCGACAGCCCTTCATATACAACAAGCATTTCTAAATACTTAGGATTTTTCTCTGCTGTATGTACTGCACTGCTATTGCGGATACTGGTAACAGTTTCATAAATTTTGCTTCTCATTGCCTGGGCTTTTGGCAAAGTAATTGAATTATAATCAATATTAACTCCGAATCTAGATTCGGCAATTTTGTTAAGTTTTTGTAAAGATGGTTTGCGGATCATGTTTGATAATTTCATTGTCTATTCCTCAAGAGTTGACTTGTATATATTTAGCCGTTGTAATAATTTTTTCCAAATCTTTTTTAGCTGCGGCTAAATTACGTTTTGATTCGTCAAACCGACTTTGTAATAAGTCAATTCTAAAATTGTCACGTTTCTCATGTGCAGCGTCTAATCGAGATCTAAAAATTGTTTTGTCTATGTCAAATTTTGACACACGCTGATCAATAGCATACATTGCATCTGCTTCCTTAATCATGCATCGATGCTTTAGTGCACAATAAAAAATTGCACTACGTTTGTCAGCAAATTCCTTATCACCAACTCTCCATACAGTTTGCGCTAATTTTTCAACCAAATACGTCGCGACCTTGTAACCGCCATTGCTAAGAGGCACTACAATAGGCAGTTTGCTTGATTGTTGTAAGTCAGTTAACTCAGCGTGAGCCCAGTTTACTACATACCGCAATCCTTCATCTACGATAGAGTTTAAAATCTTATCGGATTTTTTTCGCAAAGGTAAGTTTACCTTCACTGTTTTTGGTGCGTTTAAGGACATCTTTAGTTACCAGGTTATTAGCCAGCAGTTGTTCCCTAGGATCTAGGTCTGCTTTAAGTATAACACCACCCTCGTTAAACTTACTAAGAATTGACGCTTCTTCGTTAGTTAAGGGGATGCTGATATTGTTAAGGAGTTCTACTATTTTCATTTAAATATTTATCAAAATTTAAGTTGTTCAAAGTATATGTTTTTATGCGGCCCAGTGACAACAAAAATAGGCTGTGGTATAATTGTTGTCTCGTCTAACCCAGTGATGATTGGCACATTAATAAAATCGCTCTCTAATGTACCATGTGAACTATTTTGATTTGCAAAAACTGCTTCCTGCTCTACGCCAAAGGTAAATGACCAAACTTTATGCTTGCCTTTATATGCTACACCAAAATTAGTTGTAGCAGTGTCAACTTCCTTCATATCTGGTGTGCTTAGTGTTATTAACTGTGCACGAAGACCTAATACCTGCACCAAAGTCTCCCAATTCCGTTGTTGATGGCGGGCTTTGTTGTTTGCTATTCCAGATACCTCGTTGGTTTTAGTTATGTCGATCAACGTGTATCCTATAGAAAGACGCAATGTTGATGAAGAGTCGTTCATGCAGTATTTATAAACACGAGTTTTCAGTCATAAAAATAGGGACCTAAGTCCCTATTTTTAAGTTAAAATTTAACTATTAAGCAAGTTTCAAGCCACCAGCTGAAGTTACAGTTGTACCTGCACCTAAAACCAATACCATTGCTGCTTCTAAGTCAGCATCAACCCAGCCAGTTGCGTCAACAACAATGCTCAATTGTGCGTCATCAACTTGGTAAGCCAATGTAGATGCTGCGATTTGCAATGTGCGAATTGCTGTTTCAACTTTACCACCAACGCCCATCTCAGCTACCAACGATGCTGGTGCTACGATTTTGTATGCGGTTGGGTGACGGCCAATACCATTGCTGATAATTTTACCAACTGAAGATACGCCATGAATGCTAATGTCATAATTAACGATACCATTTGCATCGCCATTTACTCGTGCTACGTTTGCCATTTTAAATACTCCTAATAATGTTACAAGACACTTTGTTCCTGCATATATTTATTTATACAGGTTGCTAAAAATTAGCAAATTACTTGCTGTGATCCTTTTGCGACCAAAACTGTTTCCCCATGCTTGTCTGTAACTTAGAAGGGGCAATGTCGTTACCTAATTCACGTGCCATTTTATACATTTCAGTTGCAATACCTTTTCTGCGATGAGCTGGCTGTATAGACAAGTCCAATGCTTCCAACTTGCCATCGTGCACTTCAAAGTTTACCCAGCCACACTCTACACCTTTTTCTGTGCGGGCAGTAATACGAAACTGGTCGCTCTTATGTGAGTTTTTAGAGCCATACGACACATACCCAGCAGTGGCAGTTAACGTATAAGCACCATTCAAGATAGGTTTCTTTTGATTAAAGTCTGTGTAAAAGACTTTATCATTTACTTTTTCATCTACAATTTCAGTTGCTCGCATATTATTTTTTAGAACTTATCAATGATTGCAAGATAAACATTAAAAATCTCCCTAGATTTAACGCTAAGTTTTTTAACGCATTATCTCTGTCACGCTGCGGTATACTACGCCATCTTTCAACAAACGCCCTAGCAAAATAAGTTAAATATGGTACTATTTTTTCAATGACAGTTCGATTAGCTTCTGCCGCCTCCGCCGCCAATCGTTTAGCACGTTCACCTTCCATAAATTTTGCAACTAGTATTGCAGCAACATCATCTGGTAAATTTGTTGGTGCTCTTTTTCGTGCCATCTCAATATCCATCGGCCTTGGTTTTGGCACATTTAAAAAATCATCTATTTTTTTAAATATATAATCGCCTAACCCTTCTGAGATAATCTCAGACTCATTAATAAATTCTATTGATTTCATTTTATTTCTCCGCAAACCAAGGATCAACAATCACTAACTGACCGTTACTGCGTTGCATTACATTTTCTGTATGTAAATCCCACCACATGTCATTAATTTTACCTGTTGCAAAAAGCATTTGCATCACATTAAATAAAATACCATAAGTGGAGTTAAACTTAGGATTAGTTGCCATTTTCTTAATAACAGTCCCAAAGTCATCGAGTTCTATACCAGGAAAATCATTCCAAAATGGTGACCACGACATTCTCGAAACTGCATTTTCCCATCTGTCTATAGTATCATCAGCTGCCAAGTCTGATAACGCCCACACTAGTTTCTCTTCAATTGACCCACTTTTAATATGTGATAGCCGTTCCATTGCAATCTGCCTATATTGTGTGTTCCCAATTGTGAACGGTGCATGGTGTAATCCCTGCACCTCTCTAAATTTTGGCAAGCATGGGACATTTTGATGAGCCATGCAAAACTCGTAAAATCCTAGGAAAATACGCTCTGCTTCACCTACTGATGGATCGTTGGGCATGAGTATCTTAATAACTGTTGCTTCGTCCTTGGCCCACACTGTAGCATCAGCACCGCTGCCCAATTTTTTATATCCTAGCGCCTTAAGTTTAGCGTATATTATTTTTGCATTTGGAGTACCAACCTCTGATTCGTCAACAGGCTCTTCTTTCATTAGGTGCTCTGCATCACCTCTTTTCCGCCATGATCTCCACATGTTTCTACCATCAGGTAATTGATGCCCACTGGGTTCAATAGTATTGCCTAACATTCTAGCATACGCATACATAGTAGACGCTATACCTTGCCGTTGATAGAGCGGGTCAACAGAGGTTAATGCACTGATCAATGATTCTCCGTATGCAGAGTAAAACTGAGCTTCACCAACTTTGGTTTCTCCGTCAAAGCATCGCACAATAAGTTGCGGTGTTTTGCTATAACCAGCAACTTGCATGTGGGCCGTATATCGATAATCCCCAATCTCCTGCTCGTCCTTAAATCGTGGATCAAGAATGTCAGGGTTAATTTCTTCCTTCATTAACTTAGTAACACGCGGTTTAAACAACTGCACATCGCCTTTGTTTGTTTTTAACACTGGCTGATTGTGCTTATCTTTCTTAAAGCCTTTGATCTCTGCGGGAGAGTTTTTAAACTTGCCCTTGAGAATTTTATCCCCAACTTCAAGTGATGGAGGCTGATAGGTTTCACTCTCAGCAACACCTAGTGTTTTGTTATCCCAATGTTTATCCCATGCTTTACCAACTAAGTCTTCTTCTTTAGCCCAAGTGCCCAATGGTTTCCACCCTGCAGATGGCCCATACCGCTTTTCATTTTCGTTTGGTTCTTTGTCGCGATGATATTTGTATGCTTGCACAACTTTAGTGCCACCATACGAGAATGTAAACTCTACCATAATTAGTGGACGAATTTTTCCTTCAGCAGTTCTATGTATTTCAGGAAAAAACGAGAATACATCAACCTTAGTAAACCCAACACTTGACACTCCATGCTTATAAGCGTGGTGATAGTTGCGATACTCTTGGAACCACGGATGTTTAATTAAGGAATTCATTTTGCCTTTTCCTAGCAATTTCTGTAACTCTTGGTCAGTACATTGCGTCATTGGCTTCTCAGCACCTTCAGTAATAAATTGTTTTGATCTCATTCAATCCACCTTGCTAGCATTGATGTTCTCCATAATCCACCTATTGGGCTATAACTGTTGTGATACACGTCAATACTGTTTTTAATTGTAGCTGCTAACTCTTGCTTAGTGACCTTCAACGGAAAGATAAACCAATGCTTGTCTTTGAACTTCCCTTGATAATCGCACCCAATTGACATAAGGTCGTTAACAATCTTGCCCACTTTGTCATTATGCTTCTTTTTAACTGCTGGGCTTTCCTGTGGCTTAGGGTCAGTAAAGTGCCAATCGCCAATTTCTAATGCTCCTACTACTTCACACCCTGGGATCTTAGATAAACTAACCCAGTTCCGCCTACCGTCTGGAGTCTGTGAGCTACCAGATTGTAAATTCATGCGTTTAACTGTCAATGCAATACCGTAAAGTGCTTTAGCAAGTCCACGCCCACGGTAATCTTCGTCTACTGTAATAACACCAACTGAATAAGTGTTAGGTAGAAAAAAGTTACGAACTTTATGCAAAATCAACTTACCAACAACTTTATTCGTGTCAACAATGTAAATTGTAAGATCCCCATGCATATTACTGTAAAAACCATATACTAAACCACTCCCACCTGGAAGCGGGTATGTTTTAGTAGGCTTCCCATCATGCCGTAAACTTTGCTTGCCACCCTCATAATCGTACGAGTTTAATCGCTCTATTTCTGTAATAAATTGAGTTGAAAGCATCCTATACCTTTATAATAGAAAAATAATCATCAGATGATCCATGATCAGTAATGACTGAATGTGTATACCCTGGAACTTTGATTTTAGACAGCATACGCTTATACAACTTTGTTCTATTACCGTCTGCTTTGTGCGAGCTAAATGTAATTTCGTCAGGTGAAAATCGAGCAATAAGCTCATTGATTGACGCTATAGCAAATGAAAACACTTGCATTTCTCCACCGCTGCCAGTTTTAGCAAAAGTAGCGCCAGGATGATCTTTAGCTTTTTCTGAAAAATCAACTTCCCAAATTGTCCTGCCATTGTTATCACTATAACTAGCACAATTTACAGTTATAAACCTACCATTTATTTCTGCTCGTGTCGTAAACAAGTCGCTACTAGAGCGAACAATTTGCATTGGTACTTGACTTGAAAACGACTCTAATATAAATTCAAGTGATCTCATTGCATTGCCTGCGTTAATATTTCAATGTAATCATAAGTTTTTACTTGAAGTAAGTAGTATTTTTCACATTTAACCATTATTTCATGCTGTGCGTTAATTGCTGCTTGAAGGTCAGTAACACGAAAATCGCCATCTTCTAAAATTTTAATTATAGCTGGTGCTCGCTCACTTGAGTCAAGAGGAATATCTTTTACTCTTGGTACTGCGTCAGTTAAATCTTTGATTTTAGGAGACCAACAAAAAGAAAAATTACCAATGGGAACAAACCGATGTAAATCACCATACGATCCTGCAGACTTAAAGTTACCAGAACAAAATGCAACTCTATCGCTTCTAAATGCAATACCAAATTTTTGTTTAAACCAAGCATCAACGACTTGCTGATCTGGCTTGTAAGAGTCCAATGGCTCTCTATATGATCTAGTAGTCCCTATTTTAACACGCGGAGTTACTTCAAATAAAGGAGTACCATAGCCAACACCTCGGTACAAAGAGTCAGAGGACCCTCGCATCTCTGTCAAAAACGGCTGGCAATGTTGTTTCAACATTACTGCTATCTCGTTGATTTGGTCGTCCAACCTATTTTCAAGTAAAATCTCATTTATTCTCATCGAGTATTTATTACAGATAAGAAAAGCGACAAAAGTCGCTTTTCTAAGTTCAATCTATTGGTTCTTAGAACGAATATTTTGCACCAATGGACACTGTGTTTCCACTGTATTCAGTGACACGTTGTTGACCAATCTTATAAGCATAATCTGCCACTAAGCTGACTTGCTTAGTAATAGGCAACGATGCCCCAACGCCTACTGTCAATGCATAACCGTTAACGCCAACAGTTGGATCAATAAATGAGCCGCCAACTTTAGCTGCAAACGTAGTGCCATACCCGGTAGCGACTGGGTAAGACCCAGTTAACGAGTATTCGCTAACTGATGTAGCACCAACCATTGCGCGGTCGTATGCAAGTTCAGCGCCAAAAGCACCAAGCTTAGTGCCCAACGTTACACCAGTTGCAGTGATGCCAGCATTGTTTGGCTCATGACCGCCGCTGCGGCTAACGCGAAGCCCAATGTCTGTTGCTGATGCTGCCATTGTAGCAGTAGCCAATAATGCAATAATTGCTAATTTCTTCATAAGTTTTCCTTTGTTTTAAAATAAGCTCCTTAAAGAAGCCAGAATAATATTTACCTCACCAAACTGGTTTAGTTATATTATGTTATCGAAAAAGATAGGGCCGAAGCCCTATACTTTTGATTATGTTGGTTTACAAGGCCTTTTCTGCCCCGCTGGTTTCGCTGTTTAGGCGAAAGCTGCTTCAGTTGCAGCAACTTTGGAACCGCCGAAACGGAAGCCTTTAGCTACTGTCATCTTCACACCAGATGTTACATTTGCGTTTGCATTTGCTTTGGTTTTGCTTTTTCGACTAGGTTACCCCAATCCTACGGCTTTCACATTGCCGAGCGATAAAATCCGTACTTAGTGTTTGGGCGATTCCGGATGTGCCCCATCAAAAACACACTGCCAATTAGTCTTTCGACATTATCTGAAACGACCTGGCATATGACCCCCAGGCTCAATGTGTTGTTGGTGGAGCACAGGAGATTCGAACTCCTTTGTCAACCACTGTTCTCTATTTTACTTTACGCTGTTACTAACTATTTATGCTATCTTTTGGCTCTTCACAATTCTTCTGTTATCTAGGTCAATATCACGATTCTTTGTTGTCTCGCGTTTATCATATTCCTTTTTGCCTCGGGCAACCCCAATTGACAATTTAAACTTGCCGTTCTTTTGGTAAATACGTAACGGAACTAAGGTTAACCCTTTCTCTTTCACTTTACCAACTAACCGTGCAATTTCTTTCTTATGCAGCAACAACGTTCGTGACCGTTGCATGTCATTATCTGACGACCCAATGTTTGCCCCAACTAATATTACTACATCGTCTTTAATTATACAATGCGATCCTGCGATAGAGCAAGAGTTCTGAGCAATCGCTTTAACTTCCCAAGCCTCAAGTTTCATGCCGCTCTCATATTCTTCAATAATTTCATAATCAAAAAATGCTTTTTTATTGGATATCATGCAGTATGATAACACGGTCAAAGCCCACCTGCAACTATTTTGATTAAGTAGTGGTCAATTTCTTCCACCCAACATACAGACCAAGAGTGCCAGTTAGTAAAGCAATCAATTTAGTTAAATTTTCAAGGAATGAGCTACTATTCACCACAACTGTCTTGCTTTGAATTTCCCCTGCCTCGTTGTACACTAAAGTAACTGTCTCATTTTTAGTTGCTGCAACTGCTGACGTCATAACTGCGTCAGTAACTTTTTTGGCCACTTTAGACATAGTATACACAGGCTTAGAAGCTGGGGGTACACTAGTTATTGGTCTTGCCTTAATATCCCCACCGTAAGTTAAGGTACCAATTGTTGTTTCATCCAATGGCATAAATGCAAAAGCTGGTGGTACTGACGACATTCCCGGAGTACGATCACGGATAGCTTCTTCTGCTAAGTTAACAGGAACCTCTGTCACTACTGGAGGTTCTGACATAACAGGCATCGTAACTGAGGCACACCCTGCCAATACAGTTACATAGCTAAGTAATAAAATTTTAATCATGTTGGTGCTCTAACGTTAATTCATCATTCTCCATGTTACTCTCGTAGTCAGATAGTAAATCAAAATATCCATTGTTACGAACTGCTTTGTATGCTAAATTCTCAACGCTAAACTCCCCGCCGCTCTCTAACCCAGATTTTCTCATCTTCTTCAAATGATCCCAAATCTTAGCTATCTCTGCTGGAGTAGCATCATTATCACGTATAATTGAGTCAATGTGATGCATGATGCTTTCTGCTTTAGCACTTACTGCATTGTCATCAGTTTGCACATTAGTATGCTGCGGTTCTTTAATCCACTTATCTTGCAGCAATGAGTATATACCAGTGGCAACTAACTTTGAATCCGGATTATTTAAATCTTCAGCATACAACTCAACGTCAAACCCTTTGACTGTTATATCGTGTTCTGAATTCCATAATGATTTTTTGGCTCGCAGAAACGGATCAAGTAACGGAGTATCGTCCAACATTGACGCATCCACTAATACGTGCAAATCAATGTCTGACTGAGAAGTATAGTTATACGCACAATTACTACCTGTAATAATGTAATCAACTATTTGAATCTCATGGACGTCCACAAAATCAGAAAATCGATTTGCAATCTTTGATAATGCTTTTTTAACGTCTAACCGTAACTCTGTGCCATCCCACAACGCTGGATTTAACTCATTGTGATACGACAATTTCGTATCAATGCTTTCACCAATGGATTCTTTAATTCTAAAATTGGCACGATACCATTGGAATATGTCAGCAGAGGATGAAGAACTATTCATTTCTCTACGCAGTAGGTTGTCAATTTGGATTTTAGATGCACGATTTAAATTTTCCCAGTCCCCAACATCTCTACGCAATTGCCTCATTACTCCACTGCTATACGCTTTCAAATAATCCTCTAACCTGTAGAAAAATTGGCAATCTTCATTGTGACTGCGTATACTTCCTGAACGCACTGATGACAAATAGCGGTTAATTTGAAACATTGGTACCGAAATACTTTTGTTTACTTTAATGTTATCTTTAAATGTATTCTGAAAATTCAACACCGCAAGCAAATTTGCTAAATCAGTGCCAGCATAATGCATATTTTCATATGGACTATACCGCATTGTGTCCTCTGCGTAGTGAGCAGCAAAACTTGGATTTATATATCTGCTAACCTCCAATGCCATAACCATTACATAAACAATCTGTGCAAGATCGTCAGCAGACTTATTTTTCAGATCAGTTGGCTTCTGAAAAAGTCGTGCTTCGGTTAATTCTTGGAGGAAAGGAAAGTTTTTCATTTAATGGCCTTGCAATTATCAAAATGCCACCGTGCCATATTTGCAAGATTGCCTGTCTTATTGCAATGAGGGCAAACCGCAGATGGGTGCGGATGTGGACGACCCATGAGAATTTCTGAATGTTTTCTCTTCCATTCTTCTGTATGTGGCTTGCGAGGGATGCCTCGCTGTGCTGCTCCAATTTTTTCTTTATGATCGTCAGAATGGGGGCCACGCTTCAATCCAAGCTGCGAGGCTGAATTTTTTGCTCGTCGCTCTGCTGTATGTGGGCCAAGTACCTTGCCTTTGTTGCTACCCTTGTTGCGAATTTTCTTTATCCCATCAAATTGATAATTTGCATTTAGCAACAGTGGATTATGCCAATTATCCCTAATCAATGATTGTTCAAAAACCCATGCGTCATCTCCATTAAAAAATTCTGCTAAAATAGTCCAATCAAAATTTTCAAATTGTTGTCTTACAAGTTTTGACGATGTTTTATATTTTGGAAAATCATCCGTGGACGGTCGATTGCGTTTTACATTTGCTTCTCTATAGCCAATATAAAATTCGCCAGTAACCTTGTCTACACATTGGTAGACGTATGGCATAGCACGAGTTGATGAAAAGTTTCCCATCAACTATTTATCACATTAGCCGTTGGCTGCAAAATTGGCTTGGCTAAATCCTAGTCTGTTTACTAGTTTTATTGGCCCACCATTATCTGTTGAGACATAGCCTTCTCCACCGCGTTGTCCTGCTACGTGAGCAATAACTGGTCCTTCATGTGCGTCTAACTGCTGTATAACATCTAATTTAAGGTTGGATACCCCGTCAAACACATCAAACACTGCTTTTAGCCCGACTTGATTTGCCTTAACATAATCGCTTACTTTTTGTATCATCACTTTAGACATTTTTGGATTAGATACTAACCATGGCATGAACCGTTCAAACAGCAATGATAAATCTTGTGTCTTAGTTTGTGCGTTTACATACGTGTAAAGTACATCTGGAAAACCAGTCATTTTAAGTTCAGATAATGTAACTGCATCAAGCAAACTATCTATTGATTTAGCATGTTTTTTAATAAATTGTATCATGCTTTTTGCTTTAACTTTATCTTGTTGCAATGGTGCTTCGTTCTTAATTTCTGGACCTAGAACACATAAATTGCTGTTGACGTTCAATCCTGCTGTATCACGCAATGCTTGCCCTTCTGCTCCATGCTCTGCAAAAAAAGTATGGACTGCTACGCCTGCTTTACCCTGGCCAACTCGATGCCCTAATGTTGAACTTTTTTCTACTTCATACGTCACTGTATTTGGAGTAAAGACATAGCGTTTACCATTATCTTTAACTTCACCAGGAAACCACATAATGTCTCCGAGAATAAATCCCCTATACGCCGACGGAGTTGCCGCTTCAAAGATTGGCCACACGCTAGCTATTTTTGCTAGATATCCTTCATCTCCACCTTTACTTTGTTTCTGCTTAATAAATTCTTTTGCTGATTTGTAAAGTCCATTGTACCCCTTGGCTCCCCAGCCAGCCTTATCTGTAAAGATAAACTGACCATCCGCGCCACGACCAAAAACAACTGCTGGCCTACCATCCCATTTAATGGACAACGTATCTCTATTCTTATGTAACCCGACAATATTGTTTACTGCACGAATTGCGCCTGCACTACCCTCAAAGAAGACCAAGTCTTCTGCGTGAGCAATTCGTGCGCCCTCAGTGAGTGCAATTGATGTTTGCTTATGCTTGTAAGACTCGCTGATTATTTCATGTATTTTCATTTATATATTTAACCAATAAATTACCTACGACCTTTGACAACGTCAAGCACGTCATGGTACATATCTACGTCAAGCATGTAGTATTGTTTACATGCAATCATAATTTCACTGTCACTGGCAATAGCCCCAGCTAAATCAGTAGTCTGATATTCCGCTGCTTCCATTTTATCTATTAAAATCTGTTCAATTTCAGGTGTAATAGGTTTATTATTTACATCGCTAACCTCAATAAACATGTCGCGAACTAAAGGGGACCAGCAAAACGTAAAATCACCAATTGGGAATACTGCATAAAGATTTCCATAACTTGCTGCTACATTTGGGTCTCCAACTGCAAAAATGGCATTTGATCTAAACTTAGTGCCGCAGTTTTTCAAAAACCAATTATCTAATATTGCACTAATTTTTGGATTAGTAGTTACTGGTTTGCGTCCACCAAAATTTTGATACAATTCAAATGATTTTAGCGTATGCTCCACACCACGATATAATGTTTCGTGCCATCCTGCTTGCGCAAAAAATGGTTTGCAATTTTGTTGCAATAGCATTGCTGCATGTTCAGGTGATGCCATCTTTGTGGATTCTGTTAAAAATTCAATACTTTTCATCTATATATTTACCCCATTGTTATGTGGCCAATGGTTGTCCACGCCGCTCAAGTATCCGAGGAACAATATTCTTTGTATAAAACGATTCTGTAAATGCGTAAAATTCCAATGTTGAATAATCATCTGGATACAGCATAATTTCATGGTTGGACAAAATTGCAGCTTCAACTATACCTGTCCCAGCAACATACTTACCTTCTATAAATTTTTTTCTAACTACTTTTTCTAACGCTGGATCTGCATCACCCTGCGAAACATGCAATGCATTACATATCTGCATATACCGGAGAGTAACACGCTATGTATCCATTGCACGGCACAATAATATTAGCTCTACCATACTCTGACGCTGTACTCATGCTACCAGTGCACATAACCCCACTTCTAAAAGGAAATTTTACAGTCGATGCAAGCAAGTCATTTACTATGCTATGCACTATTTCATCTGTATCTACTGGCTGCCTTCCTTCTATTACATTTCGTGTATTTTTTAAGAAATTGTCAACGCTTAAATATTTTCTATCCCCACGATACATTGTATTGTGTGGATTTTTAATATGCGAGAAATATTCAGTTGTATCTGCAAAAAATTGAGCGAAAGCATCAGTGTTCTCTTTAAGAAATTCAAAAGATTTCATTTAAATTTACCAAACAAATTCCATAACTTGATCTGCATACTGCGCGTCTAGTAGATAATATTCGTCACAATGAATCATAATTTCATGACTAGATTTTATTGCTCGTTTTAAATCAGTAGTTTGATACATAGCATGATTTATCTCATCTACTATCATCTTATCTACTTCATCTTCAGCAGTTTGGTATACATTTATTGCATCCATTATTGAGTCTGATATGTCAAGAGTAAAATCTGCAATCATTGGTGACCAGCAAAACTTAAAGTTACCAACTGGGAAAGCAGCAAACATATTACCATACGATCTTGCTTGTCTAGCAGAACCAGTCGCAAACATTGCATCTTCTCGATAATTTACACCAAAAGTTTCAACAAACCAAGCACCAGCCACATTGTGGACATTAACGTTGGTGTCTCGTGGCTTTCTACCACGTGGGCAAGGGTGTTTACTAAATGGAGGCAGTGTTGCTCCTATCCCTATTCCACGCCACATTAAATTTTTAGTTAAGCTAAAGTATGGAGAACAATTGGCACGAAGAGTATCGGCCCACATTTTAAGTTGGGCCGATTGCTCATTACTAGACGAATCTATTTCGTATAGTCTCATGTTACCATGTAGTATTAAGTAACGTTCGTGTCCAAATATCAGTTAACCCGTCAACATACGTTGCAGTACAGACATACAAGTAAGTTGCATCAACAGCTACCATTCCAACGGTGTCACCTTCAGCGCCAATTGCTGATGCAGGTGCTGCTCTCAACCCTGTTCCTGGAATTCCTTGCGCTCCTTGAACACCTTGTGGTCCCATTGGGCCAATTTCCCCTTGAATTCCTTGCAATCCTTGTGGACCTTGTGGACCTGTGTCACCAGTTAAACCTTGCAAGCCTTGTGGACCAGCAACCGTTGATGCTTCTCCCTGTGGTCCTTGTGGGCCTGCTGGGCCAGTGTCACCTTGAATACCTTGTGGACCAGCAACCGTTGATGCTTCGCCTTGAGGTCCTTGTGGTCCTGCTGGGCCAATGTCACCTTGAATACCCTGAATCCCTTGTGGTCCAGCGTCTCCTTGGATCCCCTGTGGTCCCATTGGACCTACTTCACCTTGTGGACCAGCAACTGTTGATGCTTCTCCCTGAGGTCCTTGTGGTCCCATTGGACCTACTTCACCTTGTGGACCAGCAACTGTTGATGCTTCTCCCTGAGGTCCTGCTGGGCCAGTAAGTCCTTGTGGACCCATTGGACCTACTTCACCTTGAATACCTTGAAGCCCCTGTGGACCTGCTGGTCCTTGAAGCCCCTGTGGACCTGCAACTGTTGAATCTGCGCCGGCAGGTCCTGCTGCTCCCTGTGGTCCCGCTGGACCCATTTCACCTTGGGCTCCACGCAATGCAGTTAACGCACCAGGAATCCATTCTGTCCATACACCTGGGGAAACATATAACCAAATTGTTTGAGTATCGTTAACAAAGTATGCATCGCCAAGTGTAAATCCACCGCCTGCTGGTAATCCACTAAGTGAAGATATCGTAGCTAGTAAATTAATTCCCTTAACTCCCTGAGGGCCCATTGGACCTTCTGGACCTTGTGGACCAGCTGGGCCCATTGGACCTTCTGGACCACCAGCTGGACCTTGATCTCCCACTAATCCTTGTGGACCTTGATCTCCCACTAATCCCTTATCGCCTGGTTCGCCCTTGTCACCCGTTGGTCCCTTGTCACCAACTGGCCCTTGCACCCCAGTTGGACCTTGTACACCTGCTGGACCTTGAACTCCAGCAATACCTTGCGGCCCTTGCAACCCTACGTCACCAGTAGCACCTTTGTCACCAGTAGCACCTTTGTCACCAGTAGCACCTTTGTCACCAGTAGCACCTTTGTCACCAAAATCTAATCACTGGACGATTAAGTACCGGTAATGTAGTTGTATTTGAAGGCCCAACGTCTACTCCGTCAAATTGATTTGATTGAGCATCTGTCAAGACATCGAATCCGTTAAACCCAGTTGGTTGAAATGCATTTGCCATATTATTTCCTTTATATTGTTATGTTATTAAATTACTCATGGTCCTAAACCATATTGCCGACCCAGGAGTAGCTGATTCAGGTAAATTAATTAGCCCTTTTTTAGCATCTTCCCTTGCTTGTGCCAACTTAGCTTCTTTATTTGGATCGTTAGCTAAAGCTCGCATAATTGTTTTAACTGATGCCAAATCTGCAGATGTTGCTTGTGGCCCAATTAAAATTTTTGCTACATCATCTTTATTATCAGCAACTAGTTTGTTTGTCGTCCTGTCAACTAATTTACCTTCAAATGGGCTAAATTTTAACCCAAGTGCTTTTGCCAATGACGAGTACATTATAAATAACTGCCCTCCTTTAAATTCTGGATCAGCATACTGTCCAGGAAGGTTGTTTTTAAAATCTCCATGTTGATGAAAAGGTGCAACTCGCTGTGCGTCAGGAATTACCATAACGTCAACTTGAACAAAAGTTCCGCCAGGCACTGGCATCCTTACATGCACATTTCTACCAGATAACGCGCATTGATACCCTTTTGCTTCAATATATTTTTTTAATTCTACTTTGGCAACTTTGTCATCTTTTGCTTTAAAATACTCTGCAATTAATGCAGCATCAACAAACACATCCATATCACCTGACTGTACTTTAAACCCAGCACTGCCAATATGGGGAATAATTTTAATTCCAGGTGGCATTAATTTTTGGATTGTTGTTATTATTCCCGGCACATATTCTTTTTTAATTGCCGTTACGTCATCAAAAACGTTCCCGCCCTCTGCAAGAATAGATTCTATTAGTTTGTGAGTTTGCGCATTAATAGATTCTGTCGTTTTCCCAGTTGCTGCTCGTTGCGCTCTAGCGGCGGCAATAAGATCCAATGTCTTTTTGTCACCAGATTTTGTAGCTTGATTGAACGCTGGAGTAAGATCATCTTGCACTGTGCTAGTTGATGTGCCTGAGTCAGGGGAAGCAGGAGTTGTGTTACTAATTGACCATCCATTTTGCAACCATGATTGAACTGTAGACGAATGCACATAGCGGTATTGAGTTTCTAACCCATTGCGTTTCAATTCAATTGTTTCAAACCCTGCCGGGGGGCCAGTTAAATTAGAATGCTTTGGCACTATAACGTCGTCTGGTGAAGGTGAAGGGCCAGGTGAAGGGCCAGGTGAAGGTGAAGGGCCAGGTGAAGGTGAAGGTGTTGACCCACCATTGGTTACAGTGATCCCTAACGATTTAAGTCGGTCAGACAAAGTAAACGTCAAATCACGATGCTTTTGCATAGTAGAACTGCGTAACAACTTACTTACTGCATCATAAATATCAGATAATTCAATTGAATTTCCATTTCGTGTAGCTTTAGATACCAAAACTTGTTGCAATCTCTTTACCTTAGGAGAATCTTCAAACGGAGTCGGAAACTTATATGGAGAAAATGCGTTTCCTCCTGTGCGAGGAGCTAAGTTATCTTGAGAATTGTTTGCTGAAGCTTTTAATTGGTTAGCAAAATTTGTCGCGCCTAGGCCAGCCGCAAGGCTATCCCAAAATCCCTCAGTAACAACTTCGTTAATTTTCATTTTTTAATTTACGGATACCTCGCACAAATTTAGCAGTATCCTGGCCCTTAATGCTATTTATTAGTCTTCGCTCTAATTCAGAAGCAGTCTCAGCATCATAGTTTTCCCGCAATGTGTTTATTAAATTTATAGCACCTTGTATAATATGAGTTGCTCTTGATTCTATTAAATGTTCCTTATCGCGATGGATAAGAAAACTATCTAATTCATCAAGTATTGACCGTGTTTTCTTCTGCAATTTGTTACTCCAATGTGCATTA